CCGAGAAAGAGTGTTACAGAATAACAACGAAAAGAGGAAGGGTGCTTGAATGCAGTGGGGATCATCCCATATTGACTGTTATAAAGAAAAGAAGTGGTGAATTTAGGTATTTTGGGGCTGACTTCAGAAGAGCTGACTCTCTTAGAGTTGGTCGTAAAATATGTGTATCGGATGGTGTGGATATATGGGGAGATAAAAAAATGTTTGATCCATATCTTGTTGGTATTCTAATAGGGGATGGGAGCTATGGTTTTGATAAGACTCCTGTCGTGTCTACCAGTGATAATGAGGTGTATGATTATATACGATCTAAATATGAGTGTTGTATAGAGAAACAGTATAAGACTAAGAACGGAAAAGACTATAGGGAAATAAGAATAAAAGGTATATGCCATGAGTTAAGGGAACTTGGTATATATGGTCAGACTAAAAAAAACAAAACACTTCCTTTAAATATACATTTATATAGAAGGGAGGATGTTATTATGATGATTAGGGGGTATTTTGATGCTGATGCTACTTTTTGTTCTAATAATGATAAAAGACATCATCGTATAAGTGTAGGATCTTGTAATAAACATCTTCTTGAAGAAATAAAGGATGTTCTTTTTAAATTTGGAATACATAGTACTATTTCTTATAGCCCATCTAAAAATCCAGCAGATAGATCTATTATTCTTGATTCATATGTATGTAATATATTGGATAAATTATCCATGTTTAAATATTGTAATATAATTGGAACAGATATAGGATATAGAAGAGAAAAACTTGATTCTATAAGGGAATTTAGTTCTAATTTTAGCACATTTGGTTCTTTTAGGTCAAAATATTTAGATGGAGTGATAATAGAAAGGATAGATAAGATAGAGTATATAGGAATTAAGCCTGTTTACAATCTCACTGCATCAGATACTCACACTTATATAGCAAATGGTATTATAACTCATAATACCGGAGGTAATGTAGAAAAGTCTCAAGATGCCCAGAAAATCATGAACTCTCCGGACGAATATGGATTCATTATAATGAATTATGATATTCTAAATAAGAGAGTTATTAAACCAACATGGCGTATATGTAAATCTGGATGCTTTGTTCCGGCCCAGATGTCTCATGCTTACGAAAAGAAAGAAACGACTCTTGATAAGTATCTTGGAGTAGAGAATGCTCCCGGTCTTAAGAAGATAAAAATAAAAGTTTCAGACTTTGATAAAAATACTGGAATAATAAAATCACGTCTTGATGAACTTGTCAAAAAGGATAGAGCTTTATACGTTCAGGAACGAATGGCATTTCCTTTGTCTATAGATGATTGTTTTCTTAATACGAATGTAAATAGGTTTCCTGTAGAAGATGCTTTGAAGCACAAAAGCCGTCTTCTTGAAGAAGGTAGGCCTGGTAAAACAGTGGATATTTATCAGATAGACGGCATGAAAATGGGGTATAATTTTAGTGATAAGCAGCTTGCTGATTATCCGTTCCAAGGTGGTAACATAGATGCTCCTGTTGTTATATATGAGGATCCACCAGAAGAAGGAGGTGTTTTTGATTACACTTATGTCTCATCGCTTGACCCCTATAAATCTGACAAGGCTGATACTGATTCTGTTGGTTCGTTTTATGTACTTAAAAGATATGTAAAAATCAACGATCCATTTGCTTATTGCATAGTAGCATCATACGCATCACGTCCTCCATCTTCCGATGATTTTTGTAGGAATTGTGAAATACTTCAAGAGGCGTATGGAGCTAAGTGTCTTATGGAGAATGCCGACCGAATGTATGAATTTTATCTTACGAGACGAAATAAGCAGCTTATGTTGCTGGAAGATGGCGAACGTCTTGCCGGTAAGATTATCCGTGCCGGAGCCCGTCAGAACAATAAGCTCGGTTTGGCTCCTACGGTTCCCAATCAGCGTATGCTTTTCAATACCGTTATTCAATATTGTTGGGAGGATGTTGTTGTTGGGTATGATGATGATGGTAATGAAATAACACAGAAAGGTATTTACCGTATCCCTGATATAGAACTTCTTGATGAGATCATAGCCTTCGGCCCCGGGACCAACACCGACCGTATCATAGCCTTCGGCCACGCTCTTCTTCTGGCTAAGTATTATGATGATATGGGTTACATGCCTGAAAGTACGACTCAGAAGGAGAATCAAAAGAAGAGAGAGCGCAAGAAGATAGAACAGGTCAAAGGATTTACGGTAAGAAGACATAACCCTTATAAAATGAGGTGACGAGAACAAATTCCTTATCTTTGTGAAAAATAGGATAATAGGATGGAATATTTCAATAGAGATCAGGCTTTTCCGGCCAGAGGAGTATTTTCAGGTTTGCCGGTACAGGCGATACCTACCAAGAGAAAAACCAAGGAGTGGTTTAAAGCCACTATGGATTCTCTTGAATTGATTGGTTTGAAGCAGCTTGATGAGAACCAGAAGTTCAAGGATTTTTATAGAATGATGGAAGGTAAGTTATCCTTTATGGAGCTGAAAGACGTAATTCCTTATCTTAAGGATGTTCAGTCTATAAGGGACAATGTAAATATTCCATCATTCTTACGTCATTATGATATAATAGGTACGATCGTAAACGCTTTTGTAGGATGGTTGGGCAACCTTTCTGACAAGTATAATGTAGTTGGATTGGACGAATCTGAAGTGAATCAGTATTCTGCCACGAAGGAGAATCTCCTTCATAATTACATTAAAGAGGAATTGGACAGAAGGGTTAGGCAAGAATTGTTAAATAGGGGATTGGATCCGGATTATAATAATTTTGCAAGCGAAGAAGAAAAGCAGGCTTATGCTCAACAGATACAAGAGGTGAAAGCATCTATGACCCCTCCTGAGATAGAGAATTTCATGAATACAAAATGGAAGACTGCCGAGGTTATATGGGGTTCTCATACGCTTGAAGCAGACAGGGGGCGTTTTTACATGGATGAGATAGACACCGAGAATTTCATCGACTATCTTCTTACCGGTCGTTGTTTTAGAAACTATCATGTAGGATACGACTATTATAAGCCGGAGAGGTGGTCTCCGTTGAATACGTTTTACTCTAAGACATTAGATAGCAAGTATCCGCAGTACGGTGATTATATTGGTCGTGTTCATTATTATACTGCCAATGATATTATAGTAAGGTGGGGGCATCTTCTTACGGCAAAAGACAAGCAAAAGCTTATAGGAGGTGCTGATAATTTCAATGGTACTTATAACAATGGTGATAATGGAAGCTATGTAAGTTTATCCAAATCGGCGAGTGTAGGGATGTTATATCAGAATAAGGTAATACCTTGGAAAGGATATAATGATTATGCTTCTATAAAAGCTTATGAGGATTATTACGGTATTCCAGCCGGCACATATACCGGATACGATAGTAATGGCAACGAATATCACAGAACCAGATTCATGCCAAATTTAGAGCATGGTAATTATTATAACCGTGCCCAGAGTTTAAGCGACGAGCATGTTCGTAGTGATTTGTATCAGGTAACTGAATCATATTGGGTATCCCCGGCTCAGGTGTATGTAATTACCTACCAAACTGAAACCGGATTAGTAACTACCGAAATGGTAACCGACGAGCTTCTTCAGGACTTTTTACAGGAAAATGGTATTAAGAAAATTACCAGAACCATGAGTAAGGGAATGGAGAACCCGGAGATTAATACCTATTTCGTAGATTACGTTCCACAGGTAAGGTACGGGGTTAAAATAAGTGGAGGTGCCCTCGCTCAGGACAACCTGTATCTGGATGGAGAACCTATCGATCACCAGATAAAAGGGGATAGCAACATCTATGACTTTGTTTTACCTGTTGCCGGATATATCGGTACTTCTATGGCTAACAGGATTCAGCCATATCAAATATTCTATAATTTCTCCATAAACCAGATAAACAATATTCTTGAAAAGGAGATCGGTAAATTCTTCTTAGGAGATATAAATCTGGTTCCGAGTGAATACAAGGATTTGGGTGAAGATGTGGCTGATATATGGGCAAACCTTCTTGATGTAGCTAAGTCTGTAGGTGCTCTTACATTAGATACCTCATCTCAAAACACGAAAGGTGGTGTCCCTTTCAACCAGTTTGCTGTCTATGATTTGTCCCAGACAGAGCAACTTAAAACAAGAATGGAACTTGCTGAATGGTCGAGGATGAAATGTTTTGAAATGGTTGGTATCACGCCTCAAGTAATTAACGGCCCCAACAGGTATGAGACCGCCACCGGGGTCCAGCAGGGCGTTACAGCATCTATGTTACAAACACAGATATACTTTGATAACTTCGGTTACTTCAAGAAACGCGCTTTGGATCTTCATCTGGCTGTTGCTCAACAATGTCAGGAAGAAGGAAAGGATATTTCTGTAATGTACACAAAAAGTGATCTTACCAGAGCGTTTTTATCTATAGGAACCGACGGTCTTAGTCTAAGGCATCTTGGTGTTCAGGCATTATCTAATTCCAAGAAAAGGGATGAGCTTGAGAAATTTAAAACTTTCATGTTGCAGCTAAATACAGCCGGAGGCGATATTTACGATCTTGCATCTATCTTCACATCAGATTCTATGGTGGAACTTATACAGAATGCAAGGAATACTCGCGCATACAACGAGCGTCAGATGCAGCAGCAACAACAGAATCAGATGCAGCTTAACCAGCAACAGATACAAGCTGAAGCTGCTGAGAAGGATAAGCAACGTCAGCATGAACTTGCTTTGGAAGACAAGAAAGGTCAATACAGGATACTTCAAGAGAAGATTCAGGCGGCAGGCAGGGCGGCAGACGCCAAGAGCGACGCCACCTCCCTCAACTTCCTGGCTTCTGTTTCAGATCAGACCGTAAGGCAAGCTGATATAGAAAGCAAGGAAAGGATAGAGGATAAGAAGCTCGAAAACGATTCCAAACTTCATGATGATGAAATGAGAATAAAAATGGAAGAGTTAAAATTAAAATCCAAAGAACTTGCCCAACGAGCGAGGGAAGACGCCACCAAAAGGTATGTAGCCGGAATCAATAAGAATTAAGGATTAAATATCCCCAAATTTCATTAGAAAATCTCTAATAAAATTTGGGGATATTTAATTTTTAGTGAAGATTAAACACTTATAAGTTTTTTGTCTGAAATATAGGTATTTAAATATTTTTGCAGTATGGGAAAATTAGAAAAAAATGGAATAGTAGAATTGGACGATATTTTTAGTATCGGTCCGGTCGATGATGTTTATAATAGGGAAGAAGATATTCTGCCTATTAATGGTAATGAACCGGCTAAAAAAGATGAGAAGCCTGTAGAAGAAGGTTCTCAAATTAAAGAAGAGCTGGTTGTTGATCCTACTCCTGATCCTAAAGAGGATAAAAAAGGAGAAGAGAATGTAGTTGACGTTAATCAGGATCAGGTAGAGACCCCGGTTGTCAATTACAGAAAAGTATTGGATGCCCTTTCTTCAAGGGGAATCATTCCCGATTTGAAAGATGTGGTATTTAGCGGTGAAAACGGCGAAGAGATTACTATCAATGATCTTGATTTTAGTAAAGAAGATTCGTTGTGTGATATACTATCTACAGTCCTTGAAAGCCAGAAAGAGGACATTGTTAAGGATAAGATAGATGTTACCTCTGTTTCTGATATTACTAAGAAGCTTATCCAGGCTGATAAGGCCGGCGCGAATATCGTTGATATTCTTAAGCAATATGATACGAATGTCGCTCCTATAGAAAAGCTTGACATTGAAAACAAAGCAGATCAGATAAAGATCGTTCGCCATTATGTTGATCTTCTTGGGTTGCCTAAAGATGAAGCTGATGAGTTTTTCAAAGGCATTATCAATAAAGGTGAAGAGTATGTTGAAGCAAAGGCTATAAAGTATAAGGCTGAGCTTGATAAGAGAATGGATGATATTATCCAGCAACGTACTAAAGAGGCTGCCGAAAAGAAGGCGAAGGATGCAGAAGATTTTAGAAGGTATAAGAAAGACCTTAAGTCTTCTATCCAGGCAAAGTATCAGCTAAATGACACTATGGTATCTAAAGCTCTTGATTTTGCCCTAAAACCTTCTGAATCGAATCCCGGAATTACCAAAGCATTTAATAGGGTAAGGGAGATGATGATGAATCCGGAAGAAGCGCCAGATTTGATTATGTTTCTTATGAACCCAGGAGAGTTCATAAAACAGAAGTCGAATCAAGCTGTAGTTGATGAGAAAAAGAAAATTTATAAGCTCATCAGCCATACAAATAAAGACAAGAGGGTGGCTCCGGTAGATGATAAAGGTGATCAAGTTCAAGGTGTGAAGTTCGATGAAATCAGTATAGATTAAAAATTAAAACATTTTTTCGTTCATGGCTAATGTACTTTTAACAAAAAATTTCCCGGCCACCATGAATGGTGACACGGTGATTGGATATACCGACGCTAAAGTCGTTAAGCAAAGTATCGTAGAACACGATCTTAGCTCTTTAGAAGATTGGTACTACGAAGATCCTGATAAGAACCATCTGGGTATGCTTGAGTTGTTTTCTAACATTACAAACTATCCTCTGCCTATGTATATGGGTATGATCAAACAGGATGCTACTATTACCGTAAATGGTATCAATGGTTCATTCCGTTATGATCTTCCGGTATCAGAAACGTATGAGGTGGTTACAGTAGAAGACACGTCTTTGAAATATGCAAAACCTGGTATTGATGAAAGCTTCTTCGAAATTGTGTTGAATGCACAATTTAAACAAGGAGATGTTATTACTTACGATGTGATTAACGGTTGCCAGGCCCTTATCTCTACAGAGCGTCCTCCGAAACAAGAAGGTGAGAACTGGAGATACTGGTGTAAGTTGTGGGGCCGTTCTCGTGCTAAATACTTCCCGAAAGACATGCTTCGTGCCGGTATTAAATACTGGAAGGTAACAAACGTTCTTGGTGAGTTCTCTACTCAGTTCTCTGGCGTAGGAGGTGCTTCTAAGGCCGGTTCTATGACTTGTGAATTTACGCTTGGTGGACACCGTGGTGTTGAAGGTGAAACGACTATGTACGCTGGTATTAAGTCTTTGGCTTATGCGGACGAACGTACACAGAATTTCATCGACAAAGCTTACCAGAAAGTTCGTCAGCTTTCTGAAATCAGAGGAGGTGATGCAAGTTATGCTATCATCGGTTCTCGTCTTGGTGACGGAAGCATTGATATGCGTACAGCTCGTGTAGCCAATACAGTATCTTTGTTCTGTTTGGCTGAATTGGCTAAGATGGAAGCATACGAACTTATGTTCATGCGCGGAGGTAGAGTCAAGGGTCATAATGGTGTTTTGATGAAAAACGAAGGTTTGTACCATCAACTTCGCCGTGGTTTCGTTATCTCATATGCACGTCCGGGCGGTATCAAGCGTGAACACTTCCTGGCTGCTGCCGACTATATTTTCCGTGGTCGTAGCGATATGCCGATTGAAAATCGTGTAATGAAATTCAAGGTAGGTGCTATGGCTTACAAGAACATCGTTGAAATCTTTCGTGATGAGTTCTTCTCTCAATTAGGTGCTTTGGCTCCGCTTATGGGTACAGAACGTATCATCAATAACCCGGTAACAGGATCAAACGATGCTCTTGAATTAGGAACTGTAAAGATCAAGGGCGTTACTATTCCGGGTATTGGTAAGGTTATTGTAGAACACGAACCTTCTTTGGATTACGTTGATATGGTAGATAGAAGCCAGTTGGTAGACGGCATGACTCCTATCACATCATATTCATGTATTATGGAAGACTTGACCGCTCCTGAATACTCTAATGCATTCGCCGGCATCCCTGCTTCAGCCGAAGCTCGTATTGGTAATATCAACAGCAACGTATTCTACGTTAAGCCTGATATCGGTTCTATGTGGTGGGGTTACGAACAAGGTAGATGGTCATCCAGGGTATCGGCTCAAGAAATTGTATCCAGCCATCCTCGTATGTCAGAACAATTCTGGTGCCACTCTGTATCGGCTTGTTGGGTAAAAGATACCAGCCGGTTTGTAACAATTGAATTGTTACCAAGCTCTTTGTAATCATAACTTTTAATATTAACTTGCGGTCGGCTTTAAAACCGGCCGCAAATTTTGTTTCTAACATAGTCTTTTCATATATGAAAAGACGTAGGGTATATAAAAAAATGGGAAAAAAGATTTTTGAAGAAAGCCATGAGTCTAAGAAACTGCTGGCTACCGTAGGAGGAATGAAGATATATTCCGACTCTATTTATGTTATAACAGGTAAGATGGATGAAGAAGCTCCTTCCGGATATCAGGAAAGAGGCATTTCCAAGACTCCTTTCCCTGGTAACAAGACAGTATCTTGTTGTGGATGGGATAAGGATCTTAGGGTGTATGATACCGGTTTCTTCATCAATTCAGCATGTTATAAAGGTTACTCACTTGAAGACAAGAAGAATGAAATGGATATGCGTATTAAGAATATTCGGTATCCGTTTGAAGAAACTGTCAATGAGGACCTGGACCAAAAGAACTTCGATTTCTGGGATTCTTACAGAATTGACTTGTATGATGGTCGTTTGTTCTACACTAATGACGTTCGTGATTTATTTGAGCTGTATATAGCTATTTTATCCAAGTCTCTTACTCCTAAAGAGGAAGACGGTAATCCGATGTATGTCGAATCTTATTATTGTGTAGAAGACAAGACTACGGCTGTAGATATCAGGAAACAACGTCAGATTGACAAGGCTGATATTTTATACGAGTTCATGAACAAACTGAAAGGGTCAGAGGCTGAAAGGAAAAGCATCTACGATCTGCTTTTGTATCTTGACATCATATATAGCGTAGAGCTTGATCAGAGCATGGTTCAATACATATTCACTAATTGGATTGACGCCAAGAATACGAACGTTGACATATATAAAGAAGCAAGCTCAAGGTTCTTATCCGACGACGAATCTTCGGAGGGAATGCAGGTGATCAAATTCCATCGTATGATCAAGGAAATGATCGAAGGGCTGGCTGTCACCGTCAACACCGACGGACTGTATCTGAATGGCGAGCTCCTGGGCGCCGACGCCATCTCTGCATCTATGGCTCTTGCTTCCAATAAGTCGATGTTAGAAACCAAGTCACGTGTTCTTGAAGCGTATAATGCTTTAAAGAACAAGCATAAAAAAATAGAAGGAGCTAAGTCTGATAAGAAGAAAAAGGAAGATGAGAAAGGTTTTGATGTTGATCAATACGCTGATAAAAAGGAATAATTTATGAAAATCGTTGATTGTTATCTTCGGGCCTTACAGAAGGCTGAAGAAAACATGACCAACGGTGGTATAAAACTTGACAAGGCACGTTTTGTTCAGCTTTTTAATGACGAACAAAACCGCCTTGTTCGTTATATCCTTGATAAGAAAAACGAAGAGGATATACGTTATATACAAAAGTTGGTTGTGTACTCAAAAGAACTTGATAAGAAAGAAGATAAAGATAATCCGGAAAGCACTTTATTTTCATTGCCTTCTGATTTCTTCTCTTTTTCAAACATATCAGGCGTATTTACCAAAGGTGAATGCACGGTTACTGATTTTACCATGTGGGAGGCTAAGAACGAAAACCCGCATGAGCTTCTTGCCGACTTTTTTAACAAACCTGATTTTGATTTTAGGGAAACATTCTATACAATAGGCGAAGATTCGGTAAGGGTGTATAAGTCTGGTTTTGATGTAGACACCGTTTACCTTACATATTACCGCTATCCGAAGGAAGTTGACATCGAAGGATATATTAAATCCGATGGTTCTAATTCAACTGATATAGATCCTGAATTAGATGATAAATTAATTGGTATTATCCTTAACATGATTGAAAAGCAATTTGCTTTGAATGAAAGCGAATACGGACGTTATCAAATAGATTCAAACAACGTCCAATCTCCTTTGTAGCAGAAGAAAGGCATATCCTAAATTAAAGATTATCAAAAAGCATTAAGAATTAATTAATTCATAATGCTTTTTGTTGCTTATATGACTATCACTATTTTTGAGACAGATAACAGAATATTAATTTTTAAAATATTATAAGGCTATGGCTATCCATAAACCGTATGACAGACACATTATCTGTCCTCCGCACGCTAAGTTGGCGGACGTAGATTCTTTGTTGCTTCAAGAAGGTCAGATCGCTATCTATGATTTGGATGGTGAGCAGACTAAAGATGGTTTGAAAGCGTTGAAAGACTTGAAAGGATATCGTAAGGACGAACAACGTTTCCAGATCAGAATCGGACGTAATGAGATGGTGAACGACCGTGTATCTGATGATAAATCATTCTCTACACCTACGTTTGCTATTGACGAAATCATAGAAGTGTATGCTTCTGCTCCGAAGAGCAAAGAAATTAAAGTAGATGAGGTTATTTTCGGTTATAACGGAATTGACGACAATACCGCTATTACAGCAAGAAAAGGCGATCGTATTCCTATCCATATTAAGCTGACAGGACGTTTGTTCGAGCTTCGTGGTTATCCGATGGGTGAGGTAAATATTGATGATTACATCATTTTCGAAAACTGTCCGGGTCGTGAGGATATGTGTTCAGAATGTGATCCTTGTGAAGATGTTGATATTTTGGCTGCTATCTTGAAAACAATCGAACGTATCAAGAATCAGCCGATTGCAGGTGGTGGAAAGGTAGGTGATTTTGTAGAAATCCATCCTATCCATTCTTGTGATGAGTTAGAAAAAGCTCCGGCGGAAACCGACATGAATTTCTATTGTATGGAAATGTGTGATACCGGCGACGCTTATGCTCTGGCTCAGCTTAAGGCTGCTTATCCTGGTTTGGATATTAAGAGAGTAGGACGTCATCTTTCTACATCTAAATATCAGGTGATGAAAGAAGGTGGTAAGCCTTCTGATTATACTCAAAAGCTGTCTTCTATCATGAAAGGCTGCGAAGAGTGCCCTGAAGGATATACTAAGGTAGACGGCGGTTTGATTTATGCCGTAACGTTAGAGGATGATGGTGTTGATCAGTCTACTGTAGTAGAAAGCATTAAGAATGCCGTTAGTAGCACTGCCGAGAAAACAGCAGCCCAAGATGGCGGCGTAGGTATGTACACTGTGGCCGTAAGCAAGAAACTGACGAAGGCTGATATCGATGCATTTGTAGAAACTAATCCGACAGCCACAGTAACGTTCGTTGCTAAAACAGCAGATATGTGTAGCAATCCTACTGTTACTACTGTTAGCTGGGAAGCATGTGGTTCTTGTAAGATTTCGAAAGAAGCTTATGAAATCACGTTGCCGGATGATGAATGTGGTGGTAGTGCAAAAGCAGAATTACAGGCGGCATTCCCGTATCTGACAATCGAAGATTATGGTACACCCGGTGGATGTCAGCACAAGTTTAAAACAGTTGTAGTTACTAACATGGTTTGCGACGAATGCGATAAAATTTTCAAAGACTTCTTCGTATCTAAAGCTCCCGAATCTTATCGTGGACGTAACTGGAAACGTTTGGGTGCCGTAGCAGGAGATCAGTCCATTATCGCCGATCCGATTCCTAAGAACTGCAAATGCGGTATCTTGTTCCGTGGTATTGACTACATGATTTCTCCGTCCGACTGTTTGATTGACCGTCTGACATTCCAAGAAGGATCTGTTCGTATTGCTGTAAATGGCGGTTATCCGGATGAACAGCGCGAGGCTATCAGCACGTACTTCAACCCGATCCATACCGAATACAAACAGCACTGGGCTCCGCGTACTCACCTCGGCGCTGAATTGCTGGATAAGGAACGCGAACAACGTATGTTCTTCGACTTCCGTAAGACTCACCAAGAACTTATGGAACGGATGTTTACCAACGAAGAAACCCGCTTAGACCTGTTGGCTCCGTATGCTGATTATTCAGTAACGTTGAAGCCGGCACGTTACTCTAACGGCTTCGGTAGGGTAATTGATGATCATATTACAGTACACTTCCATGTACCGTATGGCGCTCACGAAGGTATTCAAGACCTTATGGACTTGTTAGCTGCTTCGGCAAATATCAAGCCCTGCAAGATTTGATTTTCCTTTTTTCTATATATCCCAAGGGGGAGGAGGCTGGTCCTCCACCCCCTTTTTTGTAATAAAACAATTTGAAATAAGTTAGTTTCATATGAACGGCGTGGATTCTTTAGTCGGTGCCTTAGGTAGGGGCATTGATAAAATAACCAACATAGTTGGAAAATGGGGTTCCTCCCAACCGGTAGATGACAGCAAATCCGGTATAAAAATAGGGGACAAAATCTACCAAGTGGTTGTGTCCTTAAATGGCTGTTATTGGTATCTTGACGAAGAAGGTAAGAAGCATCCTGTTTCTGGTATTCCGGCCACAACCGAATGGGAGTGGATTAACATAGCTGAGAAAGTTATCAAAGATTTCAAAACCTGTTACCGTACACCTGGTGGAAAGGTTGAAGTATGGAGTTGGTATCTTCTTAACGATCAGATGGATGTTCTTAAAGAAACCCATAGAATTACCGACAGTACCGACATGGATAATCCGGTAGGTAAGGTTCTTGCTAAAATACCGGACGAGTGGGTTATGATCGACTGTGATCTTCCTGATATGACAGAACGCGACATTACGTTCGTCAACAGATGTTATAAAACTCCGGATGGTAAGGTTGAAATAGAAGGATTAGAAGCCATAGATGATAAGATAAATATCAGGGAGTCTATTTATACCGTTATTCAGTCAACTGACGATAATTTCCCTTCCGGCCATGTTTTCAGGCTAATTCCGGAAAATTGGGTTAGAATGGTTTGTGACTTTCCTGACATGACAGAGCGAGACGTAACTTACGTTCTTGAATGTTACACTACTAAAAAAGGAAAAGTGCAAGTAGAAGGTTTGGTAGCCATAGATAATATTCTTGGGACCAGGGAAGAGGTTTATACCGTTCTTCAGTCAACCGATCCTGATATTAAGGTAGGAACCGTGATGGATTCCATTCCCGAAGATTGGGTGAGGATGGTCTGCGATTTTCCTGACATGACGGACAGGGAAATTGTTGAAGTGGACGAATGTTATAAGACTGATGGTGGCAAGGTCAATATAAAAGGCTATCAAGCTATTGATGCCGTTCTTGGTGTAAGGGGACAGTATTATTATATTGTTAAGACAACGGACGCCGCCTATCCTCAGTGGACGAGAATAGATAAGATACCTAACGAATGGACGAAAACCGAATGCGACTTCCCCGATCTTACGGAAAGACATATTATGTCCGTAGATGAATGTTATACTACTCCTGGTGGTAAAATACATCTTGGTGGATACAGGTCGGTAGATAGCATAATAGGAGTCCGGGACGAGTATCTTATTGTTATGGAAACAACCGATCCTGATATACAAAGAGGTGCCACATTCAACAAAATACAAGAAGGATGGCAGCGTGTTGTTTGTGATTTCCCTGATGCTACTACATCCGACACAGAAATAGTAGAAAACTGTTATAAGACGGAAAAGGGCAAGGTACAGATCCGGACATACATAACAATGGACGGATATGGAAATACAAGGGAATTGAGACATATGGTTCTTAAAACAACCGATCCTGATTACAATATCGGATCCAATATCGATCAGATACCGGTAGGGTGGTTAAGTATCGAGTGTGATTTTGCGTCTGCTACACAGCGCCATATAAGACAGGTGAAAAACTGCTACGTTTCTGATGCAGGGAGCATTTACGTTGAGGGAGAAATTGTTTACGACAATGACCTTGACGTGGACAAGATGGCGCTTACGGTCATGGAAAGCACTGACCCGGCGATAGCCGTAGGGACGACGCTGGCCGCTATTCCCTCTGGCTACGTGAGAACAGTTTGTAGATGTAATTGTTGCAACCACTAAATCTTATTGTCATGAGCTGTAACGAATATTTTTTAGTAACACTGGAGTCTAAACCGACTCCAGTCCGTCATAAATACACGAATTTAACAGACGAATGGTATGGCCCTGATGGTGTTAAGTACGAAGATCCTGATACGATAGCCAAAATCGAAGAACAAGCTACAGATAAGAATCGTATAGGAGATAACACTTTATATCAGAAACTTATTGAAATACATTCTCAAGGAGAGTCAATAAAATCGGACATCGGAGACATAGGTCAGGTATTAGATTACATAAATGGGGAGGAAGTGTAATGGGAACCATATCAGATAAGTTAATAAGGATCATAAATACCAAGGAGGATATAAGGCAAGCCCTTATATCCAAAGGGTATGATGTACCTACTTCCATACCTTTTAAAGAGTATGCGAAAATGATATTAGACCTGCCATGCAATGCAGATTCCTTCCCGGATATAGAAGGTATCGTAGCCAGATATTCAGCTTCCGGTCTTACTAATGAGCAGATGGCTGCCAATCCTGTATGGGTAGATAAGACAGGTAATGGTCATGATCTACAGTTGAAGAATTTCGCTTGGAAGGGGATGTCCGGGGTTGGCGGGTATGTTGCAGACATAGATGAGTGGGGCACAAATTCAACGGCGGCTTATTTTGAAAGAAATAGCATTAAAATAACAGCAACATTTAAAGAAAATGCCTCATTGGGTTTATTGTACCATAATATAAAATTACGTCAATCTTGCGTTTTAAAAGTAACAGGCATACCAAAAGGTTGCGATGCTTTTTTGGATGATCGATTGGGCAATCGTTTTTACATGTCAGAAGATGGTGTGTATGAAATAATTCCGTCTAACTTTTTGGCAGAAGCTCTCTATTTATCTATAGAAAAATATCCTGAAAGATGGTATGGATCTAAACTTACCATCGAACAACTACCCCTCTACCCAGGCTTTATCCTCGGTGACGGAGTAGACGACTTTGCGGTTACAGAGAAGGAACTTAACTTCGAGGATACCTATACGGTGTACACGGCGTTTATTCCGTTTCAGAATAATCCGACAAGAAATATGATTTTGCGTGGAGCTGATAGCAAAAAAACTTTTTCCATGCAATATTCGTCTTTGGTTTATGTATCTTTTATAGCGGGTAATAACTATTATATAAATGCTGATTTTGTTAATGGGCTTAATTTGTTTGCTTGTAAACGAAATGGTAATAATATATGTATTAAGAACTTATTAACTAATAAAGTTGTAACAGGTACGTGTGGGGACTGGGTGGAAAACGCTGGGCTATATTATTTATGGAAGAATGCAACTTATGCATCTTTTGCTAAAGCAGCTATTGCTGGTCAAACAATCTGTAATGGATATTTCTCTACCGATGAAGACGATGAAAAGGTTCTCGATTGGTATAAAAAGCAATATCCCTGGCTCTTTCCCGACCAAGCGTGGACAACGGTAGGCAAAACCAACGAGGACAAAGATCGTGCTACTATTGCCAACATTACGGGCAATGGTAATGATCTTGTACTGTCGAATTTTGGTTTTGCAGAAGGGAGTGGGTATGGGTTGTATGCTGAGAATTATGCTGGTGGTAGATGGGTTCAATCTACTGATAGAGCGGATTTAACTTGGACGAGTTATTCTGTAAATATAACTTCAGTTAAAGTTGCGTCTACACAGTTATATTATCAATCCTATCCTGAACAACCTTCTTTTATAGTTCCTTCTTATAAGATAAAAGTTTATGGACTGAAAGATGGTCAAACCCTATCTTATAGACAAGCAACTTCTGAAGGGCAACAATTATATAAAATATCAGAAGATGGAACTTATACATTACCGTCTTTTCCATTTAAAGCAAATGGAGATTGGTATGGATTTACCTTAAATAAGGTACAAGAATCCTGTGACATTACTATAGAGCAAATCCCCGAATACGAAGGATATCTGGTTACTGATGGGGTGGATGATAAGATAACTTCGTCTACATTTGAAATGGGTAATGATTGGACTGTAATAGGAGATTGGGAGCTTATAAATACAGGGAAAAATGACAATGCTGGTATTGTAAAATTTGATAGTATAGTCATTTATAATTATAATTATAATTATAATTCAGTGCTCATTAATATAAAAAATGGTAGAAATATTTTGATTCCCGATCAAAATACCGTTAATGCAATTTGTTCTGATGGCAGGATTTATTCAAAAGACTGGAAAGAATCTATTTATAATGAAGAAACGGAATCTACCAGTAAAAATTTCTTAACTATAGGATATTCAGGTAACGCATATACTAAAATTGCTTTCAAAAACTTAGCGATTTATCCTACAGTCCTCTCCAGGGAAGATTGTATCAAAGCATATAACTATTTACAAACCCTAAAATCAAAGTAATATGAAATTTATTATCATACCAAAAGAAGTATATGATTCCGTATCTGAAGAAAAGAGACGTGAATTAGGAATAGGCAGCCCAAGAGCGAGCGTAGATGGTTCTAAAGTTATTTTACACGTAGAACATTATGACCATCTATTTAAGTCTTTAGACGCGCAGGCTGATGACGATCCTCAATATCCGTATTCGGTATATGATAGCCCTTCTTCTGAGTTTGAATCTGTTCTTTCATCTAAAGAATGGGTGTCTGATGTTAATGACGAGTGTCTTTGATCTTGTTATGGTTGGGGCAATTACTATATTTGTAAAAAGTTGAATAATTAAAGCGTGTGGTAGCGTTATCTACCATATAATCATCATGTTTCAGATAATAATCGGATGCGTTTTGGCTAATATCCTTACGATAGCAATCATCGGTTTAGCCCTGTATTTAGTGTATCTTGACATACTCCCATAGCTAAAGCAAATGGGATTCTTGGATACAAACGCAAGAAACCCCGACATTACTATCGCTGGAATCACTCTTGCTCTCCAATTCGGAAATGCCCTTCCGAAGTATATTACGGGCTGCAAGAACATCACGGTCGTTTACTGCGCCGCACGACGGGCATACCCACGTGCGGTCGCGTAACGACAGTCCTTTATTAATGCAGCCACATTCACAAGTTTTGGAAGAAGGATACGCATCTTACCAACTGGTATGTATTTCCCAAACAGTCTGTAGTATCTACGTTGTAGAGCTAAAGCATGATTCCATACGAAACAGCATTCACGCAGCATCTTATCGAGATACTTTGTTTTCTTTGAATGATAGATGTTGTATTTGTATGAAATCATTTTTTTTAATTACATTTACAGCGTGAATATAATAATAACTTTTGGGTGTATATTAGAATCAATTATTAAAAATACATATATAAACAAAAGAATCATTGATCCCCTATTTAAAAGCAGGGGCTTTGTTAAAGATCGTAAAAACGAAGATCGTTTAAAGGCTTTGGATTCTAAGATTGATCAGAAGGTTGAGGACGTAAAAAACAAGGTTGGTGCGGTGATGGACATCGTAGACCAGGTCAAGAAGTTGTTGGATAAAATTAACAAAAAAATAAATATGGCAGAAATAGGTTATAACAGTAAATTCGAAGGCCAGGAGGTTGATTCCAGACTTGAGAATGTGGTGCAGGCTGCTCCTGGAACAGGTTCGGAGTCGGGGAAGGGAGGCCTCATCCCGGCTCCCCCTGCCGGAAGTCAGGACGGTAGCAAGACTCTTCTTAGTAATATGACATGGGGAGATCATGTAACAAAACAGTACATAGATGATGCTGTTTCGGCAGCAGGGTGGAAGAAACAGATTGTTAGCAAACTTCCTACTGTTGAAGAAGCGAAGGATAATGTCATGTATCTTGTAAAAGACGATGTGGCATCTACAGAAACTAAAAACGTGTATAACGAATATATTTTGGTTACTGAAGAAAGTGGTGGTAAGGTGCTTGAATCGCTTGGTATGGTAAGTACCGGAGTAGATTCGACTTATCTTGATCTATCCATATTTCCCAGTACTTCTGGAACTCTTGATGAGGATTCGTATGCAAAAGTTATAGATGCTTACAATAACAGGATTACATTAGGTAAGCTTGGTTTTTATTATTTTTCTTTGGATTGTTTTTTAGACAATGATAATTCTGAATTAAAAATAATAGCTGTTTTATTTAATAACACCAACTCAAAGGAAGACGTATCTGGATCTTATATAGACATTGAGATGGTAACTTATGTTGTTTCCCAAGATAAGACATATAGAGCTATAGGTAATACGGCTACGTTGTCTAATGACATGTTATCTTATTTGAAGTTTATGGCTAAGACTCCTAATGTTGTCACAACATTAGCAAGTTTGCCAATAGATGCTCATAATATCATAGCCAACGTAGCTTCCGCTACGAACCTGTCTATGGCCGTATCTGCTGAGGATGTTGGGAGGGAATGGCAGGTGCAGGTCAACAACACCACCGGCAATGACATTACGCAGCCGCTTCCTACCTCTGGTCTGTTCCAGAGCATGTCAGGCGATAGCGTAATAGTACCTAAAAACAGTTTTATAGAATTAAGTATCTGGTATATCAATGATAAGTTGGTTATCAGAGTAGGTGAACAAGCTTAATAGAAAGGATAGAATATGCTTTATGTAAATAAGAATATAAAAGGTTTTTATTGGGAAGGATATGAGTTGGACTCCTCTTCTTACGAAGTAGGGTATTCTTACCAAGATTTCTTAGATGGTAAATGGGTTCAACTTGACTCCGATCAAGAAAAATTCCATCAAGACAATCCTGATGCGAGTGTGAAAGAAGTTATTGCCATGCAGCTTGACCCGGAACCTCCTGGACCAACTGAAGAGGAGTTGCTTGCCAAGGCTAAAGACAGGAAGGTTTCTGAGGCCAGGGAATATGCTTATTCTGATGCTGTCCGCTCTTATAGTTTGGATGGTAAACAGATATGGTATAACAGCAGCATGAGACAGAAGGTTAAAAACGATATTGATGTAGCAAAAGGAAGCGGGATATACACCGTATCCGTAGCAGATTCAGAATACGAGCTTGATATTGCTAATACGGCAATGAATGAAATGCATGTATATGAATCTGAGTGCAACGATCGTACTGCTGCCATAGAAAAGGAAATAGCTTCTAAAACCGACAGGAGTGAAGTTGAGTCTATGAAAGTAGATGAAGGCTATCCTGAGAAGTTGGTAAGGACAAAGGATCAGATCATAGAAAAAAATAAGATCCTTGAAGCCAATGATCCGGAGAAGGCTACAGCTATGTACATGAGGGCGATGATCAACACGCCGGCTATGTTGGAAAACACCGACCAGAATCTTGCTCTTAAGATAAAGGGGTTGTACCCTATCTGGGACAAGGATGGAGTTTACGGCGACAAAGGTCTTCCTATGGGCACTGCTGTTGTAAAAGGGCAGCGTTTCCGTAGCAAAAACAAACCTTCGGATTTGGATTGGACCCTGTTTGAAGTAAGGCAAAATCACAATCTCCAAGCCGACTGGGTTCCTGGTCAGGGAGGTGGAGCCGAAAGCCTGTATATGGTTGTTCAGGAAAAGCATTCAGGTACGATAGACGATCCTATTCCTTGGGTATATAATTCTATTTTAGAGAATGGAAAGTATTACATTGACAAAGAAATTAAGTATCTTTGCATAAGAGATTCAGGCATCCCTTTGGCTTACGAGAACCTTTCTGATCTTGTATCAGCAGGATATGTAAGGGTTGTTTAGGTCGTGATTTGTTGTTAATGTTATGGATAACCCCTGTATATTTATTTATGCAGGGGTTTTCTTTAATCCAGACTCTACTTATTTTTTATATCGGTAAGGTTCTGGTTATCTTTGTGAAAAAGGTTAAGTTATGGAAAGAAAAGATATTATAAAAGAATTGAGTCAGTATTTTAGTATTGTTGAATTAGTTGGTCCTAAAGAATACGGTAGAGACAAAGATCTTTGCTGGAGGTATTTAAGAACTGAATTGCTTCACACGATACTGGTTTTAAGGAAAGACATTTTGAAAACTCCAATGACGGTTAATACCTGGAAGTCGGGTGGAAGGTTTGATGAGCGTGGGTTTAGGAACAATATCTCGGATATAGTAAAATCCAAGACCGTATCAGGGTATTTGTATATCAGTCCTCATATGCTTGGGGCAGCCATCGATTTTGATGCCAAGGGTATGACGGCAGAAGAGACAAGGAATAAAATAATTCAGTCACAGGATTTACTTCCTTGTCCCATTAGATTAGAATCAGGTACCAATTGGGTCCATATTGACGTATATGACTCTCTTGGAAGTAGCAAGAAAGTAACTATGTTCTAATATGGCTTACAGATTTGTAGGAAGGATGAATTTAGAAAGTTTCTGGGCTTTTATCATTTCCGGATTATCAGCATTGTGGATGAATTTCCAGGAGATTCACCACCTTATATATTCTATATTGTTTATATTAGCTATAAATCTTTTGTTAGCTACTATAAAAAGTATCAAACACTGCTATATCCGAAGAAAGAGAAAGAGGCCTTTTAAGATATTGACATGCATAAGCGAAATGGGAGTTTTGAAAATCCTTCTTGAGTTCGCGGCCTGCTCTTTCGGGTTGTTCACCATATCCGGAATGGATCTTATTATGTCTATGGGAGGGCATAAATCCCCAGAGTTTATAGACATGCTTCTTCAGTGGATTACGATATTCGCCTTAATATTATACGGTGGAATGGCATTCAAACGCCTCGGCGACCTTGCACCTGATTTGATGATAGTAAAAGGCGTTAAGTATTTCTTTAGCAAAGTAAGTTGGTGGCAGAAAGTTCCATTCGGAGAAGAGCTTAAAGAAGGTATTAACAACGGTGATATACAAGAACTCTTAGACGAAGATAAGGAGGGTAAAAGATGTGTTTGCAAAAAATGAGGGTAGGATATATATTAGGAGTTCTTCTACTGTGTTTTATATCTTTCTTGTTTGGTAAAACATGCAAGAAACAAGAAATAATACACGATATAGAAATAGATACGGTAATAGATACCATTATCCAACCTGTTCCTGTTCCTCAGTATATAGTTGACGTAGGGGAGGTAGAAATACCTTTCCCTATGGATGCTATAGTTGAAAAAGATACGATAAAAGACACTGTTTATATCAATATTCCTATACAAAGAAAAACATACAACACAGATGATTATCGGGCTGTTATAAGCGGATACAGACCTAATTTGGATACGATGATCATCTACCACAAAAAAGAAATAATATACGAAAAGAGCCGGCGCTGGGGCATAGGACTGACGGCAGGGTATGGGGTCGGGCGCGAGGGCTTCTCCCCCTACTTAGGCGCTGGAATCTATTATCGGATATGGTGACAATCACCTCACCTTTTATTTAATGTCCAATAGTTTAAACTTTTATCACCTCATTTACTTATCTTTGTAGAAAAAGATAAGGTATGAACTATATCGATATTTTACCACAGATAAGAAATAACATTTTCTATGTCAGGATAGTAATGACCGACTATGATGTGGAAAATCAGATGGTTATTAGAATAGTAGCCAGAAGAAATGACGGTCTGTACAAGACGGAGGTAGTGCAGTATCCAAATGAAGGAACTGATTACAACGGAGAAATCATTGTTTCTATGTTTGGTATGGCTAAGTCATTGGTGGCCCAAATAGTAGGAGTCAAGATAAATGGTACCGAGGTACGTGTTAATAGCACTGAAGTAGAGGGAGCTGATATAACAGCCAGATACGATGATTCCCTTACCAGAATGGGATGGGAGGAGAGTATGAACAACATCCATATTGATTTTGAGGTTATAAGCACCAACAACCCTAAAACGCTTCGCATAGCCGATCAGTCGGAATGGGGGATACTTGCAGACAGACCGGCTATTATAGAGATCGTGCCACCTGAAGACGAGAATAAGTATGTTTATTATCTTGGTAAGAATCAGTTGAATGTATTCAACAGTAAGACTCTTGGCATAAATCCAGGTCGCGGAAATGATTTTGAAAACCTAAAAGATGGTATATACGATATTACCATAAAAGGCAGTCCTTCCTCTTATTCATTTAACAGAAAGTATTTAAAAACGGATCTGATCCGTCTTAACATAGATAAGATATGGGCCAGGTCAACTGTGTTATGTGATCATGAGGATGATGACATAATTAATAAAATAAAAGAAATAGAGTTTCTGCTGGCTGCGGCTGAAGCTAATATGAGATTAGGTAATTTTGAAAACGTAAAACAATTATACGAAAAAGCATCTAAATTGATTTACGTTCTCAATAATTGTGAAAATTGTGGTTGCAAAATTTAATTAATTAAATATAAGTGAATTATGGGATGCGGATGTGGAAGAAGCAACATTGCTTCTGTTAATAAAAGTCGGGCTATAAAGCCTCAGTCGAATACGACACCTAAAGCTGATTCTAATGCGGCTTGTATTCAGAAATATGATGAACTTGCTGTTTTGGACAAGAAAATCATAGACCTTCATCGCAAGTTCAGGTTTGTAGGAGGTGTAAGTAAAAGGTATGCTGATATTCAAAAGCTGGTAAGAGGCTGGATCGTTAATTTGAAGAACGAGTGCCCGGATCCTGATGATCTTGCTACTTATTCTGAATACATAAACAAAGAATATGCCAGGTATTTTACCGTGAAATGATATGTCAGCTACCGGAAGTACACAGCAAATTCTTTTCCCCTCATCTTACTTATGTGAGTGTGCTGATCGTTTTATAGCATGTAAGGCTGATCAGTATCTACAATATCATAAGTATAAGGTAGGTATTAAGCCTGATATGGATATGGTTCTTAAAATAGATCGTATGAGAAGAATCGTATGTGAGGGGGAATGCGGGTTGTGCCCGGACGAGATTCAGAAATTTAAAGAAGAACTTAATAAGATCTTGTCATGAAAAAGATGTATTACAACAAAGAATACAGAAAAGCTTTCAAGAAATCGGATTGTCTGGAAGATCTTGGTTCTGAAGAAACGTTTATCGTTCATGAGGCTGAATTTTGTTCGGATATAAGCCAGGATGATGCAGATAGGAAAGCGGAAGAGTTTGCGGAGAAAGAAGGTCCGTTGTATGCTAATAAAGTAGGTGGCTGTTGCGAGGTATATTATAACACAAGACAGGAAGGGGATTTCTTTAAAAATGATTGTCCTGATGGTCAAAAACAAGAACAACCCACACATCACGTGGTAGAGGCCGGGCGTGTATGGTCTAAGTTCAGTACCGAAATAGCCAACTACGAAGCTGCGAAGATTCTTGAGCAAGAAGGGCAGGCTGCCGCTAACGAATCTGGAGTATGTAAAACCGTTTATTACAACGAAGATCAACATGGTTGGTTTAGTAAACGTTGTAAGGAAGGATGGAAGGCTCCTGAGAAATACAGGAGGATATACGCCGGTACCGTAACGTCTTTCATTAGCGTTGATGATGCCAATGAAAAGGCTAAGAAGATACTGGAAGAAGAGGGCATGAAATGGGTTAATGAAAATACCAAATGCGAGCCTGTTGTTGATGAATGCAAATTTGATTTTTGAAAATGAGCAACGTAAAATTTAATCCGACAGAAGGTGAGAACGATAAACTGGTGTCGGTGTTTTCTGAAATAAATGAAGGTCTTGATACGACTTTGAATTACACTATTTCCGATGAAGGGAATAAGGCTAAGAAGAGCATCGTCGTTAATCAAGTTGGTAAAAGGGAAAAGTTTTTATCGAAGAAAGGGGAGGGATCTGAACCTTTTGTTTTGTCTGATGGTAATACTTTCAACGTTCTTAAAGAAGGTGCTTCAGGATCGGCATCCGCTTGGGCTGAGGACCAGCTTCCTCCAGAAGCCACGGAATCAGTTGGCGACAAAAGCCTTCTCCCTTCTTGGGATTTTTACCTTATAGACATGACTCAAAATACCGGAGACAAAGTGCGTCCGGTTGGAAAGCTTCGTAAGAACAATCTCCTTAGATTTGAAAATGGAGATTTTGCTCCTACGGTAGGCATAACCGAGGAAATGAGAGCCGAATGTGATGTGGAGTTGTATTTGGATAGCGGTCATAAAAATAAGTATTGTAATGCTGGAGCATTTGACGCTAAGGCTTTTTACGAAGAGTATGGTATTGGTCAAAAACTTTATAATGTATCAGGATCAGAGGTAAGGATTTTAAGACCTTGGGAGACTACTTCAAAGAATTATAGCATATTCTTAGGATGTAGCAAGAGTCTGTATGTAGTTGATAAGGTAGTTGGTAAAAGTGGGAAAATATGGTCTGGTGTGTACGACGCAGACACGGTTCCTATGCTGGACGGACTTGACCTGCGCCAGACGTGCCCTGTGCTGCCGCCCACAGCCTTATCTCCTGGACCGGTATGTACAGTAGACTCCAAGGCAAGATCTTTCTTTTTCTTGTATGAAGGAGAAACAAATTGTAAATCTGGAGCCGGAGTTGGTAACGCCTGCACGATGTTTCTAAATGGAAGAACTTATCCGAGAAACAATGATGTAAATCAGATCAATATAGCTAAGTATTCAAGGGTTAATAACGTAGATCCAGAATCTTCTTATCCTTTTTCTGAAGGTGGGTTCTTGACCTTAAATGCTTATATCATATACCTTGAAATGCTGTACGGTACTAAATACTTGGTTAATCCAGATACTTTTGGATCAGGGATATCAAGTAACTCCGGGGTAGGTAATGATGTTAATTACCATAAATACGGAGGATTGAAATACCGTAAAAAAGGAGAAGATACATGGATGTATGCCACATGGAACAACAGTTCTTCTATTATCCATTATGAACCTACTAAAAAAACTTACTTCTCTTACCTCATAAATTCAGAGTATCCTAAAGAACAGTGCATGGAAAGCCAGATGGCGGCTTCTTTTGCATTCGAGACAGGCGTAGAAGAAGGATCAGAGTTTGATTTTTATGGAGGAAAATACTGGTATAAGAACGTCCAGGGAGCCAAGAGTATGGCTGAAGGTCATATGAATGTTATTGTATTTAAGGAAATGACCGGCACTATATCAGCCTTAAACGAAAATGACGAACCGGCAGAATTTGATTTGGAAGTTATTTTAAGGATGTCTTTGTATGATGGCATGAATTTGTCTGGAGATGTCTTTAGGCATTGTGGAGGAGGATACGAACAGGTAGGGACTTGTTTAAATGATCCTAATGTCACTCGAATAGGTAATACTATTGATATTTATATAGAGCCAGATCAAAAGAAATGGACATATGAGAAAAGGTCTACTATAAATAATGGTGAGGTTTTTAATTTTGAATCTAAATATAAAAAGATAGCAACTACCCAGAATTTAGGAGATAGTTTTGCTTTACACCGTATTCCTTATACCGGATGGAAGGATAAAAAAGGGGGAAGTATCGGAACAGGAGAATGTTTTTATACATGGGACAATTGCTACTGGGCTTCATCTGTTGGTATAAAGTCCAGAGTGGCTGCTCGTTTCGGCGGTTATGCGGCCACTGGCCCTTGTTCGCCTCGTATTCTGCATGCGCTTTACGCCGCTTCTCATACGCTTCGCTACTATTGCGGCCTTGCCCAGTTGTTATTAGACGTCAGTCAACCGCAGGTTTGATGGGTGTAACCCATTGATGGCGCAGCCATCATAAGCGCAGCGATAAGGCGCAGCCTTATATACTATATCACGGCGCAGCCGTATCTTGTTAATATAATATTTTATAGCTACAAAACAAAAATTTAAAATATTTAATACAAATTGTTTTGTAGCTATAAAATATTATACATACATTTGCAATATCATTAGACAACAGAGATAGTTAACATTATAAACAATAAAAATCTATTCAATGAAATCCGTTAGTCTGCTAACAAGTTTTACATTGGGATCTGACCTCTGAAATAGCAAATAACGGTTGAGAAAAAGGTTAAAAAGAATTGGCTGCTCGTTTCGGCGGTAATGCGAACAATGGCAATTGTTCGCCTCGTAATCTGAATGCGAATAACGCCGCTTCTAATACGAATCGCAACAATTGCGGCCTTGCCCTGTGTGGGCTAAAAAATTGGGTATATTCTTTTTAATCTTTCCCAGGAGTGGAGAATCAATAAAAGACAAGCGTATGAGGTTATATGATAAAAATATGATAGAGATGCGCGACGGTCGTAAGCCCGTCATTAGCCCACAACTGAAATCAGTTTCAAACTATATAGATATAAGTTTGGATGATATTAGAGAAGCATGCGAAGCAGCATTTAAAAACCATTCTAAAAAGAATGATGTTGTTAATTTCAATTCTGATTTTGATGGTAATTCGTTAAAATTGTATGAATGGTATTTAGATGGTACTTATGTTAGCAAAATCAAATATCGCAAACTTGTAAAAGAAAACAAGAATGGTAAGGTTCGTGAAATAAACAGCCCGGATCTTACCACCAGAATTTATCAGCATCTTGTTTTAGTAAAGTTAGGTCCTTTGTATTATGAGAAGGATAATATGAATGGTCTTAATTGTAAGCCGGGATTTGGCATAACAGCATCGTCTAAATCAAGGTCTCTTATTAAAAAGATGAAGCATGTTTATTATGATAGACTTGATTTGAAGTATTGTTTGGTTATAGATCAACGTAAATGTTATAACCATGTAAAAGACAAAGTGTTTAGAAAAGTACTTAAGAACTTTATTTCAAATAAAAAGTTTATAGATTTTGTAATAGACGTAAGTTTCGTATCTGGAGAGCTGCCTATAGGGACTCCTACAAGTCCTTTCATTCATCATCTCCTTATGAAAGATTTTGATGATCTTGCAAAGAGAATAGCTCCTTTTTCATTGAGATATGCCGACGATAATTTCCTTGCTTTCTATACTAAGGAGGATGCTAATACTGCCAAATGGAGGATTAAGAATTATTGGTGGTATGAGCTTAAGATAAGATCTAAAAGGCATACTTGTATTATAACAGACATGGATAGACCTCTTGATTTTTGCGGGTATGTTTTCCACCGTAATAACAAAGGCGTATCTGAACACAATAAAGGTTATGTGACAATAAGGAAGAGGGTAGCCAAAGACGCGAAGAAGTGTATTACAAATGAAAGCTGGTCTTCTTACTTCGGTCTTTTAAAACACTGTGACAGTTATTCATTAATGTCAAAAATAGAAAATATCATGAAATTACGAGATTTAACAAGCACGATTCGTATTGATAAGAAAATGGATGCGGACAGCATCGATGTAAAGAACCTTGAAGGTATTGTATTTGATATCGTGAACTACGAAATACGAAGCAATAACAAGAATGAACCAAACTGGATAAAGTGTTTGATAGGTATTCCTGAAACCAATAAAGAAGGGATTCCTACTGGCAGGAAACTCGCAAGGGAATTTCATGGTAATTATCAAGGTATAGTAAATTTTATTTCAAAATGTGAACTTACTTATGGCAAAGATGCTATTCTCCCTATTACCGATGTAGAGATAGAAAACAGATGCGGATACGTTTTTAAAGGCAGCACTAACCGCTTGGAGTACATTGATTGACTTCTCATTGTGATGGTGTGAATGAAAATTATTATCTTGCACCAAAAAAAAGAAAGTCATGAATTGTAACACTTGTAAAGATGACGGACCTGATATTCTGAGATCTAATATCTGTATCGGGTCTGATCCGTGTAATGACTGTACGGACAATTGCGAGATTCTTCCAAAAGAATGCGATTGCCCGTATGGTCATTTAAGCGATCATTGCATTCATTATACAGGATGCAAGACATTCATATCCAAATTAACGCCGGGCATGCCTTATAATGAGGTTATGCATAATATAGAACTGGTTTTCGAAAACATAGATAAGTTTTTGGATAGGATGGTTGAAGAAAATACGCTTCTGAAACAAAGGGTTGAACAACTTGAAAAACAACTTCAAAATGGAAAAGAGTGCACAAATTGGTAAGGACTTAAGTGGTAAACACGTATATGTTCCACATGTGGACGAGACGCCGGTGCCATGCCTGGACGGATACACCTGCACGAACTGCGTGTACTGCGCTGACGACATCAACGCTGGCTACTTCAGTCTGGCTCAGAGATCTGATCTTACGGCTTTAATCAATGCAATGATATGCCGTATGGAATATCAGGATAGGGAAATAGAATTTTTAAAACAAAAAATAAATATTTTACAGAATGGCAATAACAGGTAACGGTTGTTTTGGCAGTCATGGTGGGTGCGAACGCCCGCATCATTGCGATATTCCTTCTTCTAAGATTTTCTACGATGGAGAAAATATAGAAGAAGCTGGTTTGTATCATGGTATGCCTTTAAATAGAGCTTTAGCTAATTTAGCTAAATACGTTTCAAGGGCTATTAACGTAAGTGGATCTGTTAATATGGAGGTATTTGACGGTACTTCTCATGTGGTTCTAAAGAAAGATCCGGCAGAGATTTTGCTTGTGTCTTATTGCGGAGGTGTCGTGCCTTCTGATATGTATAAAGTCCAGGGTCGTACTGTTAGGTTCTGCCGGGATATGTGTCAACAAGACGAATTTGCTGAAGTGAGGGTTGTTTACCGAGAAGAGGCAAATAGTTCTTATGGGTTCCATTGTTAATTTAGGAGGATAAGAAATGGCAGAAAAATGCAAAGGATTTATATGTGGGGGTAATCTCGTTGATGGCTCTGTGCCTTCTGATAAGTTAGATAAAGAAACTATTATCGAGCTTATTAAAGAGATTCTAAAAGAGGAAATGCACGAATCTTGGCTTAAGGAAATAATAGAAACCATACTTAAGGAATCCATTGATTCGGATTGGCTTCGTGAGTTCTTTAAAGAGGTTCTTAAAAAATATGCTAAAGAGGAATGGTTTAAGGACATTATCTGTGGCTTAGGATGTGTAGGTGTACAAGAGATATTCGACGTTATTCCTACTGACATAACATTTGAAGCTACAGGAGGTACGGCTACGGTTCAGGTGGTTGTCGATGATGGAGTTGAATGGGAGTTGACACTTTAAATTAGGGAGGATAATTATGTCGAGAGAGAAAATATATAAGATGGATGATGGTTCTTGGCTTACCTCGGACAAGAAGGAAGGTGTCGGTCGTGATAAAATGAATTTCGATGCTCCATCTTGGAAAGGAAGGGAAGACAGGATCACTATCCGAATTGTGAAGAAATCCGATACTGAAAGTATGAAAGCTATAACTTTCAGGCAAAAAGGCATTAAAATCACAGAAGTCTCGGTTAGCAGGCTGGAGTTCCCTATATCTGGTGGAGATAAGCAGATCCTTATTACTACCAACGCTGCTTCTATCAATGCCCTTATTACGGGTGAGAAAGATATAAAGGGTGTCATAAAAGCATTTACTACCGCTTCCGGTCTTAATATTGACGTCAATGATATTAGGCTTGATTATGGTTTCCCTGGTGATCCGGGTCTTGAAGACACGTTCCAGGTTTCGATGATTGTTTCCATGCCTGGCAATGAGGATGGGAATGAAGTTAATGAGAACATAACTATAAATGGTGTACTGATTCCTATTTATCAGCCTGGAAAGGTCGTTCCTTACATTAAATTGGATAAGGAATTTGAACAAATTGAGGGTGATGAAACAAGTACGCAGTTAAGTATAGAAAGTAATATAAAAGATTATGTTATTGAAATAGTTGAATGCGAGTCTGTGGATAAGGAGGAGATTCACCTGGACAAGGATGTTGTTGATCTTGATTCAGATGGATCACCGGAGGTAATCAACGTAAGTACAAATCCTGAAAATTTAAGATGGAGGATTAGGAATGAAAGTAGATAATTGTTGGGCGAACATAGATAAGAAAGAAGGCGGTCTTAACAGTAAGGTTAATATTTACTTTGATGAAAATGATACTGGTGCCAACAGAAGTGTCAAGATAAGGGTGTCTTCCAGGGACGGTAGCGTATCTGAAGAATGTACGTTAGTTCATAAAAAAAAGGAACAGGTAGTTTATAGAAATAAAAGACAATCGGCTCTTTTCACAAAAGAAGGATGTAATTCTGAGACAGAGAAAGGGGAAGAGCTTGAGTACGTTGTTGAGGCCGGAAAATACACATCTATCATATCTCAGTCTGATGCTGATGACAAGGCTATGAAAGATATTGAGCAAAATGGTCAGAACTGGGTTAATGAGCATGGTCGTTGTATAACCATATTATGGTACAATGTCAAGAAATCAAAGTCGTTTAGAAAGAACGATTGTGATCCTGATACCGAAGAAGGAAGTTTGGTTACGATGACAATCGAAGCCGGGCAATTTTCTTCTACCATAAGCCAAGAAGATGCCGACCGTAAGGCTGAAGCTGAGTTGAATGCCAAAGGTCAAGACTATGCTAATTCTCATGGTACTTGCAATACCATAAAATGGTACAACGACAGGAAATCCAAGATGTTCCAAAAGACAGATTGTGAGGTGACTGAAGTTGGATCTATGGTAGAGTACGTTGTAGAAGCCGGCCGCTTCTCTTCTTCTGTTTCTAAGGAGGATGCTAATCAGAAGGCTTTGGATGCCTTGGAAGCTGAAGGTCCAGGTTATGCTAATGAGCATGGTACATGTGAAACAAATTTATGGTATAACGTAGAGAAGTCAAAAGTATTTTATAAAAATGACTGTGAAGATGGATTTATCGGAGCGCCTTACACTTACACAGTAGAAGCCGGTAAATACACATCAGACGTAAGTCAAGAAGATGCTGATAAGAAAGCTCTTGATGATATAGAGAGAAACGGCCAAGAACAAGCCAACCTTAATGGTGAATGCATTGAGGATCCTAATTATTTTATAGGAAAGGCTTCGGCTCGTGTTCAGAAAAATGATTGCGATGCCGAATCTCAGACCGGAAGCTTCGTTGATTTGACTGAAAAGGATCTTGCCGGATATCCAGATGCTTTTGTATCAAGGGAAAGCCAGGAGGCAGCTAACGCGTTGGCTGAAGCAGCTATGGAAGAACAGAAACAAGATCTTGCAAATAAGAAAGGTACTTGCATAGATAAAAACCAATTTGTTGGTGTATATAGCAAGGTATTCACAAAAGACAATTGTGAAGGAGAAGGCGTAGGTTCGCAGGTAACGGTAGACCAAGACGATGTAACTGGTGGTCCTTTTACTTCATACGAAAGCCAGGAGGCGGCTAACGCGCTCGCTCAGGCTGCCGTCGAGCAGCAGGGCCAGGCCATAGCCAACCGGGACGGCCATTGTACGTGGACTGGTAAATACAGTGAGGAATTTACCAAAAATGATTGTACTGAAGGTCAGGTAGGATCTAAGATTACGGTAACCGAACAAGATGTTGTTGGTGCTCCTTTCACATCTACCGTAAGCCAAGATGATGCTAATAACAAGGCCAAGGCTGCTGTCAAAGAGCAAGGTCAGGCTATTGCCAATAATAAAGGGAATTGTGAAGATATGACGGTCTATACCGGTCATTACAGTAAGAGATTCGTTCCAGAATGCGAGGATTGTCATAAAGGTGTAGAGATGGAGGTTACGGCTGAGATGGTAAATGGAAGCCCTGTTACATCAACAGAAAGCCAGGATGCAGCAGACGCAGAAGCCCGTAGGATCGTAGAAGAAGGCGGTCAGGCTTATGTTAATAAGAACGGAACTTGTACACCATTAAGCACCGATCCTGTATGGGAGGACGTAGAACCGGAAGAACTTAGATGTAATGAAGGTAAGTCTCAGAAAAAGCAACGTGATACCAACGAATGTTCTGAAACTCACAATCAAGAACGTTGGGTAGATGGCGGGAATAAGGTTTGTAGCTGGACCGGTCATTATACAGAAACGTTCCAGAAAAACGATTGTGAGATACCGGATTCAGGAACGGAAGTAGAAGTAAGTGAAGCTGATGTTGAAGGCAATCCTTTTATTTCTTTCGTAAGTCAAGAAGATGCTGATAATAAGGCCAAGGAAGCTGTTAAGGCTCAAGGACAGAATATTGCCAACCAAAAAGGCAAATGTAGGTTCGTAGGCGTATATAGCAAGGAATTTACGAAAGACAATTGCGGATCATGTCAGCATGGTGTTCCGATGAGCGTAACACAAGACATGGTAGGTGGACCGTTCTATTCTAATGAAAGCCAGGAAGAGGCAAATAGATTAGCTCAGGAAGCCGTAGAAGCCCAAGGTCAGGCTTATGTTAACAAGAACGGAACATGTGAAACGGACAACACCGATCCTGTATGGGAAGATTCGGAACCGCTTGAAACTAAATGCGAAGGTGGTAAATCCTATAAAAAACAGGTTAATACCAACGAATGCTATGGTGGAGAAAATGAACGTTGGGTAGAAGGTGGAGATAAGGTATGTACCTGGACCGGAACATATAGCAAGGTATTTACAAAACAGTGTGCTGACGGCGGTGTCGGATCTAAGGTTACCATAGATCAGGATGATGTAACCGGTGGTCCTTTTACGTCTACCGTAAGTCAGGAAGACGCAAATAGCAAGGCTCAGGCTGCCGTCGAACAGCAGGGACAGGCTCTTGCTGACGCGCAGGGAACTTGTACCTGGACCGGTAAGGCAAGTAAGGTCTTCACCAGAAACAATTGCGGAAGCTGTCAGCATGGTTCGTCTGTTACCGTAACCCAAGATCAAGTAGGTGGTCCATTTACGTCCAATATCAGTCAAGCTGATGCTAATAAGAAGGCTCAAGATGCTGTAAATTCCCAAGGTCAGGCAGTAGCTAATAAGAATGCTGATTGCTTGCCTGATAGCACAACACCTTCTTGGTCGGATACCGGAAGCACCCGTTGTGACGGGTGTACGTCTCAGAAGCAACAACGTGACACCAATCCATGCTCTTCTTCTTATAACGACACAAGATGGGTTAATGGAGGTGGAGAGTCTTGTACTGACTGGTCTTACTATGGAACAGGAGACTGCGTAGGTCATACTCAGTACAATGCTTATCGTGATAGTTGCTCTGGTAGCATAGATCGTCAATATTCTGTAAGTTGTAGAAATTGCTGTAATTGCGGATCTTACGGTTCTTGGCAAGAAAATGGATGTAATGGAACCAAAACTAAGTTTATTCGTTACGATGATTGCGGAAATTCTGATACTAAAGAAGAGTATGTTATTGGAAGTTGCGGATATGCACCATATGAATTTCAGTTCCATGATGGAAGAACGAGCAAGTCAAGGTCTGTAACTGGAGAATCTCAGGATATTGAAGAAGTTATCATAAGTACTAAGAATGATTCATATATAGGATATTCTGTTAAATCGAAACCTTCTTGGTGTTCTGTTGATTACAGAGACCAGACATCTGAAAGCATGAAGGCTGTGGTGACATTATCTGCCAATACAACATCTTCTTCCAGATCTGGTGACATTGTTTTTGTTCAAAATGAATCTGGAAAGACTGTTACTCTTAGCATCACACAAGATGTTGCAGTTACTTACGAATTTAGTACCAACCAAAGCACTTGGAATGCCGATGCAAATGGAGGTGCAAATAACTCATATTTATGTATTCAATTAAAAAGTAAAAAGAATGGAAGTAAGATAGGATACGCTGTATCATCTAAACCAAGTTGGGTTACAGAAGTTACAGAAAAACCATCAGGAGTAAGTTGTCCTGTTTTGCCAGGTTATGATTATTCATTTGTAATAATCTCATCCGCAAACAGCTCTTCATCTTCCAGAAGTGGCACTGTGACATTGAAGCAAAATGAGTCTGGGAAGACTGTTAACATAACAGTCAACCAAGAAGGCAAGGCAGAGGCTAAGCCTGTTCCGGCGCATATTGCATTGAAAAACGGCTCTTGGGCTACATATAGGAGGGATAATGTTTCTTATAACCCTGGCGCCGGTAAGTGTATTGCCGGATTCGAATGGACTGGTGATGAAAATGGAAATATCCGAATCTACACCTGTGATATTAAGGTAGTAGATTCCAGTTACCGTGAGATACCTGGAGCTACTATAAGCATCGGAACAACAACCCAGAGAAGACAATCCGGAAGCTCTTGTTCGTATTTCGGGGCCGTTAATGGAGGAATATTAGCCGGATATGTTCATTCTGGAGATGAGAATGGATATACTACATGGTATATACGAACTATAAACGTGTCTTACGAAGGCAAAGTGTATAAGACCGCTACTGTTAGGCAGTATGAAAAACAAAATATCTCCAAGAAAGGTGGTGTTTTCAATGTATATAATGAATCTCCTGCTTCTTACAACTTTATCGTAGATGGAGCTGAGTGTGGTGATGAAAATGGTACTTTGAAATACGCTTATTCTCAAATGGATCTTAATCCAGCATAATTAGCAAGGGGAGGGAATTTAGTTCTCTCCCCTTGAATGTTTTTTGGATTATATTATTTTGTTTTAAGTATTGTCTATTAGAATAAAAATGATTAATATTGCATATCATTCAATTTTAAAATTTTAGTATCATGGCTTGTAAAAAGAAAGCTCGTCAGGGTGGTGAAGTCGATAAGAAAGACAAACCTAAAATGCGCCAAGGCGGTAGTGTTGGAGGCAAGATGAAAAGAAAGAAGACGAGCACTAAAAAGTGATTGAAAACCAGGGGAAGGTGCTGATCACCTTCCCCATTTTAGTAACATAACAACAATTTATTATGAGCAACAAGTTTATTAGCAAAGGGCAAAGGAATGTCTGTGTGACGTTTGTGAAGTACTATCCTGTATTGATGCAGGTTATTATGTTAGCCAGCATTTTTGATGAGTTTTATCCTTTTAGTATCACTAATTGGCTGTATCCGATATTAGGTCATTCTCTATCATGGGACCTATTTCTCTTGGCTTTTCAAGAATGTTCAGGTTTTGTATATGGCATAGGTTATTGATCTATAGCATGATTTTTAATATCTGTGTAGAATGGGTTACGGTTAATATTGAGATGCCTATTGAGCACAATATAGTAGTGTGGTCTGTTATGGCTGTTACTCTGTTGATAATCATTGCCTCTATTGTTTTAAGGTTTAAAACAGGATTTTCGCGAATAATACATAATTTATGCAAATCATAAACATTTGTATCGTATTATGTATAATAGCCAAAAGCTATTCCGATTATTAGCCTAAGTGTTGAAACAAACACTACGTTATTTAAGAATAGATAGTTACCTACGGATGTTTGCCCAAGTTCGTAGCTCTAAGGTAAGTGATTAAACAGTTCTGGTATTCAGGAACAGTGTTGCTTACAAAAAAAACCTTAAATAACATTGGCGATGGGTACTAACAGAGTTTTACTCTGACTTATGTTGAATAAACATTAAAAACGTTTGTAGATATGGTGTACGTACAAGACATAAATGGTAAACCTCTGATGCCAACAACGAGGCATGGTAAGGTTAGGAGACTGCTTAAAGACAAAAAGGCAGTCGTTGTAAACCTATGTCCGTTTACCATCAAATTAATGTACGTAACATCTGATTACAAACAAGAAATTGTATTAGGCGTTGATGCTGGAACTAAGCATGTTGGTTTATCAGCAACGACGAAAAGCAAAGAACTTTACAGTAGTGAAGTTATCCTTAGAAATGATATCGTAGATCTTTTGTCTACCAGAAGGGAGCTACGAAGAGCAAGACGAAACAGGTTAAGATATAGAAAACCTCGTTTTAATAATAGAATAAAAAGCAAGCGTCCGGGATGGATAGCACCTTCGGTGAAGTACAAAATAGACGCCCATATTCGCGTTGTTGAAAATGTTTGCTCTATACTACCAATATCTCGTATTGTTATTGAAGTGGCTCAATTTGATACTCAAAAGATTAAGAATCCTAATATATCGGGTAAAGAATATCAGGAAGGTGATCAACTTGGATTTTGGAACACAAGGGAATATGTTTTAGCAAGGGATGGGCATAAATGTCAGTATTGTAAAGGAAAATCGAAAGATAAGATCCTTAATGTCCATCATATTGAATCCCGAAAAACAGGAGGTGATTCCCCATCTAATCTTATTACCTTATGTGAAACCTGTCATAAGGAATACCATAAAGGTAATATAGATTTAAAAATCAGAAGAGGCAAGTCGCTTCGCGACGCAGCCGTAATGGGAATCATGAAATGGAGATTGTATGAAGAAATAAAGTCTAAATATGATAGAGTTTCTATGACTTTCGGTTATGTTACAAAATACAATAGGATTAATCATGGTTTTGAAAAATCTCATGTTTCCGATGCTTTTGTTATTTCTAAGAATTTTAATGCTATAAGATTAGGATATTATTATAAAGTAAGATTAGTAAGAAGACATAATCGTCAGATACATAAACAAAAGATTCAAAAAGGAGGGATTAAGAGGCTAAATCAATCTCCTTTTGAAGTTTTTGGTTTCCGTTTGTTTGATAGGGTTATGTTTGAAAACAGTTATTACTTTATATTTGGAAGGCGTAAAACCGGTAGTTTTGACATTCGATATATTGATGGTAAAAACCAGAAGAATGTCACATATAAGAAGTTGAAATTATCAAGGTGTAAACGTTTTATGATACAAATGGAATTAAATAAAAAAACACGGACATGTTTTGAAAATGAAAGAAATTCTGACAGAGACGCTGCGTAAAAGTGGTGCGGCGGTATGCGATAAGATAAAGGAGATGTTTTTAAGCGGGGAATGCGATCATCTTACAGCCAACGATCTTGAGACATGGACGCAACTTGCTAATCCGGCTAAGTACTATACCGGAAAAGAGGCTATTTCTTATCTTAATGTAACTTCTAAAAGATTTTATGAATATCGGAAGGCGAAGTTAGTTCCTGATCCTGTTAAGATAAAGGGATTCCCTAAACCTTTATATACGAAAGTTATGTTGGATGAGGCTATAAAAACCATATCCGGCATGAGCGAAAGAGAGATTTATATGAGGATCTTGAATGCTAAATCAAGAGAATCCAGAGCAAAAGAAAGGAGGGGAGTATGATTACAAATGGTGAATTTGTATCAAGAGTTGTAAACGGTATTCATGCCCTTGACAAAGATTCGCATGTTAGTCGGAGATGGATATTGAATATCGGTAGAACTAAAGCCGAATCTTATACGGCCCAGAGGTGGGATGATGGGACGTTACTTGGCGACCACCGGCTCCTAACTTACGTTACTTGTCTGGAGATGATTGAAGTTGATAAAATAGTTTGCTGCGATGCCGAATTTGCGTTGTGTAATACACTTATGCGTTCAAAGCATAGGCTTCCAGGACTTCTTTATTCTGCCCTCAGACCGGCTATTACTAAGGTGACTAACATAGATAACACTATATTTTTTAAGTTCGCTGAAATAAAGTCGTATCGCAATGAACAAAAAAGACCGTATGCTAAATATGTTAAAGAACGTCGTCCTTTTTATTATGTAGAAAACGACTATATTTATATACCGGATTTCCATATAGAGCTTATTAACGTAGAGTTCTTTACAACAAGAAGAAAGAAGGCTCTGGAGTTAATGGCTTGTGATCCTACACCTAAAGGGTGCGAGTCTGAATGGGAATACGAATTTATCTGTCCTATCAAGCTAATTGAGTACGTGGTAGCAGAGACGATAAAGGAAGTAGCGTTCAGGCTACAGATTCCTGTTGATGAAAATCCGAATCTTGATTCCAATCAGAAAAGTCAAATTGTTCAGTGATTCTTTTTATTGGACACCCGGCCATAGTTATATAGTTTGGCCGGGTGTTTTTTTGTACTATTTCAATGCAAGAACAGGGTTTCCCCATTTTCTTTTCCATTTATCTCCGAGGTAATTTATCAAAGAATTGTAATCTTTGATAAAACCGTCATCAATAACAGAGGCTATGACGTTCTCTATAGCTATTATGTCATTGAGCTCATCTTTGCTGGCAGTATTCCTTATCCCATCTTCGTGTTTATTAAAAACAATGAAATTAATAGCTTTAGCAACTCTCTTTATATTGTCTTTCAAGTCATTCTTGTTTGGAACTATTTTGCTTATTGCGCTACACATCCTAACGTATGCATCGCCGGCTTCGTTCCGGTTTTCTATCAAACCATCTGTGAGCCAAATGACAACCTCTGCGTAAATTTCTGGATCCATCTCTAATGCAATCATAACAAACAGATATGGATTGACAAACCATTTTTGATCTACTCCTTTTCCTTTTTTGTAGGCAAGGTCTAATTTACCAAGATCCATTACACTGCTGATATTCAGGATATTATCTTTGAGTCCGAGATTTCTCCTACTCAATAAGTCCCTGTCATTCAACTTATTAAAAAGCTCGAAACATCTCTCCCTAAAAGAAGAAGTTAGCATTATTTCGTTAATCCATCTTTCTTTTAACCCTTTTTCTTTTCTTTTTTTGTTCATGGCCGATACGGCGTCTGTTATACATATGTAACCATCTTTAGACATAACAGACACGTTCATTCCTAACAAAACTCGATCTTTTGATTGTAAAACAACATTTGATTTCATAACTTTACTACGATTTTAATTTTGTAAAATATAAGTCTACCTGTCCGTGAGGATCGGTAGACTTTGCAAATATAGAATAGTATTTTGACGCAACAATATATTCTAATGTTAATTATCTGAAATGTATAATTTTAATTTTTGAATTATGAAAAGAACATCAATACAATCACCGTATTTTGCAGCTTACTACCATCGTCTTATGAAGAGAAAGAATGGTTTTAAGAAAGGCATGATAAGAGACAGAGGAGAGATTTTAAGACTGTTGTCTATTATATGGAAAACCGTATCAGAACATTATGTGGAAGCTGATGCTGGTGTTTACGTAGATAACGTAGGATACTTATGCCATGTTCTTATACCGGGGCAGCGCTTTGCAGTCAGGCGGGACCTGGACATCGTGAGCAGGCTCGGCACCAACGGCTACCTCTACAACCACCTGGCTATGGATTTCGCAGACTCTAAAAGATATTACCATTTTGTAATACAAGATAGCTTGAAAAAGAAGTTAAGGGTTAAAATGAATAAAGGACGAAGATACCGATTTATGTACAATGAAATACTTGCCAAAAGAAGGGTGTTTAAAGATTTCCAGATTAAGAGAGTTTTCGAAGATAAAGAATTGGGACATAGAAGGTCGTAGAAAAAAAATAGCGATTACCATTTGTAGATATAGGATAATCACTATTTTTGCATATCCGTCTACTTTCGCAAGCTGACGGATATAATGCTAACAAAATATCTTTATACAAATAAAGCTCTATGGAGGCAAAGGTAAACAATTTTCAAAACAATGCGAAGGATAGCAACATTATTTTGACGTCAGAATCCAACGAAATGGATTTGTCTGTAAAATTATCTAAAATTTTTAGCTATAATGGCCATAATGTTTCTTTTATAAAAACTTCTTATGGTATATTATTAAATGCCACACAGATGGCAAAAGCATTCAATAAGAAACCTGCCGAGTATCTAAGGTTGCCGTCTGTAAATCAATTAATTAAGTCAATGGTGGGATTTTCCCACCTTTCTGAGAATCAGATAGTTACAACTATGCTTGGAAGTCCTGAAAATGGAGGAGGTACATGGATGTTTGAAGATCTCGCCATAGATTTTGCGAGATGGTTGGATACTGATTTTAGATTATGGTGTAACTTGAAGATAAAAGAATTTTTAACATCAAACTTGGTTTCTATTCCAAATTTTACTGATCCGGCAGAAGCAGCCGAAGAATGGGCTAAGCAGTATCGTAGAGCTCAGCAAGCGGAAGCCATTGCTTTGGCTGAACATAAAAGGGCAGAGCAAGAAAGAATGGAAAAAGAAATAGCTGTAAATACGTTAGAAGAAAAGAAAGGGGATATAGAGTTTTCTGAGTCATTTAAGAAGGTGGATCATGAAAACATGTGGCTAATCAGAGATGTGGCGAAGAAGCTTGAGCAGAATGGAATCATCATCGCAGAAAAGAATCTTCGTTTGTTTCTTGAGGAAGTCAAGTTTATGTTCAGAAATGGGCAGGGTAGATGGGAGCTATACAGTGATATTGTCAAAAATAAGTTTGGTGTTTACAGATCATATTTTGTTGACAAATATTCCGGGGAAAGAGTTAATCAGCAAACCATCTACATGACTGGTGCCGGATATGAGGCTACACTTAAAGGGATAAAGGAAAAGTGTAGGAGCCTTTTCTTGAAGTATGGCAAGTTTGAAGGCCATAACTTTTGAATCTTCAAAATAGGGCATTAGACAGATTATTTATATCTTTGTGGAGGTCAGGTTCGTTTCCTGTCCTCCATTTTTTTTAAGAGATGACAGTCGAAAATTATATCATAGAGTTAAAATCGTCTTTAAGATCATTTGACAAGCGTGATCTGATAGATGAGGTATCCATCTACAAATGGGTAGAAATTGCCCTGAAGAAGTTTGGAGGCGATATTACTATGCGTAAGGAAGCGGTAGTGGATGTCAAGCGAGGGCAGGCTCGTATGCCTGGTGATTACTTTGATCTTATTTTGGCTTTTAAATGTGATTTTAAAGGGTATGAGGTGCCGGAAGGTGATACGGTGATACCAGAACTTCAAAATACAATAGCCTGGAAAGAACGTACCGAAAGAAGTTATAGGTGGTGTTCTTGCGATGAATGTTGTAAAGACGAATGCGAGAAAGTGATAGTTGAAAAATTTTATATTAACACCCACGATCGCGATCATGAAGTTCGTTGCTATTATGACCGGCCGGTAATGTTAGGTCTTGCTAAGCCTATGCTTCGTGATTCTTGTTTGAGTAGATGCCGGAATAAAGCAATAAAGGATAGTCCGTATGAGATAAATATCGTAAACGGATTCCTGTATGCTAATTTCGATGGACCTATTTACATGCAGTATCGGTCTCTTCCCTTTGACGGAGAATCTAATATAATTATACCAGATACGCCTCAAGGCCTGGTTTTGGATTATGTAGATAATTTTGTAAAGATGAGATTCTTTGAGGAACTGATGTATAATGGAGAAGCACAAGGTGCTGCCGATTTATTTAAGTTGTATGCACAGCAAGATTTGGTTAAGCTGAAAAATGCTAAGACCGAACTTAAGATGATGGGTATGACATTGAAAGGCATGTACGAACCTCTTAGACGGCGCCGTGCTGAGTTTGAGATATATACTAAGGCGTATCCTGTAATTGACAATATACTTAAATTGGTATGACGGAAGTAGTTCTATTTATATACTTGCTTGGTGTTATTGTATCTATGATTGTTTGGTCAATCAGGCAATTTAAAGGAGATGCAAGTTTGGTAGAGACAATGTACTGCCCGATAGTATTTTTGTTGAGTTGGATATACGTATTCGAAATATTTAAAATGAGATAAAATGTTAGAAGTTAGTGCAAGCGAAATAGTAACCGCCGACAAAATGAGAGGCGTGGGGCCGGCAAACATCCTTTTCACAGCCGGACCGAATCCGGTAGCCGAAGATCGCCGTGGTGTAGCTAAGGTAACGGCTGGTGGAGAGAGTAAGAATGTTACAATCACACAAGCTGCCGGAGAGCAGGTTGTTGTAATTCCTGAGTTCGATTATCTTGTTCTTAGATACGGATGGGAATCGGAAGACGGTTCCGATTTTGATACTGCAACCGGTTTTACTAACACAGGCATATCAAATGTGGATAACAAGTACGTTGGATGGAGTAAGCAGTGGGCCACCACCCAACAACAGGTAGGTGATTACCTTGTTTATGGTGGTGATAACATGCAGTCCGGTCTTGAAGGGGCACTTATTAAGATGAAGACCTTGCTGTCAGCGCCGGGCATGGACGAGTCAGAACCTAATATCAATGCTGATATCTATGGTAATTGGTATGGGAATAGAGGGCGAGGAAATGTCGTTGTGTCTTTTACAGCCTACCTTGGAGGAGAGATGGTTAAACAAGGATTTAACTTCATTAACGAAGGTGGTGAGGAGGTTTACTCTGACAGCATCACTACCAACGTTTCGGCTCATGGTGAAACCAATTACCAAAATATAAAAGGTTTGTACACTAAGATGGGTACGATGGTTTATAATAAGGAAAAGCGTGATTGTGTTATTGTTATAGGTTAAGACATGGAAAGCCTTTGGAATAAATACAATAAGATCAAGGAGGTGTTTTACCGAGATTTCGTTTACGATTCCAGTTACACAGAGCAGGCCTCGTGCATCCCACTGTCGTCGGTGAAGGACGGGGTAGGCTGGGTCGGCGACGGAACCATTAACCTGGCTCAGTATCTCCAGTTCCTATACACGGAAATAATTCTTGGCAATAAGACAGAAGATGATGTTCGTAATGCCATACTGGTACTTACTCGCCTTGCCGATACTACTTATGATCTATTTTTTAATAGTAACAAAGGTATTTATTTCAAATTCGAAAAAGGATTTTTCTTAAGAGACGATATCCATAGCGAAGATGCCGATAAGTTCGGTCTTACTAAGATAAGTTCTGGATATACTAATGGTATAGAGTTAAAAGACGAAGATCCATGTTTCTCCCCATTTACTTCACAAGATCAGATCTGGAATCTGGCTCCGATATTAGCTTTCTTATCAGAAAAAGGATTTGAAGAAGCCGGGCAAGCAGGATACGATATTTTTGAGTACGTTATTAGAAACAGACACAAGATATACAATCCTTATTACAGCGCCTTGCTTCATCATTGGACATTTCTTCCTGATATGGACACCGATAAGGTTAAGCCGTGGGATAGGGTTAGTAATCGTAACAAGAATCTTAAATACAAAGTTAAGGTTAAGAGAGGAGCTAATAACTGGTATTTTTCTGGAGGGTTCAGATGGGCTTTTAAGAAGTTCGGAGGCGAGTGCAGTACATTCTGGCATTGCCTATGGTATAAACCATTTATATTTTTAGCAGATAGAGTATATCATCCATATGTATGTAAATGGTTTGGCATTAAAGTCAAAAATAATTCTTACTATTGTCTTGGATCCACAAATGAAAAATCATGGTACGGTCCTGGATTTAATAAGAGGCTGGTTAAGTTCTTTAATAAGTCTTTGGAAGGATCGGAGTTATTTATGCCTCATCTTGTCTTCTTGCAAGAAGCCGAATGCGTTGAAGGAGATAAACTCAGGGCCTTTTTAGATAAATGGGAATGGGATGGTGTTAATTCACCTATTGAGTTTTTGATATTGTGTAACTGGTACAAAATTAAATTCGGAAAATGAAAATCTATTACAATTCTAAGATAGCTAAGTTATTTACGTTCATTGACGGCTACAAAACAATTATGTTATTTGGAGCCGTATTTACCGAACGTGATAGTATATCATTGAGAACCGAATATCATGAGGAGGCGCATTGTAATCAGTATCATACGTTATTTTATTTTGGTATGTTTATATCATTGCTTACAATAGGATTGTGTCTCTTATTCGGTAATGCAGGATGGTGGATGTTATGGCTGTCCCTTATTCCAATATTTTTATACTATACATGGTATTTAATTGAGTACCTGATTAGGTTGTGCATATATCGCGATCATGATAAGGCATATCATAATATCGTATTCGAAAGAGAGGCTTTCGACTTAGAAAAGTATTGGAATAAGCATGATGTTTTGAGGAAGGAGTCGGAAGGGTTTAGTTTCCTCGGTTATTATAGGAAGGAGTATCATTATGAGTAGGAGAAGATATTTTGAGGAACAGAGATCTGGTAATGGAGCTATTTATTATTGTGTGGAAACAGAAATCGAGCCTGGAGATAGAATCAGATTATTTAATTTAATGAATAAAATCAAATCCGATACAATTAGCCAGGATAAGATAAATAGTGTACTGAATCAGCTTAGAGAAGGAACAGCCTTTAATATTCATACTCAGAGTCCAGTTTCTTTTTCGTTTTCAAGCACCTCTACCGGTTACGAACCAATGGCAATATGGATTAGATTTGACCATTATCCTGCTCCAAGTGAACAACAGGGTATTATATACAAGTTTCAGATAAATGATCAGAGGTACGTTTTTATGTTTTCTAATAGATACGATGGAATGAGAGATCTTATTAATAATGCAGATGAAGATGTTGATTGTGTTACTTCTGCAACAGAGAGTAGTATATATCACAATGATTCTTTTTATATATTTGTGTAAATTATGAGGAGGAGATTCGAATATAAAGACAGGGAGCTTGAAGACTTTCTTATAAGGTTTTATCCGGCTGGCAATTACACATGGATAGTTCCTGAAGGCTGTTTTTCCGTAGACGTCTTTTTAGTTGGTGGAGGTGGTAGTGGCAGCTCTGCCGGCGGTGGAGGTGGTTATACCAAGACCTTCAAATCTGATAACAAAGGCTGGAAAGACGGAGAAGCTATTGCTGTAAAACCTGGTCAATCTATTTCTATAACAGTAGGAAAAGGAGGAGCAAAGGTTTATCAAGCCGAACAAAATTCTCCTGGTAAGGATGGTGGTTATTCTCAATTCATGAGTTCGTCTTATAGAGCAAATGGAGGAAAGGGGGCTAATAAGTGGAGGGGAGGAGATGGTGGTAGTGCCGGCAGTTCGTCATATACGCAAGATGGTGCTTCGGATGGTGGAGACACTAATGGAGAAGAGTATGGAGTAATCAAAGGTCAAGGTCATACTACCAGAGATTTTGAAGAATCCGGCGGTAAAAGAAATGCCGGTGGTGGAAGTGGAGAAACTAACACCGGAGTGGTATTTCAAGGCGGAATATCTGATTACAGTGAAGGATCTGGCACAGGGGGATCAACAAACGGATCTGGTAAAGGAGGAGGAGGTTATGGCGGCGGAGGCGGCGGCGTCAGATACTCTATGGTTTATGCTGGAGCTGGTGGTGATGGCACTGTGTTGATTAGGGGTAAAAGATATAAGACAGGGTGATTATCTGCCATTTTACACTCACTTTGAAAGCCCATGATTAAATCTCTTTTGTTATCTTTGTGACAAACAGTTACAAAGATGGCATCAGAAGATAACAGAAACATAGCGATTCCTCAAACAGGCATGAATCGCGATCTGCATCCGTCGAGTCTTACGGATCAGCATTATACGTTTGCCTTGAATGCCAACATCGAATCCGAGGATGGTAATGTTGGGATGAGATCTAATGAGCACAGTAATCTTAAATGCATTGATTTCGATGGATTTAAAGTTATTGGTTACAAGAATGATCTTACTTCAGGCAATATCTATTTTTTTATAACAAATCCTGAAACAGGCGTATCTAAAATAACTTATTTCAAGCCTGAATCCGATACAAGTATCTTATCCGACTCCGATATAGAATCTATGGTAGAAGGATCGGAGTCGTTGTGTTCTGGCATGAAAACTTTGCTGGAAGACAACGAGCAAGATCCGTGCCTTAAATTCTCTATCTATCATCCTATAAAAACCATAGAAATAAAGACAGAGAAATGTGGTAAGTGTATTTACTGGACTGACGATTATAATCCTCCCAGGTATGTTATTGTAGACAAGGCTCTGACGGCGGATGATGAAGGTGATATATGGTATCATTATCATGGGTATAAGATATGCGATAAAGAATACGATAGGGATAAATTCATGCAGGAGAATGGTTGTTTTCTGGCATGTGAGAAACTTAGGGTGTTTCCGCTACTCAAACCCATGTGCATAGAGCCGGCTCAGATAGAGTACGGGGGCAGTCTGCGCTCAGGCGTCTACCAGGCTACTGTGGCTCCTTGTGACGAGTTTGGAAACGAGCTTGGAAGTTATTCTAATCCTACTAATCCTGTCCCTATATTCGATGAACAGTATATTACTCAAAAAGATGGCAAATGGGGAGAACGTACTAATTTAGGTATTAGGTTTGTCGTATCTAACATAGATCGTCAAGTTGAGTATTTTAAGGTTGTTATCATTCAAAACACAGTAGGATACAACGGAGAAACCCAACCGGTTGTCGACTATTTTGTAGAAGGTATTCATCCTGTATCAGAAAAGACTATATTGTATTATTCGGATCTTAATAACAAACGTACTACATTCGAACACATATCCTTAAAAAAACCTGTGTATAACACATCAAGGGGGATTGTGGCTGTCGGGAATCGTCTTCTTCAATATGGTCTTACGGCGGAAAAAGAATGGAATTTACAGCCTGTAGTTTCCCTCATGGGACACTTCCTTCAATGGCAGGCGTCGGTAGCCCACGAAGATCTGTATAAGGACGGTAATGCCTGTTCGTTGTATGTGGGGTATATGAGAAATGAAGTGTATCCGTTTGCTATTTCTTTTAAGTGCTCCAACGGTTACAAAACTCCGGCATTTGTGTTAATACCTCCCCCTTATAAAGATGCTGCGGCAGAAATAGAAAATAAGGATACTGATAGAGTATATAAGTCCATAAACCAATATGCTCCTCCTTGCTCAGGGCAAGAGCGTAAATTCAAGTGGCAGTATTATAATACGGCAGGAGACCCGAAGGATTTCGATGATGAAGAAACAGGACAAGAAGAATGTAAGAATCCGGCTACTATCGGTCAAACTATAACATTGCAAAATGATTTTAAAACTTATACAAACGTTAGTTTTACATTCAGAAGTCAGATTATAATAGATGAGGTGATTAATTATTTTTCATCTAATATAAAAGACATCGCATGTAATACCGCTACAGAAGAACCTAATAATGCTGCTGCCAACGAAATATGCGATATATTCAACAGCTACGGAGACCCTGACGATCCTAATACGGAGGAACAAAAAGAAGCTATAGATGGTATCGAGGCTCCTGAGTTTGGAGCCGAGTGTACTGATGCGCACCGCCAGTATTCGCTTATTACAGCTCCGGTAGATCGTATTGTGGGTTTCCGTGAAGAATATACGTATAAGGATCTTGAGGATATGGAGCACGTATCCACCGACTACCTATATACTACCGGCGGTGAAAAGCAAGACAAGTATTCTGTGCTATTTAACTGGGAACTACAGGAACAGATGATAGAGTTCATGGATAAGTATTTCTTTGCCGATGACGAAGATGGCGGTCATTGGGCTGGATACTGGTCGGGTGATGACGGGACCAAGGCGTGCGCTGTGTACGATTCTCTGTTACAACCGTCTGTTATATTACAGTCTATAGCCGAAGCTATTTATGTTCTGGATTCTATGCCGTGTACTTGCGGATGTTTTATAGAAGAGCCTTGTCTTAATCCTACTGTTGCCAGAAGCGATTATAACTCATTCCAGTCATCTTCTACACTTCTTGGAGCATACCTTCTTATGAATGATGTGTGGAATGATGATAAAGGAGAAAGTAAGGTTTGTTTCCCAGATAGCAACCACTGTCTTCCGGACTGGAGGGCCGGACGTTCTTCGAGTACTATCCACAACGACGCCTACAGGTCAAGGATAGCGCCTGGAGCCCTGATAAGGGACACCTGGCCTGAGATAGAGAAAAAGATAGATGATTATTCATATAATTTCCTTGATACCGGTTACGTACCAGAAGGAGATTACGGAGATGGATGGACATGGGATTCTTATGCTAATTTGGCTGACAATAACGTAGGTGCTCTTATTCCTGAAGATGTTAAAGGTTCTACGATGTTTACATCAGAGTTATTGGTATGGAGGTTTACGAAATGCGTGCTTCGTAACGCCCGTTTCCTTCATATTACAAGACCTGAAGAATGGGATGATCCTGATTTCCCGGCCAAGGACAAAGTTCTTTATCTGGAATCTTTGGGGAAGATAGATGGTCTTATGGATGCTGTGTCCACACAATATGTCCGTCTTTCTTTTTGGAAATCATTAGATCCAAGATACAAAGGAAGCAATAGGAAGATAGATAAGGATGATCTCAACTTTGATTGGGAGAAGGTCATGGATGAAGGCGATAATTATGTTATTGTTGGAGCATCCCGTCCTTACTTTGGGCACATAGGCGAATCTTTCTTCGATAAGTACCCTGATGGATTGTATGTAGCCATAGACTGCCCTATCGTATCATGCCCTTGGATTTTTACCGTCCGACAAATTGATTTCTGTAAGGTTAAAGACGATGGAGAAGAAGAACATAGCAAGAATCCGTCAAGAGGTTTGGTAGGCACATCTTACGTCCTTGGTAAAACTATATACCCATATATTTTTGGTATCAGAGAAAAGGAAATAGACCGGATAAATGTACGAGCCAAAGAAATATCGTTAAGGGCTACTGTAGAATACGCCAGCCAGTGTACGATATGCGGGGATCGCCCCATAAACTGTGCTCCAAGGAAATATAAGTACGGTGATTTCGCTTACTGGGAATCGTCTGAGAAGTATCCTGCTAATTTTGAACTGTATGACAGTAGTAAGGTTAAGATAAGTGATCATGGTTATGAAGGCAATTCCAAGAAAGCCTACGACAATATCGTATCCAAGCTTACTGAATACTATGGTTCTCCTTCTACGGATGATAAGGGAATGATGTCTTTTAAAGGTCATAAATATGGTACGGTAGACACCAGTACCGTTTTTTGCCAACAACCTATCCGGCATTACAAGTTCCCGGATAACGATCATATGCTTTTTATGAACCGGGATGTGAGATCTTATGATGTCCCTTCTGATATTTATCCTATAGGAATATTAGTAGACGAGGATATGATTAACGTCTTCCTTGATTTTGCTGTAGATTCAGGATTGATAACCAAAGAGCAGCGAGATATGGTTACAGGCTATGAGATATATAGAGGCGACAGGCGTCTTAATCGTTCTGTTATAGCTACCGGAATAGCTTATGACATGTACAGATATTCAGGTCAAAACTCGAATCTTAATCTGTATCCTAATTATCCGTATAATGATTTATCGGATGACTCTTTTAATTACGCAACTGAAAAAAGGGTATCGTTTATAACCCACCCATTTTTCAGAAGAGGAAACGTATGGTATGCATTTAGTTCTCCTGATATTTATTTCAATAAGCCTGAGACTCCTACGGAGGTAGCTATAGAAGGTTTTATAAGGGGAATGTCTGTAGGAAACTTTGATGAGGTTGAAGATCATCCCAAATGGACTATATTAGGAAAACAATCATATAAAATGGCGGCCACATTAGCCAACATCGAATCCACGGCCACCATAGCTTCTCAGATAGCAGAAGAGCTTATGAACCGTTCTACGTCTGCGTATATAGGTGTTATAGGAAATATCAATATGGCAATGATCTTTGCTTCAATGATTGCCACCATATCTGATACGCTTGCCAAAAGACCGGTATTGTATGGTAAGTACAGATATGATTGGCTTACGACATTCATAAACAATGGCCCAAGAAGGAATCATGCTTTTTATTATACATCTGTAGGTTACTATAATAGCATGATGGGCTTCGATGATACGGCTCCATATGAGCAAAACAGATTAAGAGGATTGGCTAACACCAAGAGTCTTAAATCAGGTATGTACCCCATATCCGATCCGTCTACTACATCATCTTGGGTTACTGGAGAAGATATGGGTGATGATAACCAAAACGCTTCAAAAGATTTCTTGTTTGTAAATAACATAGATAGAGAATCTTCCATGTTCTTGTCTTTTGGAGATCCGGGAGAAAAGGATCCTGATACAAGCATCTTAAATTCAAAGTATCTTGTATCGTATCCTATGCAGGCCCAGGTATATGATACAAGTCGTATCCACGATCCTGTTATCATGGCTTCTGATGCCGGATCTAAAGAATCTTTTGAAAGGACGAAGATGTTGTCTTATATCTGTTCTCCGTATATGAAGCTTATGCGATACAGGCCCGATCAGTATGGAGCTATAGAAGATATAAAATGGATATCAGTAGGGGGGTGTGGATTCTTCCAAGGAGGGAAGCAACCTTTGTTTGGCGGTGACACCTACATATCGAGGTTTTCCATGAAGCGAAAATTCCCATTTTTTTATAACACTGCTTTTGGTATAGGGGATATGATACCATTTGCTTACAATGATTACCGGAATGTTGGATTCCCTAAGTATTTCGTTAATTACGATACTGGAGAAGATATGCTTGAGCATACTGACAACGAACGTTTTAATAGCTGGACATCATCAAGCAAAGGAACGTATTCTTTTTATCCAAACAGAAAAAGTTTGTATAATTTAAATGGCGAGAACGAGGCTAAGAAATACGTGGATGGTAGATTCTATCTGTGGTCTTATGGTATTCCTCAATTCCTCGTAGAATCGGAAATAAACTGCAATTTCCGATTAGAAGGAGTAGAGCCTCATGAATGGTTTTATCCGGCTCATGGTGATTTTGCCTGGTGGACACAAGAAAAGAACGTATCTATCCATAGGGACAATAATTACAAGATAAGTCCTATCTATTCATCAAGAATGACATTGACACCTAATGTATTGCCGGCAACATACGAACGTCGTTTTTATGATTGTGCTTACCAGCGACCTAATGGTGTTATATGGAGTAGGGCTGACGTATCTGAAAACAGTCAAACAGATCCGTGGCTAACGTACAAGCCTATGGACTATCATGAGTTCCCAACCAGCAACGGGAAGCTTATTCACATGAAGCGTATTGAATCCGATCAGATTCTTGTCAGATTCGAGGATCAGGTTTCACTCCATAACGCCATAGACGTAATCAAGGAGCGTACCTCCCCAGGGCAGGCCGAGATGGGCACCGGCGGTCTGTTCGCGTCCCGGCCTCTGGAGTACAACACGACCGACCTCGGTTATTCTGGAACCCAGAGCACTGAAATAATTAGTTCAGAGTTTGGTCATTTCTGGGTAGATACTAAAAGAGCACAGGTGTTTATGACCGACCCGAACGGACGTAATCTTAAGGAACTTAGTGTAGGTGTCAGACATTGGCTTAAGCGTCATCTTCCGTTTAAGATCCTTAGATACGGAATAACTAATATCTTAACCGGTACAGAAATGACAGAAGAAGATACGGATAATAAATTTATCGGTCTTGGTCTGTCTCTTGGATGGGATAATAGGTATAAGAGGGTACTTATCACGAAAAAAGATTATATACCTGTTAAGAACCCGGCATATTACAAATATGATGGTGGAAGGTTCTTGTACAATGAAACAGAGGTGTTGTCAAACGATAAGGAAATATCCTTAAAAGACGAACAGTATTTCAAGGATGTGTCGTTCACTATCGGATATTCGTGTCTGAAGCAAGAATGGATTTCTTATTATTCGTTCTGTCCTGACTATTATATAGAACAGCAACAATATTTCCAGACAGGAATAAACTTCCCAGCATCAGACGAAGAAGGCGGCTTATGGAGTCATTTGCTGACGAATAAGAGCTTCCAGACATTTTACGGAACAACATATCCGTTTATATTAGAAGTGCCGATAAAAGAGAAATATAATGGCTCTACGCTGGCTTCTGTAGAATACGAGCTTGATGCAAGGAAATACGTCGATGATGTGAATTACACTCTTGACAGGAAAGTAGGTTTAGATACGATAACTATCTACAACGACACAAACAACTCAGGTGAAATTCATCTTGTTCCAGAAGAAAAGAATAATTTAGCGCAACGTATATCGTATCCAAAGATCGTAGGTGACCATACTGAGGTCCTGGATACTGAGGTATATAGAAGACATAAGTTAAATGACTTCTTCAACAGGGTTGACGATGACCGGTCAGAGACCCCTATTTGGATCAAGGACGATAACGATATAAATAAGTCAGTTAATCCTGATGCTCTTAATTTCAGACGGTCATGGCTGGATAGGTTGCGTGGTAGTTGGATGCTGATGAGGATAAAGAAAGTAATTAGCAACCGGAAAATCATATTTCAGTGGTTGATTTCCGAAGATAAGATTAAGAATAGATAATATCGTATTACCCTCTGCCTATTAGCAAGTAGAGGGTAATACTTTTAAGTACAAGGTTGTGTATAATCACCTTATGTTATTCACTACATTTATTTATCCAAATTAATACATTTTAAATCATTTTAATTTGTAAATCATATTTTAGTGTCTATATTTGCATCGTAATCAAGAGAGATTATGATATAAGACAGTGGTGATGGAAGGTGATACTTCGGTTTGTGTCATAGGTTCGAGTCCTATATTTTTCATGTAAGAAAAATTAGATCAGTTGGTAGATCAAAACCTCCTTTCATATCAAAACACCTTCCAGGTTCTCCCTGTTTTAATAAAATATACAGATGGTGAGGAGTTCGGTTACTTCGAAAATTAGCGTAGTGGATAACGCGGTATTCTGTAATAATACTTTTCATTGGTTCGAATCCAATATTTTCATTTTAATTATCCGGCTCCGTTTTTCCTCTGTTTGAAATATATAAAAACTAATGAGTGGTGATGGGGTTAGTTACTTCGAATTTAGCTCAGATGGATAGAGCGATACTCTTTTAAAGTATAGGTCGATGGTTCAAATCCATTATTTCATTGTTTACACTAACTTCAGCTTTTCCCTCATTGAGTATTCATTTTGATATATTTTTTTCAAGCAGTGGTAGTAATATCACTGCTTTTTTTGTATAACACTTTAAAGAAAACAACAAATGGGAAAGTTTAACAAAAAGGATGAAGGTGTTAAGCCTACGATCGTGAATCACATGGGAGAGAAGGCGTATAAGCCTAACGCAGAAGAAGAGTTGGTATCTACGGTAATGACTACCATGTTATCTGATTCTTATTATGAGAAAGAAAAAGATAAAGTAGAAAGAATTAAGAACCTTATGGATCAGGTGGATCCGTATTTTGCAGCACAAACAGCATTGTATGTTAGGAAAGAAGGAAAGCTTAGGTCGGTAACGCATCTTATGGCTTCTGTCCTTGCCAGCAAAGCATCGGGTAAGGAATGGGCTTCAAGGTTCTATAATAAGATCGTTATGCGTCCTGATGATATGAGTGAAATTCTTGGCTGCTATGCGGCTCTTAACGACAAAAATCCAAAGAAGTTAAGAGGTATATCCAGTGCTATTAAGAAAGGATTTAAGACGGCTTTGGAAGGTCTTGATCCGTACCGGATTGATAAGTATAAGATGGACAGTAGGGTCATTACTATGGTTGACTTAGTAAACTTATTTCACCCTAAAGGCAATCAGGCTAATAAAATGGCTTTCCAGTACCTTATAGAAGGTCGGTCTTTGTCTGGATTATACGAAAGCAAGATTCTTGAAAAAGAGATGTCTAAAGCCGGACAGGATAAGAAAGACAATAAGGAAAAGAAAGAAGCTTTAGGTGACGCTATTCGGGACGTGGTTTCTAATGTAAAAGGCATGCCTATTTTTAATATGGTTCGTAACCTTGTAAACATAATCAAATACGCGCCTGATCAAATAGATGAAGTTTGTAGGCAGCTTACAATAGAAGAGAAGGTACTTAATTCGAAGATGCTTCCTTTCCGTTTTGCTTCAGCTTTCAAAGAGGTTGAAAATATGGGCACTGATGGTTCCGATAATGATATTGTATTTGAGTCGGATAAAAAACGAGCTAAATTAACAGCGCGTAATAAATATAAGATTTTAGATGCGTTGGAGAAAGCCATAACCATCTCCTGCAAGAACTTGCCGGTATTGGAGGGGCGGTCGGCTATCCTGATTGACCACTCTGGCTCTGTACGTGGAGATATGGGAGGGTCTTCTGAAGTGTCTGCCTTTAGCAAAACAAATACGGCTGTCATTGGTAACTTGTTTGGCTGTATGATTGCTTCTGTGCTTCCTGACGTATTTATTGGTATGTTTGGTGACAAACTTATCAATTACGAATATGATAGAAGCAGAGGTGTTTTGTGGAACAACAAAAAATCTTTTACTGCCGGAGGAGAATGCGGTGGTGCTACCGAAAACGGTCTTTTTGCATTCTTGGGAAAGTGCGTTAAAGATAAGATCAAAGTAGATAACTTGTACGTTATTTCAGATATGCAGATAGGAGATGGCGAATCTATTGTATGGGAGAAAAGTTCCAATTATGAATATGGTAAATTCGCCGAACTTTTGAAAGGATTCAAGAAAGTGAATCCAAATTGCAAGATCGTTTCTATTTCTATTCAAGGATATGGAAGTGAGATGTTTTACAGAGGATCTAATATCTTGAACATAGCTGGCTGGTCAGAATCTATCTTCGATGTTATTAACAGCAAGTTCTGCGGATATAAGAATATGATTGAAGAAATTAAGAAAATAAAAATATAATCATTGATTTTGCTTCAATTGTAATTTCCATAGTAAACAAGTTTTAGCTTTAAAGGTATAGCCGAAGAAGTACGTGAGTATATCTTCGGCTTTTTTATTTACCTTTGTTGAAAAACAGTTTGTTATGAAACAAGTATTATATAAAAATGATATATACCCCTATAATGTAAGGGTATTGCTTGGAGCAGATGAAGAGTATATAGTTAAGACGTTCGCCAACCTGGAAGTAGAAGATCAGAGCTGGGAGGGGTGGACTGATGATTATGGTGGCAGAACTATTTTCGTAGGAAACCGAACCAATCACAGGAAAGAAATATGTTTCTTATTTCATTCACTATCTGATATGGATGTTAGAACCATAGGACACGAATGCCTGCACGGTCTTTCTATTTATTGTAAGTATCTTAATATGGATTACGGTTTTGAAGTCGGAGGAGATGAGCATGCCGCCTGTCTGATGGGATGGTTAGTTGATAAGGTTTGTGGTGCTTACCACAAATTTAAGAAGGAGGAAGAAAAAAATGGCAAAGAAGACTAAAAATTATGTAAGAGACAAACAACCAAAAACATTATGGAGTAAAATTGGTCCGTTTGTAAAACTTAGAGAATATCTGGCATCTAATATAACACCTGACGTGTATGCTAATGAAAGAGGATTAAAAACCAAAATAATGGAATTTTTTGGTCAAGATGTTCCGAAAGCCAATGTAGATGATTTTAGTCAGAATCTTTGGTTTAGATTCTTAAACCAACCAAATAATCTGAAAGAAGAAAATGGGATTGTCAGAATACCAGACAATATCAAATCCATTATATCTGACAGGATAAATGGTGGGTGGGAGAAAATGACTAAAAAATATGGAAGGGAGCTTGATTCCTTAGATAATAAGATAATTGATGGAAAAGTTGCAGGCAAGGACGTATCTGATTTGGAGGAGTTAAGGGATGTAACAAGTAGGAAACTTGGAATGGTGGAAGAGGGAATAGATCTCTTAAAAAAAGCCAGAACTGGAGAACATCAGGTATTTAACGAATACAATTTTATACCAGATGCTTACGGCGATTTAAATGATTTATCAGGCTTATCAAGTTTCACTATGTACCGTGATGATAGAGGTAGGATGGTCGTAAAAGATAAGTATGATTTTTATAGAAGCGATCAACCTCTTGGTGTAGGGATTGTTACTAAGATTCTTGATACAATAGGATACCCGTTTGATATTCTGGATTATGTAGAAGATAAGAATCCATATGAAGAGAATGATCCAAACAAGGTTTTGTTGAAATCCGCCATTGATTCCAAGAATGATCTGGATAAAAAAATGAAGATAAGATCTAAAAAACAAGGAGGGGATTCTTCTAAGCCGGAAATAGATTGGGATTTATTCAAATCCAAATATGAAAATATGAAGCGCGTGGGTAAGGGTACGCACCACACTATGGACGTAGATGGAATGAATATGATCTATGATGCTTTATATGATAAAGGTTTCAATCAACGCCAGATAGAAGCCGTACTTGGAAATATTATTGAAGAATCTGGTGGTAATCCCTATGCCGTATCTGATTATGGAGGGTTTAAGGGACTTTTCCAAGAATCCGATAAAAGATATCCACCCAAAGAGTTTGAGAAAGATAAAGAGCGATTTAAGGGGGATAAGCGTGGATATATCAATTACATGATAGACAGATTTTATGATCATGTTCAAGATGCTGGGATGTATAGTATAAAGGATACTAAATACAATAAAGCCATTCATGCAGTAAGCGAATTTATGTCAGAAGATCCAGATACGGATTATTCGTATCCACTTGTGTATGCTTTTGAAGCTCCATCAGATAAAGAAGGAACTTATAAAAATAGAAAAAGCGTATCAAATTTAATAAGCCAATCTTACGTTTCGAATAATGTTGATAAATTAGATGATGATGATAAAAAGGATGATAATATTATTAATGCCATTCTTGGTATAAAAAACGATCTTGAATTACAAGACCCGATTTCCACTACAAGAGGCGAAGCCTTTAAAGAAGCCAGGAAAAGAGGTCTTAAGGAATTTACGTGGAATGGAAAGAGATACAATACCAATATCAAGAAAGAAGGTGGCGTGGTTGGTAAACAGCGTGAAGCATATGAATATTTTACTAATAAAAGAGGCATGTCTAAGATACAGGCGCTTGCTATCATAGGTAATCTCATGGCTGAATCCGGTCTTAAAGATGACATATACGGAGACAACAGAACATCATACGGCATACAGCAATGGCATAATGAGCGCATGGATAAGCTATTCAAGCACGCCAAAAAGAAAGGTCATTCTACACCAACATTCAAAGACCAACTTGAGTTCTTAGCTGATGAATACGAAGGGAAAACCGGATATTCTAATTTCTTATACACAAGAAAAGGAAAAGAAGGACCAGGGTATTACAACTACAGCCGGCAGGACTTCATGAACGCCGATAACCTTAAAGATGCTGTAGTAGCTTGGAACCAAGGAGCAGGACGTCCTCATAAGAGTGTTATAAGAAACGATGACCGTTATAATTATGCTATGGAGGTTGCTAAAAATCTTGGTTTGGAAATTGAAGAAAATTCCGTATCTTCGTATGGTCAAATGGGATTCGGAGATGATGCTGAAATAGCAGCATCGGTAACACTTCCAGAGGTAGAAGTGGCAGCCGCCCTTCCTAACCCGGAAGCCCCGTCCCAGGAGGGACAGTCCGAGGAAGAGAGATTCCGTACATGGACTGAAACGTATGGTAAGGACATCGTAAATCATTTACTGACGTTAGACGGGAAAAAGGATGGTGATGACAGTGATTACAGCATGATGTATAAACAGCATGAAAAAGAAAGCGAAGAGGATAAGAAAATGGCTTTGATTAATGCCGTGCTTCCCAATATACAACTTCGCATTAAAGGCGTCACCGAAAATTAGAACAAGACTGTATTTCTTTTACATTAATAAATTCAAGCCGGATTTGAGACTCGTTACACGGATACCGAAGGTTGAAGAACGATATCAAGATAATCCGGTTTTTTTGTGCGATTTCGTGAAGGATGGAACTATCATCGCCTTGGTTTAACAGAACAGACCTACGTACTTCCACTGTCCTGACGGGCATGGGCGCTCGTCTCGCCTACCAGCCTGCCTAATTCTCCACTGGCTATCTAATATAATTATTAACGTCACTCCATCACCTATCTCCCTTCAGTCGATAGGTTCAGTCGTTTTTAAATATTATAAGTTCTTTCGCATCGTTCCCTTCGGTCACGATACTCAATCCTTTAACACAATTAGGCAAACAATACAATAGACGGAAAAAGTAATTTGTCAATCCGTTCACTCACTTAACTCCCTTCGGTCGTTAAGTTCATTCACTGTAAACAATTATATGAATAAATGGTAAAGTATATAAAATAATATAAATAATATAATGAGTAAGATCATTGAAAATGGTCTTAATATTAAGGAAAACGGAGACTATTCATAGGCGTAGTTTTAATTCAAGATTTGTTGTCCCACCCCTGACGGTCAGGCGGTTACGTTCAGAGTCGTTTTCCCGTCTCTTATCCAAACCGTCATAAAACAAAAAACCTTGTATCCTATTTCTCTCAAACCGGATACAAGGCAGTGCATTTTCTTCTTTTTATATAAAATCATATATTTGCACTAAACAACAAAAACAATATGGAGACAAAAATAACTGAAATAATGAATCCTCACAAGTTACACGACAAGCTCTTCAAGAAAGAGCAGGTCTCTCCGATAGAAGTTATATACAATAGCTTCAGCAACTTAGGGTACAATGTAGTACGCCGTCCAGCCGGTCAGTGTTTAGGCAATTTGAGATATTTTAATCTATTTTATGACAAACATACTCATCATTTCTATCAGAAAAACAGGAAGTTGAGATATTGTAGTAATTTTCTCATATCTGATTACTGGAAAGATAGAGTGCGATGTTTCATAGTTTGGAACTTTGGATTTGGAAGATTCTTTCCGTACAATGACTTTATTGAGGCTATGGTTTATGATTATCTTCGATATGGGAGAAAGTCAGTTCCTTATCTTAAAAGCGTGCAAGAGGCTGAAGAAAAGTGTGTAAGGTTCTATATCCGGTCTCAGATAGATATGCTTCGTAAGGAAGGATATGCCGCTTATCGGGCTAAGTTCAAGGAAGAACGTCCTCAGTATTTCATCGGAGACGATAGGACGGTGTTTAGATGCCTTGACAGCTCTTTAAAAAGAGAAGAGAAGATTGCTGCATGCGTAGCCCACAAAAGGGCCTTAAAAGAAGGGATAATGACTTCCTTCATCAATCACCTTAAGAAACATCCTACCACTTTATATTCGTGGTTTTCATCAGAGGTAGATAGCGAAGGAAAGAATAGGCTCTGTCTATCTGAAAAGGCTGTTTCGTATTTGAATAAGAGACTGGTTCGCAATGGGTTAAAGTCTCTTTCTGCATCATATCTTTTTAGAACGTTTAGAAAAATGGTGAAGATCTTGTTCGGTTCCAATGTCAGGTCGTTTTTGAATAGCTGTCTGATGTCTGTTTCAACAGAAGAGGTTTTAACCAAATCTATGAAGAAAATAGTTTCCAAGACAGTGCTGTTTTTGTACAAGAGAGCGCTTAAGAACTATCGCCTGGCATGCGGTCTTAAGTACGACCCTGATTCGGGTGGTTTGTCTGCCGTACATGATTGATTTTTAAACGTATCCCATAACGTTGGATTTTCTCGTTCGTTTCTCTTATCTTTGTGAAAAAAGATAGTATGAGATTACGAATCATAAAAAATCGTCCGATATTCGCTCCTGGCGGTAGTGTTCAGGATAAGAGACAGGATATTAATGTATCCTCTACTCAGCCTATTCTTGATTATGGAACGCCTGTTAATAAATGGGGTGAATCTGATATTCAGAATATATATATGCCTTCTGATGTGACTTTAGAAACAGAGGAGGGGGAGATAAATCCATTTAGTAGTATGCCTACATCCGATCCGTTTTTTGAAAACAATGATGCAGGATATGCAGGATATCTCGCTGATAATAGGGGTATGGTTAAAAACGTAGAGAAATCAGTCGTTGATAATGCAATGAATGTAGGTGGTGTTGATGCTGATTCCTCTAAAGAAAAACGTTCCCAAGATGGTAATCCTCTTGATCCTATGACTACCCCATATTATTCACCCGATCTAACCGGCAGAGCTCAAATGTTCGGTACAAGTCTTGGCCGGATAAGAGCCGGTAATAAGGTCGGTGCTAATGTGGCTCAAGCTGCCTTGTCTGGTGTTAGTTTAGGATTAGGTCTTACCCGTAATATCATGGGAGCTTCATCTGCTGCGTATGCAGCCAGCAGAGACGAGCAGGCAGCGAGGGAAAAACTTGCCAAGGAGCGTCGTCAGCAATTCATCAAGTGGGAACGTGAAGGTGGTGGCGTGAATTTAGGTAACGGTCAGAAGATAGATACGTCTGATATGACCGGCGAATATATTTATCCTCTTCCCAAGTCTATGGAAGATGCTGCGAATGTAGAGATAGAGAAAGGCGAGTACGTGCTGACTCCTGACTCCGTAGGGCCTATGGAAGCCAAAGGAAACAGACATGAAAATGGTGGCACTCCGGTTGATTTGCCAGAGGCTTATATTGTTTCCGATTATCGTAAGATAGATGATGAGTTTGCCTCTTACGTTAGAGAAAATTATGGTATTAAGGCAACGTCAAAAGATACGTATGCTACACTCCTTGATCGATATAAGAAGAAGATAGGTTTGTCTGATAAGTACGAAGATCAGGAGCGTGTATATAAGAGATTAGAGAAAAATGAAGATGTAAAAGACAAAAACACATCTAATCTTAATGCTTCTATTCTTTCCAAGTACGTCAATGAAAACCAGAAAGAGATAGACGAGCTTGAAGCACAATTTCGTTCTTTCGCTGAAATCGTTTATGGCAAACAGGAAGAATCTAAGCGTAACGAGAGGATGGATGCTTTTTTCAGGGATGGCGGGGTTGTTGATCTGAATCAGGTAAAGAAACAAGCTAAGGCTTTTAATATTGCAGAATCAGATGCTAAGAACTGGATATATGACGAGTATGTTAAGCAAACCAGAAAAATGGCTGAAGGTGGACCTACTCAGAAGGAGCTGGAGGAACTTAGAAAGAATGCTATCGGCTACAATAAGCTTATCAATCAGTTATTTGGACGAACTCTTAATATGACTGTATCTGATGTTAGTGGTCGTGAGCAGATCCTTAATCCTGATTCCAGTGTCAATGCCAACCAGAATCTCCAACATAGAAGCAATTTAGGATACGGCAGGGTAAATGATAAGGCGGTATCTAATTTGCTCGACATAAACCGATGGGCTAACAAGTACAATACGGATGGTGATTTTGATACAGAAGGTTTCCAGAAAGGATACAACAGGCAATTAAATGCATTGTGGGCGTTAGCTGATGTAGGCGCTATTACGAATGCTGATGCAGCCAAGAAATTCAGAGATGAATACGGATTCTGGGGCCAGGACGCCGGAAGCTACGGAGGGAATCAGGCTTATAATTCATTTGCCGTAGATGATAAGTTTGGTCAGACAACAGCTACTCGTTCTTATTATGGGTTGGACGTTGTTTCGGCAGAGCAAAAAAGATTGTTAAACGAAAAAGGGATAAAGAATTATGTTGACTTATTTGGTGATAAATCTGATGCCGCTAAGAAGATTCTGGGCTCCGATTATAATAAGTTTGTTGCTTTAAGAGATAGTGGGTTAATGCCGGAAATAGACTTCGTTCTTGAGTCTGTTAAACCAGAAATGAAGCCTATTGAGGCCGGTCCCATAGCACCAGGCCTTACACCGCCTAAGATTGGATCTCCTGGAGGGATAGAGGTAAAACCGAAAGCAAGTACGCCTACGACTGCAACCGACACCGATACAGAGGAGGTGGTTGAAGACAACGGACCTAAAGGACAGGACAGACCGGCGGCGTTCGGTCCTATCTTCCCGGAGATGCTGAGAACGCTCGATACAGGCTTGGAGATAGAGGGATTGGAAAGGCATCAGGCTCCGAGAATAGATCCGGTTCTGCAATCTGCTGATCAGTATATCAACGAGCTCAACCGCGCGACATCGGCTCAGTTGGACGCAGTAGGTGACGTGCCCGACTCCCAGCGCTCTGCTATTCTGGCTAATATGAACGCCATAGCCGGAAGCAATATAGCCAAGTACATTAACGAAGTAAATTTCAATAACGCAAGGCAAATAAACGAAGCTGATAGATTCAATGAAATGGCTTATGTTCAGACAGACGATAAGAACATAGTGGAAAGGCAACGTTATGAATCTGGGTTATTGAAGGCTATGGCTATAAGGGATGAAAATCTTGCTCGTTATTATGACAGCATAAACAGTGAGATACAGAATAAGTTCAATGTTCGTACATCGTTGAATACCATAGCTTCCATAGCCCCGAATATAAGAATGCTTCCAAGTGGTCAAATTATTTACGTTCAAGGCAATCAGGATGTGATGAATATGGGTGATTATTCTACACCTTATTTGAAGAGCTTGGAGGATGATGAAGAAGATAAATATAAAAAGAGAAGGAGAAATAGCTGATGGCTTCACAATATAGTATTTTAAGGCAATATGCCCCGTATGTTAGTCCTTACAACATAGATCTTGTTAAGGACGTCATGATGTACAAACAGCAGAAGGTTGATGCTGCTCGTGAAAAGATCTATACCCAGGTAGATTATCTTATGGGTCAAGAGATAGATAAGCCTGAAGCCCGCGCTTATATGGAAGATAAGATGTCAGGTGTGATTGCTAACATCAATCAAAAATTCAAAGGCGTGGATCTTTCTTCTGATGGTGTTACGAGAGCCATACAAGGAGAGATCAGTTCGGTGTTGGATGATACGGTCATTAACGCGATTGCCGGCACAAAAGAAGGCAGGAGAATGCATAAAATGCTATCTGATTTACAAATAAATAATCCAGAACTTTATTCTGCTGCGAATGCTTATGCGGCTTTAAAGCCGTATAATGAATGGGTGAATGATGGAAAGGCTGGTTCCCGTCTTGCTCCTCTTCAATATACTCCTTATACTGATTATAATAAGGAATTAAAAGATAGGATAGATTTTATAAGCAAGCTTCATAAAGGAGCTAAAGTTCAGATTCCTATTCTTGACAAGGATGGTCATCCTACCGGGGCAGTACAAGAAGTAACTAAGGATATGCTTACTCCTGAACAGATAGCTTCTTTTGCATTGTCAGGGTTATCAGATAAAGCAAGGCAGCAGATGCAGGTGGAGGCTATTTACATGGTAGACTCTAATCCCTCTTTATATTCGTATGATTCTGTTCTTGGTTTTATGAATAAGCAGATAAGTGATAAGCAGAGGTATGTTGATGCTCTTACTGCCGATCTTTCCGGTTTGGGTTCTGATCCTGCAAAGAAAGAAATGGTTGAAAATGAAATAAAGAGAGCCAAATCTGAAATAGCTTCCATGAAATCTGAATTTAGCAGAATGGATGAAAGGGCTTACGATCCGTATCTTGGAGCGATGAAGGTTATTGAAAATAATTTTATTAATAATGCTGCTGCTTCATATGCTTATGATAATTCGTCTTTCATAATCAAAGCCGACGAGCTTTACTGGAAAACCAAAGAATATAATCAGAGGGAAAGATTAGCTAATTTGAATTTCGAAAAATGGAAGATAGAATTTGAATATGAAAGAAATAGGGATATTGCAGAGTTTGAATATGGTAAGAATAAGGATGAAGCCAGATTTGGATTAGACGAAGAACGTCTGAAGATGCAGAATAGGCTTAATGAAGCCAGAATAGCAAAACTTATGTCCTCTGGTGCAGGAGCGGCAGGCGGCAGAGCTGGAAGCCGAGCCATGCAGGTGGGCGTTGGCACAAACTCTGGTGGAACTATTTCAGCTAATCCTATCGAAACTAAAAATATTAGCATATCAGAAGAAACTCATAAGAAGTTTAATAAGGCATATACAGATCTTGTAACATCCGGAAGTAGACTATCTACAGCCCTTGGTGCTGAAAACATGAAAAATATTCAAGCTGCCATATCAAGAAATATGACGGATGAAACATCAGGATACAAGTATCTTATGGATGAAGAAAAACTTCTTAAGTATATAAAGGACAATGGAGGTCTCTCTAATGATATGTTTGACAAGCTACCTATGGCAGATAGAAAAGCTGCCACAGATGCTTATATGCAGCTTAATAGCGCTGTAGACAAGATGGATATAGAGAATGATAGAATTAAGAAGGAGAATAAGATTTATGATAATATTGTATCTGAAATAGCAAATGCGATCGCGCAGAAGGAAGGAGGTAAACCCGAAGAATATATAGCCTATGCTACAGCGTTATCCCTTAATGATATTTTAAGAAAAAATAGAGGTACAGTCGGCGATGTAGAATCTGGAGTAAGATATTATGAAAAAGGATTCTCGCCTGCTGATATAGCTACTATAAGAAAGAGGGTGAAAAATGATGGCATTGATTTATCTAAAGTATTTGAGAGGGATAGCAAAAGTGGCAGGTATTTCTTAAAAAAATACGATGATGTAAAAAATAGTTTCTCGGATGGTGAAGAAAAGGTGTTTTTTAATACACTGTATTCTATTAGCGGAATGGAGAGCGTTGGAGGTGATGTAGTAAGCGATATTAATATAGCCAATCAAATAACTAAGGTTCAAGATGATGGTATAAATGAGATACGTAAAGAATATCTCGAACTGTATTCACCTAACACAGTAACGTATTCAACCAAATTAACCTCCAAGGAGGCTGGTTATAGAGAGATGGGTGTTCTCAGGGATCTATTTACTAAAAAAATGGCAGAGCATCCTGTTGGTAAATCTAAATCATCATCGGCAACTATTGAATCATTTTCTTTGACAGAATCGGGAATAGCCGACAATGGAGAGAAGACTTACAGTTTGGTTGCTAATCATACTGGTGAAAGAGAGGAAATAGATATTGTTGAGGTATCTGAAACAGAGTTGATAAATAATGGCATAGATCCTGGTATTAATACTCCTTCCGTCGATATAGGTGGATATGAAAGTGGTATTATAAGACCTACATTTGGAAGTGATACCAATATGTGGTATCCGAAGATGCTTGAAAATTCAGATATATCACCCGCTTATGCTTCTGTATCTTCAATGATGAAAGTGTTATCAGATATGATAAATGAATCTGGTAATAATTTAGATGATATGCCAGAACAAAAGGTTTGGCTTCTTAATGCAGCTAAAGATATATTGGATAACAGTGGAAAGCTTGGTGTAAAGGTTGAAGGTTATGATCCTAAGACAAGTTACGGTTATGGATATGAGACAAGGCTTTATCTTATGGAGAATGGTAAACCTGAGTTAATAGATTCGTTTGATACTCCTAATGTATGGTTTGCGGATAATGTGTCTAAAGAACTTGCTGTTGCGCCTCAGAAAAAAATAGTTGATTTTGTTGTGGCAGCCATAACAGAGGAGATTAAGGATATGGTGGCGGCAAAAGAAGGAGGTAATTTACCTGCGTCTTTGAATAAAAACGGCAAGTTGATGAAGTTGTTGAATAGTGTAAATAGGGAATAATATATGGAAAATAAGGAACAGACATTGGTAGAGAAATCAGGTTTCTTACCATCTACTGGATTAAGAGGGTATAATGCCGTAGTTCCTACGCGATATGAAGAAGAATCTTCTCTTATTGAGGGAGCAAAAAGAGAGATGGAGAGGATGAAAGTAGGTTCATATACTCCCCCGGTATCAGCCATAAATCCTGATGATGATTCAGAAAAAGGGTCTGATATTAGCGGAATAGATACTTCTTTTGATGTAGACACATCTTTTTCTGGACTAAAATCGGCTCTGAATGGTGGAGATGATCCAAGAAAGAAGAAAGAGGAGTCTTATAATAAGTTAAATTCCATGATAAAATCTATTCAAGATAAATCAAGGAATACTTATTCTGGTAAACAAACGTCTTATGGTGAGGTTATAGCTGGTAATCAACAGTCATCTGCTGTTGATTTTGGTGTATTTGGTAAAGGAAGAACTATTAAGTTAGATGAAGCATATGACTTTTTATCCGATGGGAACATCGGTCTTGCAAAGTTTAAAAGTTATATGCCAGGAAGGGATAATGAAGATTATTACGGAAGAAGGCAAACTACTTGGAATAAGGCTGTTAATGGTATAGGGAAACTTGTCACAAAAACAGCATTATATGGTGTATCAGGAGTAGTAGGTATTATCCCGGCTGCGTATAATCTTATAAAGACTGGTACGTTATCTTCTGCATTTGACAATGATTTTACACGGACCATAAATGATATAGATGAAAGAATAAACCACTCTCTTCCTCATTATTATACAAGAGAAGAGCGTGATATGGGATTTTTGCAGAGTCTTGGAACTGCAAATTTTATTTTTAATGATGTTATTGGAAATGGTCTATCGTTTACGACAGGAGCTATTCTGTCTGCCTACCTTACAGGTGGGATGGGCGTGTCAAGTCTTGGAGCTGTTGGCGCTAAAGTAGGAATGAGAGTGGCCGGAAAGATGGCGGCGTCTAAGATTGCGGCAAGTGCTGTAAAATCAGCTTTTGGAGGGTATAGAGCAGGAGCGATGTACGGCAGGGCTATAGGTAATATGGCCAAGGTAGGAGTAAATACGTTCGTGGGCGCCGGCTGGGAGTCTGCCGTGGAGGCTCAGTCCTTCATGAAAGACTCTGAAAGTAAATACAAGGAATATTTTAAAAATATGTATGGTCGGAATCCTAATCAGTCTGAGATGGCTGAATTTAAGAGTTCTATTTCCGATACGGCAAACAGCATATTTTTAGCTAATATGGGTATAGTTGGATTATCCAATTATCTTCTTCTGGGAAAATATCTTGGAGTAGACACTGGTTTTGCTTCTAAATACATACCTGGATTAAAGGGTGTATCAAACACATATAGGGGATCAAAGAGTTTTGTAGATCGCTATTTGTTTGGATTAGGGACTAAGAAGGTAGCGGGTGATGCTGGAAGATTACAGACGGTAAAAGCAAATTTATTCCAGAAATCCTTAGCTACTATTTGGAATGTATCTAAAAGACCCATATCTGAAGGTGTATGGGAGGAAGGCATGCAAGGTGTTGCTCAGCGCATGGGAGAAGATTTTATTAGATCAAGATATGATAAGACGTATCTTGATGCTACGTCTTCTATAGTTGATTCTTTTTCTAAGGCCATAGCTGAACAATTTACAACCAAAGAAGGATTGAAAGAGATTGGTATAGGATCCCTGATTGGTGGTTTATTTGGAGCCAGAAATGGTGCTTTTGGTTTATATGAAAGGAGAAATAAAGAGCGTACTATTAATACTGATGTTGAGAAATTTAATAGTAATAATGCTTTTACTTCTCAATCTGTAAAAGACTCTATGCGAAATTTAGCCGAATTTAATGCTCAAATGAATGATCCTGAATCAGATTATTATTCTAAATTTGAATTATCTGACAGAATGGGAATGTTAGAGGATACGGCTAACAATTTCAGGTCAATGGTTAAAAGCCTTGACGAAAGTGAGTTGGCTTCTGAAATGAAAGTAGATGAAGAAACTGTTAAAAAATACAAGGAAGATATTATAAAAGATTTTGATAAGAAGTTAGCCAATTATAAAAAAGCTTCTTCTTTTGCTGAGGCTATTACTGCTGAGACTTCATCTGATCTTTATCGATCTAATGTTGCTAATGCTGTGTTTAAGGGGTTGGATGCAGAGGATATAGCAATGCAAGCATCAAATGATATTGCTGATTATGTAAATGACAATAATTTGTTTGATGATATAAATACGTTTTATTCATTATCAAGTCAAGCTTTTGATACAGCTAATCAGTTAAGGGAATTGCGTAATGAGATTAATGATCTGAATGCTGAAATAGAGAGGTTGGCTACAACTCCGAGAAGAGTAGAGGATGGCAATGATACCGAAGCAGAGGCTATAAAACAAAAAACTATTAAATACGATAATCTTAATAAGGAATATAGAAGGTTGTCAGAAGATCTTCTTAGTAGTTATAAAGAAGTATTTTATTCTTTTGATCCTGGAGTATTAGCTCTTGAGTTGTTTAAATCCGAAACAATAACTGCTGAAGATATATTGAAGGCTTATGACTCTGTAGCTTCTTTAAGTACTTATATTGAGAATAATAAAGGAAAGAAAGAAGCAGAGGATTTAAGAAATATGGTGGTGAAATACCAGCAAGCCATTACCCAATATAAGGTTTTACGGTCATTTATGAACTCCATACAGGATAAGAAATTCATGAGACATGATTTTTCTTTATTTTCTAAGTTCTTAAATGATATGGTATCTTCTAATACTAAATCTATAGAAAGTGATCGTTTTTACCAGACAGAGGATAATAATATCAGTTTGGATGAAAAAATAGATGAGCTTCTGAATAATGGAGAAATAAATTCAGATGAAGCATTTACCATGAAAGTATTTGGTCATCTAAACGATGGTATAACTCAGAAGCCGAAAGAAGATATATTGTCTGATTTTGATTATGAGTCGGCAATGGAAGATCTTTTGTCTGCACCTATAGAGGTTAAAGAACGTATCGTAGATAAGATATATACAGGTAATCAAGATCTTTTATCTCCAAGGGAGAAGGAGATATATGAAAAGTATAAACAGGATATTGATGATTATATATCAAATCTTGGTGATAGTCCGGCTAAGATGATAAAAGATTTATCAGATAAAGTTAGGAGACTTACTGAACCTCGATCTGTGTATGAGGATAATAAAGCTATTATTGATATGGCTAAATCCAATTTAGAACCAGATCAAAGGAAGGAACTTGATGATGCTATTTCTTCGTATGTTGATATAATGAACAGACGGGATAAAGGGGAGAAGGTTGACGAAGATAAGCTTGCTGATTCGGTATTTACCATAGAAGATCTTGGTCAGGTTGGAAACATCACAGATCTCCTTCCTTATATTGAACAAAACAGGATTATTGACAAAGGTCGTATTTCCGAATCTACGTTAAGTAATTTTGGGGAGGATGATGCTAATATAGATTCTCTTGTAAATGAATTAGACGAATCTGATAATACACCTGGAGCTAACATAGATAGTGCCCAGAATCCAGAGACGTTGATGGTAAGAAGAATCTCCAATGATGGCAACGAAAGGTATGAAATTGCGGGTCTTAGAGCTGATAAATTTATATCTTCTATAAAATCATTGGTTCCTATTCAAATAAGCTCTGAAACGAACGCTAATGGTACTAAAAGGTATTCTCTTAACATAGGTGGAGAAACGGCTACTATAATTGAACTGCCTTATCATGCGAGATGGTCTATAGACAAAGAATCGGCTCGTGTTCTTAACCGTTACACAGACGTGTCTATTCAGGACGTGGGTAATTCCTATTCTTTGGTTTATAAGCGTCTTGATTCAGATGAGTTGGTTCCGTACAGAACGGGTGTTGGATTCGGAGAGAATGAGGTAGATAAAATAGATCAGGAAGCATTATCTTCTTTGAAAAAAGGAGATAAGGTTAATCTCGAAATAGATGTAAATGATACTTATAATCAGTCTCTTTTTACCGAATACAATGACGCTGTTCAGTCCGGCGATAAAAAAAGAATAGAATCTGCTGAGAATAAACTGGTGTCCAATATGGTTATCAAGGTCATGAGTGGGAACAGATTCGTTTCTGTTGTAAAAGCTGATACAGGAGGCATAGATGGTATAAGTAAAATAAGAAGAACGGCTTTTAACAAGTGGAAGAAGGACGCCGGCCGGTCGGCTACCATCGGCGTCGGCACGCATGTTGTTGCCCAGACCCTTCCTGGAAGACCGGTGTTTAACATGAGAGTAAACGGTCAAGGATATGGTCAGGTAGAAAATCTCCCTATTACCGAAAAAGGTGCTGAAAAAGTATCTGATGTTGGATATGTATTAAATGGCAAAGTCGTGCTTAAGAACGGATCTAAATACACAGGCTTCCCATTTGCTTATTCTATATTAAATGACAAGGGGAATAATTACAAAAATGTAAGAGTTCCGGTAGTCGTCATCAAAGGTAAAAACGGTCTTAATTATCTTTTCCCAGTTAGCCTACGTTCTGTAGAATCAGAGGAAGGGCAGAAATGGATGTCTTTTATAGATACGCTGCTTGAATCTGGTGATTCTGAATTGCTACAGATGGGTCAAGATGACATACAAGATCTTAATGCGTATCTAACCAAGTTAGGTCTTGATCCGGCTTCGTATCAAGTATCGTATTTGAATCCTATTTCAGGGCTTAGAAAAGCTCGTGAGGCTATAGAAAAATTATCTACGGTTCCTGATGTTGTTAAGTGGGTAGAAGATGGAAGTAGGAGCGTGAAAGACATTGTGACGTCTGAAGTAGAATCTGGAATAGATTTCGAAGGTGAGATGTTTGTCGCTCCTAAGATCAGGATTCAGTTTGGCAAATCATCTTCCAGGCCTAAATCGCTTATAGAGGATGATCTTCCTTTCTCTGATGAGGGTAAGACCGTTACTTCTAAGGTAGAAGATGTGGAAGTTTATGAAGAGGAAATGCCAGAGGAAGGGGCTGCCCGGGAGACTCAGCCGGCGCCATTAGCTCAGCCGGCTCCTGCGGCACAAGCTACGCAGTCTTTACCTGGCAAGAAGCGTACCTCCAGGAAAAACTTCTCTCTTATGTTAAACGAAATAGAATCTCATATAGAAAAAGAAGGATTGCCGTCTTATGCTAATATTTTTGATTTTATAGCAAGGAAGATTGTAGGAGGTGATTTGAGGTTTCTTCGTGAGAGAGGTAATCCTAAAAGCCTTAAGGAAGAAATGGGATTAGAACCTAAAGGAACAGTAGGTGATAAAATATCCACTCCTTCCAGTAAAGGTGGTAAGACCTTAGAAGAATACGTTTCTTGGCTTCGTTCTCAAACAGATCAGGTGGTGGTTGATTATGTTGGGCCAAGATCTGACGAACAAATTATATCAGAGTTGAAAAACTTTTTGAAATATATTAATTTTGTTCCAAGCAAGGCTTTGAATTATTCTCTTAGAGTCAATGGCATGGATACCCTAAAAGAATATGGCACAAAAGAGGAAGTAGAAAAAATGGAATCTGATATCAATAGTTTGGTTTCTAAAGTTTTGCCTACGGTGGACAACCAAACTATAGAAGATGTTTCTACTGCAATAAAATCAAACAACTTGCCTGCCATATGGGAGCCCGTGGAAAGCCTTGATATGACAAACGAGGAAAAAATAGAGTTTTTGAATAACGTAGCAGATTTCCTTAGCGGCATACCAGAGTATGATGCTGTCGTGGAGTCTATAGAGTCAGAATCAGATAATATTTTAAATGATGGAAAAGAAGGAAGTGCAGAAGGCGGTGCAGTACGCACTGAGGAAGATGGCGATAAAAAGGGAGATGGAGAAGGCAAAGGACAATCCAGAACAAATGTCGAAGTTAAAGGAAATATCGAATTACCTGGATATGAAGAAGGAAGAGTAGATAACTATAGGAAGAACGGAGATAAGTTCTCTGACATTGCTGAAGTCACTTTATGGCTACTTAGAAGGGCTGCCGGCATAACCTCTATCCCGGAAGGAGAAGAGGTTTATGTAGAGGGAGATGAGGTTAATAGTATTATGACCGATATGGAATCAAGGTATGGTATAGACACCATCAATCACTCGCATACGACTAAGGTTATAAGGGATCTTAACGGCGTATCAGGTTATAAAGTAGAATACGGCTTAACCTTTTTGACATACGATCCTTTTATTAGGATATCCAATCCAAGGGAAGAATATAAGGCTGCGAAAGACGAGCCTCGTATATCCGAAGAACCTCTTACTCACATATCAAGGGTGACAACCCCTTATTTCCTGTACGGCGGTGATGAAGCATATACATCTGTTCCGGCTAAGGTAGAACCTATACCGGAGAAGATAATGGGTCGTAATGGCATTAAATTTGGTATGAGTGTAGTCGAGTTAACCAAATTAGGGTACAAAAAAGCTGGTGGAAACTGGATATATAAATTCTATATGAACTCAGGTGTGTATGATTTGTATAATATCAGTACCGGTGAAGCGTTTAGGGCAAAACCGGATCTTGGAGTTAAGATAAGTTCCAGTGCATTCATCCGCTCTTTATCTCAATCTGGTAGAAAAATACAAAATATGATGAGTAATATGAGCCAGGAAGAGATAGATAGGAATAAGAATCTCGTAGAAGGTTCTGATAATTCGGATTCGATAAATGAGTTAAATAAGGAGTGTTGAGTATGAGAAGGAGATTTTTTAATGCTGCGGATAATTTCGTGGGAGGATGTTATAATAAGTTATCCAATGAAGATATAAAAAGGCTTGGAGGAAAAAGACCTTATGTATGTCAGTTTAATAAAATTCATATACATATAGGACCTGTATTAAAAGATCATGATTCTGATGTTAGTTACATAATGTTTAATAGTAATTGGAATTATGGTGGTTATGAATCTATGGTTTATAATCATAGCAATAATGGTATTTTTATATTAGGTGAAAACAAAATTGGTAACATAGAAGATCATATACAAGATCTAACATATTGGTACGAATATGATCCAAGCATTAATGAAAATTATTGTTATTTTTATTATGAGGCTAATAACAGCGGAAATGCTATCAAGTTGAATGGTGAGTTTGGTGATACCAGTACTGTTTTCAACATTCCCAGCTTGGAAGTCACCACTCTTCGTGATGGCAGTTTGAGTTTTCCGGAGATTTATATAGAAGGAATTTGGGATCCGTCATTGTATAAGTCGGTTTTATAATTAACTTTGCAAAAAAGTTAATTACAATGGGTGTCAAATGTCAGATAGAAAAAAAGGAAAATGAAATAAAACGGGTTAAGGCTCCTAACGGGGAGCCTTCCGTTCTTTACGAAAGTGCTTTAAAAGTATTAGGAAACAGCGAGCGGGCCCTTCAGGTATGGGCTAAGGCTTACACTCCTGGTTTTTTGTCGTATTACGGTCATTGGAACAACCCGGCTCCAGGGGAGATGTTTAACACCGATCCCAATGGCGAACCTCTTTTAGAAGACGTGCTGTCGTATATGAAGCGTCAGACTTATTTTGCTGATCCTTTAACGGCTCAGGATGTTAAGGATGTAAGGGATTTCCTTTTGTCTACTCATTATTTTTTCAATGCGTCTTCATTGTCTAATGCTATTCTCTTCGATTTTTATGTAGATGGCAGTTTGATACTGAATGAGCAGAAATTAAGGAGATCCGGTTTGTATGATGAAACAGAAATAAGTCGTATTTTATCCGATCCTTCTGTTTTAAACGAGGTTTCGACTTCCATGAGAAAGTTAATAGATTCTTCTATTAACGAACATGATAGGGAAAAAGATAATTATTTTATGTCTATTGACTATCAGTATGGTCCTATTGTTTACAAGGAGGGAGTGTTTAACCAATTTGGTAAAAAAGTACCATATAATCCTTCTGAGCTTTATTATGCTATGCGTAAAACAGTAGCCGGCATAAAAAACTTTTCTGAATTTTCATCTGCTTTTGAATCGTTGAGAAATTCATATCCTGAACTGGTTGAGAAATTCGTTTCTGATAAAGAATTTGCCGAATCTATGTTTGATGAGTTCTCATCTACGAATAAGATTCCGGTAATAAACATAGAAGGGGATGATGTGGTGGAAGGCAAGAGAAGATCTTTGTCTAAGCTACAAGATCTTTCTTATTACAATTCCGGCAAAATAGAGTTCCTAAGAGCTCGTATATCAGCTTATTTACATAGGGCTAATGCCGACACCGAATCCGATTTAAGAAGCATGATATGGGATATAGAAGAGGCTTGTACGTGGTTTGGCATAGATATAATAGGGACATCGGAAACTTATGATGGCACAGAAGAATCTTTGAATAAGATAGATAATTTGATGCTGGATCTTGATATTTATGTGGCCAGGCATAATGATGTAAATTATGCTCCAGCGCTGGCATCTTCTATAGATGATGTTCTTGGTGATAGTACAGACTATTATTTTGGATTATTGCCGGAGTATATGGATAATTTGAATATCGTTTATTCTGAATCCGATATAGACCCAGTAGAGGCATTTGAGAAACATTCATTGCTCAAGGTAGGAGATAATCTATATCAAAGGATCAGCAAAGATGATCTTAACGAGATGTATCAAATATCAACAGTATTAGCCAAGCACAACCTAACTCATTTTTCTACTAAAATATATCCTGAATCTTGTTTTAAGAACGGCGTTTTGGATAAAGAGAAAGTACGGAACGTAGATAATAATACGCTCATGGCTTCCATTAAAAAATACGTCAGATCGTTCATGGATTCTCAGAACACAGAGGACATGATAATGACCAGGATGGCGTTTGGGCACCCTGCGGTACTTGACGTTCCTTACGTGGATGTGGATCGGGAGTATAGTCGATACATGAACAAAAAACAAGATAGCGAAAACCCATTATCCTTATTCGATTTATACCAATCTTACCTTGACAACAAACTCCATAAAACAAAATTATATGATAATGCCTATAAGTATCTTGACTTCAAACCTGGTCCATCTTTGGGTCTTATTTCTGATGATCCTGATATTTTGAAATCAATAGAATTATCTTTATCTGGAAAAGACAGGTTGATGTTGTTTGATTATAGCATGACCAGTACCGACCCTTCTTTATCAGAATTGTTTTATTTGGAGAGGTATGACCCTTCGTATGCTGGGAATGATTTTGAACACTATTTTTACACCAGGCACCCGTATTTGTTAAAAGAAAAATCGGGTTCTAATATCGTAGAGCAAGATGGTGTTATAACAGCAGAAGGTATTTATGATAATTTTATAAGAGTAGGTAATAAGATATGGTCTAAAGTAAGCGAGAGTAGTTCCGGCTCTATCTACCAAAATCTAACAGGAACCGAATCGGAGGTGAAATACGATTCTACTCAGAAGGCTAAGACGGTAGAAACCGATTACGCTCCATACCAAAACAGATCTGGCTTGACGCAAGATATGACCGTAAGCAAGTCTGAATTGGATGATCTTAATAAATTGGAATGCAAATAATTTTTGTATATATATAATATATTTTTTCATAATTACGATTTGGGAAGTGAGGCTTGTGAAAGTCTCACTTTTCTCATATATGTACGTATATCAATAACATACAAGAAAAGTTAGATTTTCATTGTTTATGAATTATTTTTGTTAAATTTGCGATATTAGTTTCAGGAAGGGATTATAGAAATAGGAAAAAGTAAGAACCGGACGTAACTAATAACAGTAGGAAATGAGAATCAGTACCATCAAACGTAACAACAGCATTCATATTATGTATAAAAACATTATGAATGATTTAGGTCAATTAAGAACTGTAGTTTCAAAATCCTATATTTATAATCTGATACAAAATCAAACCGGATTAAGTATCAAAACTATATCCCATGTACTTAACCATACCAAAGAATAGGATACGGATTCTTTGTGAAAAGCATATATTTTCATACATTTGTTCGTTCTTTAGTTTTAGTAGGGAAAAGTTTTTCATGGTATTTTAGTTTAGATTAGTTGAGGCAGGATTCGCAGTGATGCGGATCCTGTTTTGATTTACAGCGCTTTACCCAAAAAAGAAAAGCGAAAGTTGCTGATTATCAATTTTTCCCCATAAATGGGGAAAACTACTCGTTGTATATTATATTTCCGTTTTTACTGAAAATCCTTCCATTTTATCGGAAACAAACTCAGCCTTGTTCCACCCTGCAATCATGATCTTTGTTACGTGCTTCATGCACGTATGTTTAACAATTAAATACTATAAAATTATGGGTGGTGATAAAATCGTCCTTTTAGATGGAGCCGGGGCTAACGGTGGTGGTGCAGCCACTAACGGTCTTCTTTCAATGATTCCCGGCATGTTTGCTAATTTGATAGGTGGTAATAAAATGGATCCGAATCTGGTGGCGGCTTTGATGAACGGTCGTAACAACCAGGACGGTTTCGGTGGGGCTAACGGTTGGTGGCTCTGGATAATTGTTTTGTTCTGGCTGTGGGGTGGACGCGGCTTCGGTAACGGTTTTGGAAATGGCGGTGATTGTTGTGCCAATGGTTTGCCGGCTCAGTTGAATAACGATTACGGTCGTGAACTTTTGATGCAGGCAATTCAAGGTAATCGTAGCGCCATAGATCAGATTGCTTCTGCTTTGAACTGTTCTACTACTCAACTTCAGAACGCTATCTGCAACGTACAGGGTGCTATTGATAAAGTAGCTGGTCAGGTAGGTATGACTTCTCAGGCTGTTATCAACGCAGTTCAACAACAAGGTTGTGAAATAGGAAATCAAATCAGCTCTTGCTGCTGCAATCTGAGTTCGTTGATCAATCAAAGCACTTGCCAGACTCAGGGAATGATTACTCAGCAAGGTTTTGATAACCAGCTTCGCATGTTGGAACAAACCAATGTCTTGCAGAACGGTCTCAACCAAGGTCTGGCTAACAATCGTGAGCAAGCTACAAGCCAATTCAATATCTTGTCTGCGAAACTTGACGCCCAAACCGTTATGATCAACGACAAATTCTGTCAGTTGGAAATGAGGGAAATGCAGAACACTATTGCTCAACTTCGTGAAGAAAAAGCGGCTTTGACAGCTTCGGCATTATCTCAGCAACAAACCCAGAATATCGTTGGTCAATTACGCCCGACGGCCGTCCCGGCCTACCCCTCTTGTTCTCCTTACCAGGCTTATACTTGGGGACAGGTATTCGGAGGAGGTTGCTGTAATAACGGATGCGGATGTAACAACGGATGTTGCAATAACAACGCTGCTGTCTGATTTTATTAAGAAAGGAGGCTAATATGGCTTGTGTTTCTAAAATAGGATCGTTGTATGAGATGGTTACGAAGAATGTTATTGTCAGTACGACAAATACAGTCTTCGGTATTAACCCACGGGCTTGGATCGCCCTTCCGTGTGAGGGTCTTATCCTTCTTAAGATAAGGCAAGTAGTCCCCACAGCCGGAAGTGCTCTACCGGTACAGATTGCGGTCCCGGCAAACAGCACAGTTTCAACAGTAGGAGCCGACACCTGTTGCCCGGTTACGGGAGTGAATGTCGTGAACCCTATTAACGTAGCTGTCACGGGTGCTGCTATGGTAAATGGCACAGAACGCCTTCTGTACTTCAATAAAGTTCGTGGCGTGTTAAGATTAATGGATTGTTGTGTTCCGACAACAACAGCCCAGGCGTCTGAAGTTAAAGCAGGTAAATGATTTCAGTAGGGTGATGAAGATCATCACCCTATTTTCACCTAACTAATATTTTGATCATGTTTTCAGATTTGAAGAAAGGGTTTCAGGTACATACCCTTGATACTAATACAGTACCTAAATACGAATTGGGAAAGGTAGTAGCCGTATCCGAACCCAGGTATCTTCCTCCTCAGCCAGGTCAGTATCAGGCGATGCAGACCCGCGTGGTGGATCTGACGGTAGAGCTCACTGGCGAAACCAAGACCTATACGGTCCCGGAATCCCAGAATGTGGCTAAGGCTATGGGCATAACATTATCTACCAGCATAGATCCGATTATGAACGAACTGAATGCTATAAAAAACACCAGTCAAGACATAATAAACAGCGTAGATGCCCATCGTGCCAAGATAGAGGCTTGTGAATCTATATTAGAAGACATCAATCCGGCATTCAAACAAACGAGAGAGCAGGATCGTAAAATAGCTGGTATAGAAAATAAGGTGAATGACCTTACTGATTCATTCGAAGATTTAAAGAAGTTAATTGTAGAACGTTTGAAATAAGTGTAATATGATAGTATATGATTTAAATTCAGGACACAGAGAATATCCTGGATATGACGAGATAGAAGACAGACGAGGTGGAGGCAGAGGCAGAAGCCGGCGTTCTGATGGGACGTACATGGGGTACGGTGGTGGTATTTACGACCATTACGGTATGCATGAGAAGATGAAGGAAATGGAAGAACGCGAAAACGAGCTGGAAGAAAGGGAAAGAAGGCTTGAAGAGCGCGAACGTCGTCATGAAATGGAGGACCGGGAATACCGGAGGATGGGTTACGAATCCTACCCGACCGATTACTATGGAGACGACAGATACTACGGTGACGGACCTCAGATGCGTAGAGGTCGCGGACGTGGCAGAGGTCGTTCTTATTGAGGAGCAGACGCAGAGGATCCAGCTTATCAGAAATATGTAGATACTTACGGCTACCATTTTTCTAATGCTCTCGCTGATGAGGCGGTAAAGAAGATGGTCAACGTCGATGGATCCAAGAGGATCTGGAAGCAGCCGGAAATAAAAGATATTTTTGAAAAGTGCGGAGCGAAGAAGCCGGATAAAGCGACATGGGGCGATGTCCAATATGTCTTTGCAATGTACTATTCGGATGGTTTTCCGAAGGTCTTCAAATGTGAGAACGAGTTGGTGAAAGCTACGTTAATGTATTTGGATGATCCGGATGCTCCCGAAGGAGTAGCCTTTATAAGATGGCTTGCCGTGCAAGATTACCTCGGCGAAAAAATAAACTGGAAGGATCTGACCTGAGATCCAGATCCAGGTCCTTCCGGTGGTGCGGGAGCCATAGTAAAAAATATGATTCCCGCATTCCCGTTTTTCCCGTTTGGAAAAAAAGGAATAAAAATATTATACCGGTCGGCGGGCAATAGAATACCCGTGGCCGGTTTGTTTCACATAACTTTTTTTGGGATATGAATATAGCACACGAATCTAAATCGAATAAAACCCCATTGTATTTAATAGGAGAGTTGATTGGCGTACCGAATACGGTTATGGACTCAGCATTGCATGAACTGAAAGATAGAATAGACAAAGACCCTAAATATAAAGATGTTAAAAATTGGCTCGAATCTTTACCCAAGATCTGAACCTATTTTTTTTCAATACCAGGCCCGATGCGATTTTAACGTATCGGGTTTTTATTTTAATTCATATTGTTTTATTTTAAATCTAATTAATTCATGAATGTCGTACTTTTGTTGAAAAAGTATTCTATATGGAAAATAAGGAAGATTACGTTGGTTACGAGGATCAAGAACTGTGTAACCGGTATTACAAAGAGGCTGAAGCCATGAGGCAAAAGCAGGACTGGTCTCGGCTTAGGGCTGTCCCTGCTCCGGCCAAGGGAACGCCATCGCCCGGCTGGGGTCAGCTTGGACGTGGAAATGATGTCCGTGTTAAGTATGTTAGCATCAATTCAGGATTAGGAGGAGATAGGTTATGACTGTAGAAGAATTGGCTAATAAAAGATACGGTGGCGAATTTGTTTTCATGTTTGGTCATCTTGAAGGTAGAACAAGATTCGTTTTTGAATGCTTTGATCCCAGACCTGATCACGAAGGTAAAAACACTTATATGGTTTCCTATTTTGATAAGGGACTTCGTAGAAGAGATGTGGTAGATGTGCCGTGTTATATGAATATTTTGCCAAAATAATGGAAACATTAATCTTAGATGTACCTGTATTTTCCGGTAAGATTATTTCTCCTATCTGGATTAAAGCCGTAAGAGATTTTCAATCCAAATCGAAGACAGAAAGAGACTCGTATTGTTTGATTTGTGGATGTACAGGAGGGTGTAACTTGTGCGATGATATAAGTAAATATAGGATTTCAGAACAATTAAAATATTACAAATAATGGAATTAAAAGATTCAGTCAGGGTAATGACTAAAGAAGAGTTCGAATCAGCAATCAACGAAGATATTAAATTCGTTGAAGGAATTAAGCATTTTTTTAAACATGATGATGCTACGAGGGTAATGGAACACGTAAAGTCCGTGTTAGAGGCATCAGTAGACTACCACTACCCGAATCATCCTGAACCTGAAGCAGAACCTGGAGACATGGGAGAGGTTTCTGATGGATACCATACTTTCAATGAATTGTATCGGTACCGCATGTTGTATAATGCCGCCTTCTTTAATCTATTAGCCAGAAACGGACAGGTTGAAGTTTGCAAATCAAGGAGACACAGCGATGGAGAAAAATGCTTCGGTTCTGATGATTGGTTTATTGTGATGGCGATCCTACCTACCGGTCAGGTATCTAATCACTATGAAAGCAAATACTGGGATTTGTTTGATGTTCCTGAAAGAGAAACCGCTTTCGAATACGATGGCCATACACCAAATGAAGCCTCCGACAGACTTGAAAAGTATCTCAAACTGCCTCGTCATGGCATGACATTCGAACAGGCTTTAGAACGGCTTAAATTAGGTCGTAAGATAAAAAGAATCGATTGGGGTAAAAAGTATATCTGTATGTTTGACGTAAATATATTGATGATAGATACAGGTCAAAAAGTAGCATCAAATTGGAATCCAACCGAACATGATATTATGTCTAATGACTGGGAGATTGCGGGATGAGTTTGTTTGTTTGTTCAAAATGTGGCTGTATAGATAATACAGCCACATCCTGTTATTGGGCTCTTATAAGACCTTGTAAGAATCGTATTTACGATAAGTCGCTAAAGGGATATGAAGGCAAGCCTCTTTGTTCTGAATGTGCCGCTATTGAATATAGTAAGGGAGACGAAGTGGTGGTAGTTCCTGGAACGTGGCATGGTAAGTTCAAGAAAGAATGGCCTACTGAAGAAGAGAAGAAGCATATTGGTAAAAACGGTATTTTAAATATGTAAATTATGTGTGATAAGGAAATTGTTGTATGCGCAGCTATATGGGTTCAAGATCACAAGAACAAGCCTCACGGTCCAGTAAACATACCATCCGGAACCGTATTTTGTGGATTGAGACATTGTTCTATCATTTCTCAGTTTGCAGCTTATGGTATTGCTCATAAAAACCGCAGTGTTCAAGGATTTTTGACAAGCAAGAATCGGTTTCTAACAAGAGAGGAGGCATCTGCTCTTGTTAAGAGCAATAATCAGGAAATGGTAGTAGATAGGAGTGCCATTAGAGAACAATTGTATTCAGAAGATCTATATTAACTAAAAAACAAAACAACATGGGGTTTAAAATCAAAAAGTCAATCACTTATGATATGATGGACGACAGTCGGGTAGAGTACGAATTTGATAATACCAATGATTTAAATCATATCATATTTAAAGGTAATTGTAGAGAACCTTTTTCATTCAGCAGAGTACTTGTTGAAGAATTAATTAAGACATTTGAAACCATACGGGATAGATACTCTGATAATTATGAACTTAAGGTCTATCTTTACAATTGTATAATTCAACTGAGCGTAAATCCAAAGGATCCCAGTGAATCCTTTTTTGGCGTATATGATAGAGATGAGATGAAATTGATATACGGAATAAAGATCAGTATTCTGAAAGGAATGTTTGGCATATGATGACTAAACAAGATATACAAGCAGCAGCATCGTATGTTTTCCGAAGCAGTTTTGTCTCGGAGGACCAGACAAGGAAAACAATGGTAAAAGCCGGCAATAACGCTACCAAGATCCTCGTCAAGACCTTTAGAGGCAAATTGTTCAAGAAAGCTTTTGAAAGAGCCCGTAGAGGAAAGGATATCAGTTCTTTTGAAAGACAGGAAAAAGAAAGTGGTTTCAATTTTCTTTACAATCCTAATAATGGTCGTATGCAAAGCGGTCATATTATAATAGATGGAATTGGTCTGTTTAAACAAATAATTCATGAAAGGTAAAAAAGTTGATATTCGTTTAGGCAGAGGTCTGGCGAATCAGATTAAGATAAACAAAACCATTCCAGTGTCTCATAAACCAAAAGAAGAACGTCGAATGATGTTTATTTGTGGTGATGATATTGCTTCTCTTATAAAGCGGTTTGAAAACGAATCAAAGTAATATAAAGTCGGACATGTGTCTTGTCCGACTTTTTTTTATATATTTGTGGCATGGCAAGAGGTTATTATTGGATACCACAAACAGATGAAACGTTAAATGGCAGAAGCTATTACGTGGCTAAGATAGTAGGAGATATCACGTTTGATACTAAACGAAAAAGAATCGTATTTCAAGCTGATAGGTATTTCCCTGTAGGATCTGTTTTCCATTTTACGCACAATTGCTTCAATTATATCATAACTTGCCGACTTCGTAAGCCGGGGCTTTGGTTTGAAGCCAGGAGAGAGGATTCGGGCCCTATTTGCCCTGAAGATATTGAGCGCTTTGAATCGGGAAGGTTTATACACCGAGATGGGTACATGCATTACATATAAGCTGAACTTGACGATTTTTCGTCAGATTATAATTTTTTTTTCATATTATTTTTAAGCCATCAGACTGAGAAGTTAGGTGGCTTTATTTTTTATGATATGCTTTATTTTTAACTACCTTTGTCTCATAACAAAAATGTTTTATCATGGTATCAACGTGTATTATTAAAAGAGATAATAAAAAGAAAGTTGTTTCTGTCTCTACCAGATCAGGGGACAGGTCTATGTTGTTTGATAAGATAGCATCTATTCCTCTTATGGAGAACAGGGAACGGGCTACTACTGTTTTTAAAACCGTATTTTCTAATAAGTTCTTAAAGGATTTTGGCGACTGGAGAAAGAGAGTGCCTATCAACAAACCGGCTTATAATAAGGTTAAATCCAACATTGATCTTATTCCGGAAGCTTATAGAGAAAGGGTACTGGATAAGGCTTCTAAGATGAGCAACCCTATTCTTGTGTCAAAATCAGATGCACCTTATGGAATCCGAGAATCGGGCTTTGGATTCTACAGCCAAGATCTGGGTGATAATATTATGTTGGTGGATGCTATGGTTCCGTCAAGTATTTCCGTACCGGAAGGACCTGGAATAGACGCCGGGCAGTATTTACAAGATGCTATATCTTCGGACTTCACTCCCGTATCTATGGTACAGGATAAGGGTGTTAATTATATGGTTATAAAAGACGGTCTTAAGATATTTAGCCCAGAAGAGTTACCACAGACAGATTCTAATCCTGTGGGTGTAACGTATCATACTGGAGAGCCTCGTTTGTTTTTCATGAACGATCGTAGTCAATTATTTGAAGATTACGGAGAAGCTCTTCGCTCTGGAGGGAATGATATTAGAATAGGATTCTTATCCGGCACCGTTCAAGAATCTGCCGTGGATGGCGTGGCAGACATTACTTACAAGGCTGGAAAGTATGTTCTTAATAATCCCAAGTCTTTTATACCGGTCATGACCGCTTCTGCTTCTACTTCTTTATCAACAAAAGGTGGTATAATTAACTACCTTATAAAGAAAGGTCTTTTGTCCGGATCCAAGATATTCGATCCGGAAACAAGAAGCTATTATATTACAGGAGAAGGACATACAGGACAAATTAGACTTTTCAATTCAGCCTTATCCTACACTGAGCTCCGTAATCATTTTGGTTCCGATGTTTCCATGAACGACCAGGGTATGATAACCATAAATTCATTGGATAATAGTAAGGTAACTATGAGACTCGCCACCGGAGGAACAGAAAGAGTTAGCAAGGAGCAGATAAAGAGCGATCTTAAGTCTGGAAGATACAATGAATTGGATGCTAAATACGATCACTTTGATGCGCTTGTAGTTTCATTTATATTAGAAGACAATGATCTTTATGCTGATACTAAAGCTAAGATAGTATCGGATTATAGCCAAGAGGAACGTAATCAACGAAATTCTATTGTTGAGATACTGAAAACGCTGGGCGTTAGTGTCGTTGGCATGACCGATTATATAGAGAAGTACCAAACCAAATACGGGCACGAACCTTCTGCTAAGGCATTGGCGGATATTGCCAATAACGTAATAGCAGTTGGTGAAGATGCTACTTTATCTGATTTAGTAGAAGAAACAGCCCACTTCCTTGTAGAGGCATACAGAGATCAGAATGCTGTTGAGGCTGTTCTGCAAGATGTGGAAGGTACGGAAGAGTGGAACCAATATGCAGGTCAGTATTATAATACATACGGTAAAGTATATGAAGGCTCTGAACTTGATAATGCTGTTAGGAGAGAAATTCTTGGAAAGATCCTCGCCAGGGAGATGCAGACCGGCACAGCACAGGCGCCGGTAGAGCCCACCTCCTTCCTGGGGCGCGTCCGGCAGCTTTTCTCTGGAATCGTAAGCTGGCTTAAATCAGCTTTATCAACTCAAAGACAAGATTTGAATAACGTTATTAAAAACATTCGTGATCTTGCCATTACTGACATAGATAAAGGATTTGACACCTCTCTGTTAAAGGATAATGACTTTACATTATACTCCCTTTCTTCTATGAACAAGAACAAGTTTCTTGAGTCTAAGATCCTGGCATTAAGGAAAACATTAAGAGACTTACGTCAGATAAGCTCTGATAGGGCTGTAACTACGTCTATGACCCTTGCTCAGCTTAAGACCATAGAAGATAAGATAAATAAGGTAGAGACCGAAATAGACAAGAATGAGATGGCGGCTGCCATGAACAGCATGATCTCTACAGCCGAAGCTCAGGTCAGATACTTAAGCAATGTGGTGAACACCATCCTTCATGGTGATACCAAAGACGGTAAGCTTCACTTCAATACCAATGATCGAAAGAACGTAGATATTATCAACAATCAGGTTCTTCCGATCATGAACGATCTTCGAGGATATATCCGTAACAGAAGTACCGAATTTGATGAACGTGAAAAGCAGGATTATACAAATAGGATCAATACCGTCATTGCCGACATCAATGGTATTCAGTCTGATATTAAATCAGTACAAGACCTTGATGAAAGTACGTTGCTTGATAAGTTAATGAACGAACTTCATGTGCCGGCAGATAAGGTAAAGAGAGTAAAAGAATTTTTCGACAAGGTTCAACACGATGTTTCTTGGATAAGTAGGTGGTTCGGTATATTAGAGCATTCTTCCAGTCCGTTCAATAACGCTCTTGGAGCTATGATTGCCAAAGACAATTACAATGCGATGGTGAATGCCCAGCCCGCCATATCCGATTTCCTGGCATATGCGAAAAAGCATGGTTTTAACAAATCTGAATTTGAAAAACTGCTTCAGAAAGTAGACGGCAAAACTTCTAATTACCTTCGTAGTGCTCTTGATATGGCTAAATACGATCGTAATAAGAAGCTGGCGCAGATGCGAGCGTTTGCGACTGCCATGAACATAGAGATATCAGAAGAAGAAATTGGTGATGTGGTTGACAATAACCGTAATTACGTATTTAAAAGAGAAGTAGTTGACAAGGATGGAAATACGGTTACTGAAAACGCTAAATTCAAACCATCGTCTGATAGGGTTAATACCGATATTTTTACCATCGAGCAGGAAAAGATCTATACAGAGCAGATGGAAAAGTGGGATGCTGAAAATTCGGAACTGGAATTTAGCGAAAGTTATGCCACAAGAATGGAATCCATATACAAAAAGGCTGAAGAAGAATTAGGGTATCCGGTTTCTCAAACAACCAAAGAATATCTTAATGCCCTATCCCGGCAAAAACGGATATTGAGGCAGCCTTTTATTGATAGCGGTGGTAATTTTGATGAGGTTGCCTATTTTAAAAGCAGCAATTACGAAGAAGAAGGACTGCTTCGTAAACAACGTAAGGAAGCAGCTTCAGAATACATATATGTAGGAACCAGGAGAGTGGAAAAAACCGGCGACCAACTTAAGATGGCCAAAGAAATACAAGCTATAAATGAAGTTTGGAGAAAGGAATCAAATAATGCCACTAATGCCGTATCAGAATCGTTTTTGCAAAAATTAAGAACGATTCAGAGCGAGTCTGGAGGAGAAGCTGCGCTGAAGACACTTATGTTGGGAGGTCACCTGTCATTCAACGATCGGTTTTGGAATGATGTAGAATCAGAACAGTCGGCACGTACCGAATCAAATAACAAGGCTTCGTATCTTAAAATGGCGCATGATATCATTAGTTCTACGACAAGTGATAGAGATGCGACTGACGTGGATTCTATTGTGAAAGATATAGAAAAAAATAAGGCTATTATCAAGGAAATAATCGGAAACAATCGCGATGTGGCTGATATCGGAGAAATTAACGAAGCGACATTTACCTCATCCGAAAGAGATGCTTTTAGGGCCGCATCTGAAGCTATTGAAGCCGATTACGCTATTTTGATAGATTATGCTAAGATGGTGGGTCTTGAAGATATTGATAAGTACCTTACTAAAAGCAGTAAGGCTGAAAACGAAGTAAATCAGTCTTATTTAAATGCTCTTGCTGACTCCAAGGAAGTGGAATGGAAGTTCGTACAACGTCATACTACGGCGAAGAAAGCAAAAAGGATTCAGGCTTTAAGGGATAAGCTGTTTAAGGCTGCTGATAACCGATATCTGTTTACCGTATCTGAAACCAACTACCTGTCAGAAAAGCTTGGTATAAGCAAAGAATTAGACGGTAGAGATTTCAGGAATGCTGTTAATGCTAAGATGGCCAGCTTATTTTTAAATAATACAAGAGAAGAGGGCGTAGAAGAAGCTAATGCTATTGTTAATGAATTTGCCAGAAGCCAGGTTTTTTCGTACTATAAACGCATGGCGCCTACCGGATATGCAGCTATGATCGACAAAATCGGTCGAGGTGAGATAGATGTGGCGCAAATGGTTAAGGACGTACAAAACGGTACATCCACCCAAGATTATGGCATGGACATATCGTACTTGTCTTTCGACCCTGCAAGGGCATGGGTGGCTGAATCTGAAGCCGAAAATAGCGGTCGTAATCCTGATTATGTAAAAGATCATGGGTATGGTCATCGAATGCCTAAGAAAAGCCTGTATCGTGACGAATCGTATTTCAATGACTTTGGTATCAAGTATGATGCTGACGGTAATGAGGTTGCTACTAAAAACGTAGAGCAGTGGAATATGATTCAAAAACTCAAGGAAATAAAAAGACAATCCCTTGATCTATACAAAGAGCAGAGCCCGAACCTGTATGCTATTCCACAGATATCCAAACAAGATATAGAACGTGTAGAAGGATTGGGTATTAACTTCAAAAATACGGTTCGTAATTTTGTATCAGATCTGTGCCTGGACAGAGTAGACGATTCTCTATATGGTAAGACCAGGCAAGGAGAAGTGTATGATCCAGAAGACAGGCTTAGGTCTATACCTAAATACTACATATATGAATTGGAGAACCAAGATGATGTATCTCACGATTTTGGCTACTCTTATTCGATGCTTATGATGCAATCATCGTTATACAACGAAAAGCAGAAGTCTATAGAGCTTGCCCAAGGACTGGAGCAGATGTTACTAAATAAACAATTTGAAGGTGGTAAAAAGGCTGAAGCAACCCAAGCATATCAGATGTTCAGGGACTTCTTCAACGATCATTATTATGGCATTAGGATGAACACCAAAAAACTTACGGTGAACATCGGAGGATATACGGTAGACCTTACAAGAATTATGATGGCTGTTGAAAGATTTATGTCGGTTATGAACTTGGCACTGTCTCCGTTTGTGGCAGCTACCGGCGCCCTGACAGGCCATATCAACCTCATCATGGAATCAGCCGTAGGACAGTATATAAGCAAAGATTCCCTTAAATACGCATCGGCTGAGTTTTCCCGTCTTGCGCCATCTTGTATAGCAGAAACCGGAGACATAGATAGGAAAAGCAAATTATATGTCATAGGTGAGAGAATGGGGATATTCAATATCCGAAATCGTATGTATGGTGCCGGATACAATAGAGCGGCCAGGACCTTAATGCGTTCGCCTATGTATGCTTTTATGGAAATCCTGAACTACCCTCTTGATCCGCAGGTTATGATTGCTACTATGGACAATGTTCGTTATTACAAAGGCCGGTTCTACACGTTCCAAGATTTCAAGATGGAAAAAGAACGCAATAAAGAACAGAGTACCATAAAAAGAGAATGGAACGCATTAAAAGATCGTACTTTATGGAGTATGGTAGACGTCGTGGATGGAAAGGTGGTTGTAAAGCCGGGATCGGGTGTTACTGTTGAGGAAGTTGAAACCCAGATGGCTATAACCAGGAATCAAGTCCGTAGCTTGTCGCAGATATGTAACGGATCTTTGAATGAAGAAAACCGAACTGCCGCATCGCGCAACTGGATAGCCAGGTTCATGACCGCCCACCGAGGATGGTTGGTGCTGGCGGCTCAACGTCTGTGGAAAAGACGTGGCTTCAATTTCCAGACAATGCAAGAAGAGGAAGGGTTGTCAATTACGTTAAAGAATATGATAGCCAAAACATTTAGCTTAGCTTCCGAGTCTGGTATGAAAAACATCATAGATGCCTGGAACGAAAATAAAGACAATATGAATGAGGTAGAGAAAACCAATATAAAACGTCTCAGTGTCTATGCCGGCACGTTCCTTATCATGCAAGCCGTATCCATGCTTCTTGCCGGATGGCGTGATGATGATGAAAACGAAGAAAGTTGGCTTACTCAATTTGGATCCTATGTCGGATTCAGAACCATAAACGAAATAGCTTCACAGATGCCGTTTATTATGGAGCTTAACGTGGTAGATATCATTAACGATCCGTTTGTTATGGGGCGAAAACTGAAGGATCTTACCGATCTTAGGAATTATTCACTTGATAAAGTAACATCCGGTACATACAAGGGAGAGTCTAAGTTATTTAGGCAACTCGCCAAACAGACGTTTATCAAACAATGGTATAATATCAAGACGCCGGAAGACGTAGCGCGTGCCTATAACTGGTGGCAGCAGACGAACAACAAGTCAATGATGTTTTTCATCGGTGCCACTCCTGATTCAGAAGGAGACGATGATGTGAGCTACAAGTAGACGAAGAATATCGGACTTGCATTGTTTTTGTATGATTCCAATATGTTATATTAGTATCGTCAAAGAGTAGATTGTACGTTTTTTGTTCTTACTTGAAAGATTATGTAGGTTAAATTTTTTCTGAAATTGTTTTCTTACCGGTTCTCAGTCAGAGATGATAGGGAACCGGTTTCTTTTATGTTGTCAATTATTGCTATCTTGCAAACAAAAATCATGAGACGAAGATTTCAAATAGGGATGGGGGTAAATCCCTCGCTTATAATCAATAAAGGCATATACATCCAACATGTAGATGGAGGATTATATACAAAAGAAAATTGGTCTAATAAAGGATATTCCAATGATCTATGCAATGGAATAGCTCTTGTAGATAAAGTGTGTTTTGTTATAGCCACCGAATATATTGGCACATTTAGTTGGGGTAAGGATGGAAGAGTAGACAATGTATTTGCACAAAATAGTTCTTATATGGAGACCGTTAAAAAGGATTATTGGGGGCGTGAAAATCAGAATGCGTATCTTGAATATGATACCAGTAATGAAAATTACGCTTTTAATAAAGCTAATAGCTATTTATTTAAAAATGGTCAAAATGGATATGTAGGTGGCGCCGGAGAGTTTTTTTGATATCATTGTATGCGAATGAAATAAACGAATGCCTTTTAATGGTAGGAGGTACGATAATGAGTAATAAAATGTGGACATCCACTCAATCTACACAATTTACCTATTCGTGGTATTATGATATAAACATCCAAGGAGATCATTTGGATACAAGTACAAGGAGTAATCCACGTTATGTCCGCCCCTTTACCGAATTAATTTTATGAAATTATGAGAAGAAGATTTGAAAATAATGCTAAACTATATGAGTATAAGATAGTTAGCAATTGTATAGGGGGGAGGGTAATCGTAGAAGGAAAGAAAGTAGGCACCATTCCACAGGGCGGGCAATTTATCTTTCTGTCTAAAAAAGAACGGCTGGATTCCATAAGTGTCCAAGGCGGTGTTCCAATGGAAGATAGGCAAGAGATCGATAGTCAGGTTGATACGACAGAGGAATTGCTTGAACAGGATTCGGTGGTTCTTGCTATTGCTTTAACAACCTCTCCTTATTATGGATTTAGAGTAAGTGTGATAGCACCTGATGAGTTTACGCTAAGAACAACCAATAGGATTAATAGAACCTTTTTAATAACAAGCTTTACTCCACCTGCTGCTATATACGGTGTAAACTTTGGTGATCCTATTGTCCTTAATTATGATAGTTACCAATATGAGATGCCAGATCTTGTAATTGATGGACCTCATGATAGAATAGTTAGGGCAGATCCTAATCTTACTTGGGTTGTAAGATGTACAGACGCCGACTTTAAACCTTTGCCATATCCAGAATCATGGTCTGGCCAAGGTTTAAATTCTATGTTCTTATCAGATATGAAACGTCTTGCTCCTGGTGATCATCATGTATCATATACAGCTTATATTAATTTGGACTTGATAAATGATGGCGGAAGTAAAGTTCATACTGAATATCTGATATTAGAAGAAACACTTAATTTTACGATATGACAACAATCCCCAACCGTACGCCTATTGTATGGTTGGGGATTGTTGTAGTTACCATCTTTTCTTGTATAAGCAGAACATGAAATAAGTTTCTAAGCATTAACTTCATGACCTCCCCTATCTGTGAAAACTAAACCAATACCTTCTATGATATGTCCTACTACAGGAGCTTTGTCAAATTCCTCCTTCGTAGCCCAAGTAGCATTATCAGGCATAAGATCCTTGAATGCGTCCGAAACATCACCTTGACACCAGCAGTTATTTGATGTAACAATGCCTTTCCCTTCGATATTGATATACATTTTTCTTCCACCACATCCAAGGCTGTTCCATCCGCTCGGTACGTTTTCCACCATAGGCTTAAGCACCCAGCTTTCACCGTCTATCCTAACCCATCCTGGATCGTCTTTGTGCTTGTCGTACAAGTTTTGCCAAAAAGAGCATTCGTAGCACCACCCCCTGTCTTCCATGACAGTTCTTATCTCACACCTTTCAAATCCATCTGCATCCATCGTGTGCGGAGAATGAGGCTGGTGAGGAGTGCCACATTTTGGACATATGAGTTTTAAATTCTTTTCCATATTATTTAACTTTTACGATCTTAATAGAATCTCCGATATTGTATTCCCCTTGGTATCCAACGAATTTTATAAGCCTATTATTATAAAATATTGAAATTCTTTCGTCTTTACCATAATACATTATACATCCATCTTCTAAAGGACGTAAATCATATATAACCCATCCGTTATTAACCTGACTATCATCATGCGAACATGATGATAACACAAGTGCCATCAATAAAATAAAATACCTCATATTATTTTCAACATAAAAATTTATAACCTGTTTTTACAGCTTCCGCTTCTTCTCTCGTATCAAACATTAAGATAGTAGTTGATTCTGTACCTTCACAAATGTAAGATACTTCCACCCACCACCTAAAAATTCCAGAGCCATAATCATCATAGTACGGCTCAGAAAGAATCTCTTCTACATACCCATCCAAATAATTCACGATCGCTCCTCCTTATTTTTAGATTCTGCCTCTTCGAGTATGCTGATCACCTTATCAACAATATCCGAATCAGACATTTTCTCAATAAAAACATCCATTGCCTTAGTTATATCATTGGCTTCTTTTTCTTCAAGAGCTATTTCCCCACCGGTAATAGCATCAGATAATGATGTAGATAAGTGTCTTATCTTATCAATGCTCATAAACGTAAATGGATTACCACCCCAGCCACCACCCATTTCTTTCATGATCTGATATCCACCTGAGATAAGTCTGCCTGATGTCGTGGCCAAGGAGGATACGATTAGGGACAGTACCGCCGCTTCCGTCCGCTCCTCGGACACACCCCTCGACCACACGGCTGCCCTTATAGCGCCGGCCAGGTCGTCTATGTATGGCATGAGGCAATCCTCCATCGCTTGTGTTATATCAGCTATAACCTCACTACGCTCTTTATTTATGTAGTAGATAGAAGCATTGTACCTCTTTATCTCTTTGTCCATATCATTTAAAAGACGCTTGATATTGTGCTTATACATAGGACTGGTTTTAATTATTTCCTTTAGTTTAAGAATGTAATTATAAGCCTGGTCGTTTACGAATAACGTCATGGTCTCAACCGTTGAATGAAGCGTGTTAAGACTGTTAAGAATCTTATCGAAATTGTTTATCAAATAAGCTTTTCTGGCTTTTGCTGCATAGTTAATCATCGCATTCAAATTTTAGATTTTCAAGTTCATTCAATTTTTTCTTAATAAATTCGATCAGGTGCGCTCTCCGTTCCTCTGCATGTTTTAAAGCTTCTTCTTTGCTCTCAAAAGCATCCATTCCTATTTCATAAGGAGTGAACCTATCAGGGATGTCGGCTAACAAAAGACCACCATACTCTTCTATTTTAGCTTTTACTTTTCTTATTATACCGTTTCTCAGGCACGCATCCGTAACCCATATAAATCTATCACATTCTTCTAATTCCCTTTCGTACAATTCATACCATTCCGGCTTAGGGAATCTTAATGTGAATCTAATTTCGGTATCTTTCTCTAAGACATTAATATCATATGCCTCCGGCCACAGTTCTTTTATGCTGTCTTCATCTTCAGCATACGCTACCAATACAAATGAATTATCGGATTCTGCACTACACCAATATGGATATTTTATAGGCCATTTGACTGGACGGTAGTCGTTGTCGCAGTCGGATTTTTTAATGTAAAATCTTGCTCTAATCATATCGTTGCTAATCTAATAATTTTTCTATTTTAATTAATTTTGATGATAGATACATATTCCATTTTCCTCTGCCTCTGTCACCTTTTTCGTTTTGTTTTTGGATTGTCAAGTACAGATCTCCGTCTTCACATACTTCAACTTTTTTCAAGAAGCCTATCATTTCATCTCCTGTTTCGTGTAAAATACGGATCTTATCTCCTTCTTTTAACCCATAATTGGAATCAAAGTATTCTTTTTTGATTCTATCAATATTGTCTTTATGGTTTTTTATAGCATAAAGCTCTTTTCTTAATAAATAATTTAGTTGTTCTATTGTCATTTCTTTTCCTCCTTGTTTAATGGTATCAACCCTTTTCCATGCTTATCATACCACAGCATAGCTATACAGTTCCATGCACATTGTGCAAGATGAAAACATCCTGTATCGGAATCCACTCTTTCCCCTTTCATGTATTCCATTAGGTGTCTGGCAGCCGCAGCACGATACCGTTCAAACCCGTTGTCAAGGTTCTGCCATTTATTGGGTCCGTACTTCTTTGCACCAGCATGATAGACTCTTACAATATCCTCAATCTCTTTCATTGGAAGCAAATCCCATCGTAGTTTGTCGTCAATGATGTCATTTTTCACCGATTTGTTTTCTATGGGGTCTTTGGTAAGAATAATATCCATAATATCCGTTTCTATGACGAACGTCTCCCCATTGCAACAAACCTCAGCATATTTATCATTTACTTCTATGTCTGATACTGCCTCCGCTATAGCTCCTTTGACGATTTTAAATTCGGCACTGATTATATCATCTTTTAATATGCGAAAAATAGATCCTTTTGGATAAAGGATATTTTTAGTATTATCATCCATCTTTTCCATTGCTTTATCGTTGTTTTACCTCATTTCGATAGCAATATAATCCATCTTCGTCTTATACCCTATCATTTCTGTTTTTCTCAAAATACTGTTTTACGGCTTCAATCGCCTTATCGTCATCAAAAGCCTCTACAAACCCCTCATAGAATCTATTTCGCTCCATAGAGAACGTATTGCTTCCATCCGGAATGGTTCTGAACACAACTACCTTCTCTCCATCTACGTTCGTTCCTATGATGTTGTTATGGAGAATAATAGAATACCGCCCAGAGTTTTTGTTCTGGACGACACTATGTTCGAGATTGTAGAGTCTAAGTAGTTCTCTTATTTCTTTTACTCCCATATTATTTTACGTTTTTAGAAGTTACAGCCTCTTCTCCCCATTTCTTTACATATATAGATCTCATCATGTTCATTAAATTAGAGAAAGAAGAGATGGTTCCCATCTCTATGCAGAATGCAAGATTAGACTGTAGGGTTTCAAGTTCTTTCAACTGCTCCTGTGTAGCCCTATTTCTTATCATGCTTTCATGCTCATTAAATACAATCCAATTTAAGCCTTTAGCCATCTTGGAGTAATCGGCATCCGGAAATCTTGATATAGCTCTTGATAGGACATTGTATTTATCACCTGCCTCTATTCGGTTTAAGATAAGCTTATCTGTTAACCACGTAACAACCTCAGCATACAACATAGGGTTTAGTTCCATAGCTACAAGCACCCATATATATGGATTACACATAGTTCTCCTATTCTCTCCTCTACCCATTGTCTTATAAGCTCCCATTTTTTTCATCACTTTTATAAGTGACTCTTTTTCAACAGATTGTATAAAACCAGGAAATCCTGATTCTATCTTATATCCTTGTTTTTCAAGGATATAGTAAACACGTTCCGCACTCTCCTTATTAGATAGGATATTCTCTATTCTCTTTTCATTCCACCCCATCTCAACCCTCTTCTTCGTATAGGCTTCCTGAAGGTCTGTTAAGGACATAAACGAAGTTTTAGTGTCCTGCTTAATTATTACGCCAAATAATTCTCGGTCTTTTGATACCATTGTAACATTTGTTTTCATAAAATATAACACATAAAAAATAATACGATACAAAAATATGTATCGTATTATACTTATACAAATATACTGTGTTAAATTTTATTATTGTATTTTTTATACTATGCGCCTATCGCTGCCTCTAAATTCCCTATAATACCAGTTTCTATGTCATCGATTTTATCATCAATGGTTGAAACCGCATTCTCTAAATCCCCTACAATACTTTCCATATCATCAACAACCGCCTCCATATTAGCTACAGCCTCATCTGATTGATAATATCTTTCTGTATCTTGTAATGACTCCGGCATATTGTCTCTTGCTTCTGTCTCCTCGTCTAAAATCATATCAACATCATCCTTGGCTGAATCCAAATTATGCCTGACCTCTAACAGCTTTGATTTGATAAACTCAAGATCTGTTTTATGCTTTTCCAAATTGGAAATAATATCCTCTATTTTCTTACGTCTTTTGCTGTTCATGCTTTTATCCTATTATAATATTCGATAATCTTTTCTTTCCTATCTCCCGGTTTTACCGCCATATTCTCAGCCAAGAACCTAAAATACGACACCGGTATGTCCTTGAATCTAATTCCTTCATATTTTCCAAACCACATTATTATACTGTCAAGATCGTCTTCTCTCCTACCATCTCCATTCACAGATTTAATCGAGGCTGCCCGACGAAGGATCTCGTCTTTGGTAATAATATCACCCATCCTTATATTAGACAGAAGTTGATCGCCGGCAAACATACACCAGCCCTTAGAAGGGAATTGCTCGATTGTCAGGTCTTCTATCCGACCAAAGCGCCTCATGTTGTCGCAGCAGTCAACTATCAGCGCCTCTTTCTTGTCAGGATGGATGCGGACGCACCTGCCGAGCACCTGGTAATATGTTGAATATGAGAATGTTGGTCGTCCAAACATCACACAATCAAGTTCGGGAAAATCAAATCCGGTAGCAAGCGTTGAATAATTAAAAACCACCTTCAACTTACCTTCTTTGAAATCGGATATGATTTGCTCTCTTTTCTTTTTGGTTGTTAGCGATGTTACGACACCGGTTATGGCTCCCATCCTGGCATTCATGAACTCTGATATTCTATTACATGATTCGATAGAATCCATGCAAACCAAAATAGCTTTACGCTCGTTCATAAGTTGAAGAAGGCGCTTGTAGATAGAGTTGTTTAAGCCGTTTCGTACGATGCTTTCTTTAATAGATTCGTTGGTATATTCGGCTCCGGTACTGTTTAATATCAGAGCCGATTCATCAAACGACCATCGTTCGTACTTAAGAGGGCACCAAAATCCCTGAGAAGTTAGCTCTTGTATTTGAGTCACATGAACTATCTTCTTAAAGAAATTATGCTCGTCTTTCGTCAGCATATTAAGTTTGCTGTAGTTTCCTTCCAGCATGGAGCTGTAGGTCCGGAGGCGGCAGGGCGTGGCGGTGAAGCCCAGCACCTTCGCCTCTGGGAACCTGTTCATAAACTCCATAAATTCAGAACCTTCTTCAGGAGAATACCCGCTATGCACCTCATCTATCAATAATGTGTCTATCCCTATATCTTTCAACCTTGCTACGTCTTTCTTTATGCTTTTAAGTGTAGCATAAGTCATAGCCGATAACTCTTTTTTTTTACATGAAGCAGAATATATGGTAGGTTTAGAACCGAATGATACAGCCTTCGCATAATTCTGCTCCAGAATCTCTTTAGATGGCTGTAATACAAGGATAGGTCTTTTTAATTCATGAGCTATCTTGCTAATTATCAAAGACTTCCCCGCTGCACACGGCAAGACTTCTATGCCAGGCTTCTTAGATCTTCCTGTAAGGAACTTAAGCCCGGCATCTACTGCCTCTTTTTGGTAAGGTCTAAGTTCAAAGCCCATCGCAATCTATTTTACTGTTTTTTGAAAGTTCTATTATCGCCTCTTTCAACATCTCCCTTGCTTTATCTTCGTTATCTTCAAGCAAGCATACACTGCACGATATGCCCATACGATCCCCATAAGCCTCGGCATTACCTAATGTGAATGCGCAGCAGTAATCATAATCCATGTTTTTTGCTACGGCAATAAACTGATTATCTTCTATCAGTACAGCATATTCAGCATCAGTTTCACACATGATAATGGCTTTATCTTTTTTTATAGACAACACCTTGTTTCTGAAAAGTCCGTTATAAATCCATAGTTCTTTTCCTGTATTTTTATAAAACACAGCCATATCTTCCTTGATTGTGACTTCTTTTTTCATGACTTACTTGTGTTTAACATCAGTAATTAAAATGTATTTTTTAACAATATCTTCAAGACTCACAGAAGAACGTATATATGGTTTTTCTTCGTACTCATATAGAACGTACCCTTCTTTTATGTCTAATATCTTAATCACATGCTTGCCTCTTTCAAATGGATCCTCAAAGTAGTTCTTATGTTCGTATCTTTGACCTACTTTGATTTTGTCAGTTTTCTTCTTCATCTTATAACGATCTACTGCTCTACCTGTTTTTATGAAAGCTGTCGTGAGCAAGTATAATAAAACTAAATACAAAAGGATCGCTACTCCACATATTAGATCTTCTTTCATTGGACTCCCTTTAAGTAGTTAAACCATATATCCTCCAGCTTCTCCTGAAGTTCAAATGCTTTCTTGAAATTCCCACATCTTACAGCAACGTCTCTCATGTATTCTACGTTTATAACTTCCGGATCTTGCCGGTATTTTGTTCTTAACTTTTGAACGTCCTCGTATTTCATCGTTTTATCTTTTTAGACGGATCCCAATCCGAAGAGAAAGGGCATTCGTTTTTGTTATGTAATCCAAAGTCACAATAGTAACACAGTGCTGACGGGCAGGGTAGCTTGTTTTGCGGAACAGGCTGGCTTAGGGTGGCACGCCGCTTGCTATACCTGGCTCCTTCTGCTCCCTGGATGTATGCCTGAAATGTTTTTACACTATTATCTTCAAAATCATACATTTTAGACAAAGTGTCATTTAGCATCTCTATAGATTTTGTTTTACGTTCCTCATCCACCTTAACCTTTTGGTATTGTCTGGTCCTGGTAAAGAAATAGATGTTCATATCTGGCAGAACTCCACCATATTTTCTATAGATGTAAAACGAATATATAGGATGCTGTAAATTCGTTTCCAACTTCTTAGAATCAAAAACCTTATTACCTGATTTCCAATCTATGACATAATGGTGAACTACGTTCTTGCTTTTTATAGCCAGATGAAGGTCTACCGATCCTACTATGTACACATGAGTATGAATTACTCCATTTATGTTAACAGGCTTAGGAAGACGGTACGGCAGCACAAAATCTTCTTCGACTCCAACTATAGCGCCGTGTCTGATAAGTTTCTCGCAGGGATTAAGATCACTATCAGCTATCATAAACCTATTGCCGTCTTTTTTGAACAGATCCACAATCCAAGCAAGAAGCTCTCCAGATTGCTTCATGGCTATCATCATATTTTCCGGTGATTGCCAAGGTATGTCTTCTTGGTAAGCATAGTAACTTATAGCTTCCCCCAGGTCTTTGCCAGAAGGCTGTCTTCCGTTCTTGAAGAAGTATTCCAGTGTCTTATGAATAACCGTACCATAAGACGTAGCTTCTTGTTTTTCCGTAGACCTTTTGCCCTCCACGTAAGTTTTATACCATTTCATTGGACAAGTAAGAAACGTATCTATCTGGGAATAAGATATGGCAAGACGTTTCACACCATTAAACTCCTTATATAGCAAATGCGTTTCCGGGACCATCATAAGTCATTGTCTTTAAATCCTTCCGGGTAATATACGACATACTTCTTACCGTCTTCTGGTGTCATGGCAAACTGCATGTAGTTATTACGATTACGATGCTTGCCATCCAATCCTCGTTTCCAATACAGGATACCGTCTATATCCACATAAGATCGGCCGCGGTCGGCTCTAACCACGTCCGTGTGTAGCAGATACCCGTCGGAAGACACAATCCACACTTTATCCCCTTTGCTTAAATAAGATATTCTTTTTCTTACAACAACCCTTTTCTTATTATCCAATACAAATTCCTCGTCAGTCATACTCTTCATCCTCCTCTTCTTCTGTTTCAAAATCAATTCCATAATACTGATCATAATGCTTGGTCAGTTCTTCTGGTTCTAAATCTTGTCCAAAATCCATGTTAAAAATATCGTAATTAGTAAAGCACTGTTCCTGCCGGCAGGAAATCTATGAATGCTGCTTTTATTTCTTCAATTAGGCCCAAGTGTAACCCTGGGCCATTGTATTTATTTTTTTGTCATCTCCTTTTAGCTTCTTTAAAGTATCTGCAATCGGAAGCTGATCAATGACTCCCAATGCCGGAGCGACGGTCTTAACAACATTGTTAAGGAAATTACCGGTACTGTTCTGACCGCCGTCAAATACCGTGATATTTCCGAGGTTAATGTGCTCAAATGCCTTAACCTGTTCTCCGGCAATTTCTTTCCACTGATTAACCATCTTGTACTGGATGGCGATCTGAGGATTGGATTCTGCTGCTTCCACCATAGCCTTAAATCCGTCGGCTTCTGCCATCAACGACTTTTTCTTACCTTCGGCTTCCGCTTCCAGCTTCATCTGAATAGCTTTTGCTTCCGCCTCTGCTTTTGCCAAATGTGCTGCTGCTTCAGCATCGGCCCGGCGTTTGATCTTCTCGGCCTCGGCATCAGCTTGCAACATAGCCTCCTGCTTCTGAATTTCAGCCGGCACAATCTTTTCAGCTTTAAGCGCAGCTTGAACCTTCTTAGCTTTAGCTTCTTCCACTTCTTTATCAGCAAGCTCTTTTGCCGTTTTCACAGCCGCTTCCGATTTAACTTTCTCTTCTCCGGCTTTCTTTTCTGATTGAGCTTTGATAACCTGCAATTCTGATTCTGATACAGCAACCTCTTTCTGGGCATTGTTGTAGCCTACAGAAGCATTTTTCTCAGCCTCAGCTTTCTTAATCTGAGCTTCAGAGTCTTGTATTGCTATAGCTGCTTGTTTGTCAGCTTCAGCTTTATTCTTTCCAACTTCTTCCATTCTTTCGGCTTCAGCTTTGTTTACTTCAAGTTCCGCCTTAGATCTTGCAATCGCTGATTCCTTGTCAGCCAAAGTCTTTGCTATAGCCGCAGCCCTATCTCTATCGGCTTGAGCTACACCGATCTGTTTTTCTTTATCGGTTAAAGCCAAAGCTACTTCTTTTTCTTTCTTTGTTTCAGCTACTACCGTTTCTTTTTCTTTTTCAGTATAGGCAATTTGAATCTCTTGCTCTTTTTGGGTATTAGCTACAGCCGTTTCTTTTTCCTTCTGTTGTACAGCAATCTTAATAGCACCCAGCTTTTCCTGTTCTTCGATATTAGCCTGTGCTTCGTTCAGAGCCTTGCTTTCAGCCTCTTTACCAAGATTCATGATGTAGCCGGCTTCATCTCTGATGTCACTGATGTTAATGTTCAAAAGATAAAGACCCAATTTATTAAGTTCGTTATCAATGTTTTTTCTTGCCTTATCCAAAAACTCATCCCTATCAGAATTAAGTTTTTCGATTGTCATTTCGGCAATAATCAAACGCATCTGACCGTAAACGATGTCTGTAATAAGATTTTCAGTAGATTCGGTATCCATCCCCAAAAGTCTTTCTGCTGCATTTTGCATGATTTCAGGATTTGTACTGATAGCTACTGTAATAGTTGTAGGCACATCTACTCTAATATTCTGAGATGACAAAGCACCGGTAAGCCTACAATCTATTTGCATAGGCTCCATAGACAAAACATCATAGCTTTGAATAATAGGCAAGACAAATGCCGCTCCACCATGATATAATTTTGCCGACTTCTTTTCCCCACCTGTCTTACCGTAAACGACCAAGACCTGATTAGGCTTACATCTACGATACCTTGATAAGACTCCGATGATTGTCAAAATAATCACTACAGCTAAGATGGCTGACACGTACATAATTGTTGTCATAACTTTTAAAATTTAATTGTTGATAAAAAAATTAGATAATTAATTCTCCTTCTTCGTATTTTATATTCACCTTGTCACCGTTTTTGTAAGTTTTTCCAGACAAGCATCTTACTCTCATTTGCTCCTGTCTTCCATTTTTCGAAATATTTACCATATAATGATTCTTCCCTGATCTAAACACTATCTCCACCTCTCTGCCATTTAAATCTTCCGGACATTCGTACACCATTTCTTGCTTTAACTTAAGAAGTAACTTATATACGTAAAACAAAACGATAAAGAAAAACGACCCTATCACAACCCCTACTAAATGGGAACCCGAAAAGTAGGTAGTCCAGCTATATCCAAGAATAAAATGTGTTATGCCCTTGAATGATATGATGTCCGACAAAGACATACTTAAATCAGAAGCATCATCAATATCAATATCCGTATCCAGATCAGATCCTAATATCGACAACAAAAACTGTATAACAAAAGCAAATGACGCTATTAAAGCCATGCATAAAATTATGTCACTTCCCATATCCTTCTGTTATTATTTTGTAAACAAGATCAGTCATATCTTTGATGGTCTCCATATCATAATCATTAATAACAATATTGAATTTTTGTTCCACCATCACTTCCAGTTCAATTTGATCGATAGAATCTAATCCAAGTTCTTTAAACGTCACATCTTCTTCATGAACTATATCTATTTCCGAATTAAGAAACTGAGTAATAATTATATCCTCTATTATCTTTCTGATTCTTACTTTTTCCATTGCTTTCTAATTTTGTTAAATAAATACGTTTTTATGTTTTTCAATCGCTCTTTGTCTGTTTCAGAACTTCCGGTAAACAAATAATCCGGATTGCCTTTAGCCGGCGGCGTAGGCAATTTAGATACGGCAAACAACCAATCCATTTCCTTATTCTTCTTAGACTCCAAATAAGGCTCGGTAGCGATCTTAAATTTTTCAGCTATTAAGTCAAAGAGCTTTGAATTTTTAAGGTTCATATGGACCGAAAAGGCCTGAGAAGGCGGTTTCCATATGAAGTTACATAAGCTCATTGTATAATCTCCTGACTCTGCTATATAAGATTCCGTTACCTGAAGTATGACCTCTTTCTTGAATGAGGTGTTACCCATAAACCAACACAACCTGGATTCCGCTTCTTTTCTGCTGACACCTATGTCTTTTGAATACGATTCGTACATTCCTATCATAATCTTCAACGTTTCCAGAACCTCGTCTGTCATCTCCGGTGTCTCTATATAATTCACAAAAGACGTTCCTTTGTTGGTCAATCTCATCACGCCTGATTTTAATTTCTCAACCAGGCCAAGCTCTATATACCTCCCAGCATCTTTTTCCAGCATGGCTTCGATCATAACCGTATCCTTCTGTCTTATAGCAAGAAGATTAGCCAGATCATTAGGAGTCATGTCTGATGCTGCAAGTTGTCTGAAATTGATGTACATGCCTAATCAGCTTTAATAAAAATAACATCCTTACCATCCTCCCTCTCTACGTGATTACACGGGCCTGCGACTACATCTACCGACCCGCATGTAATGTGGTCATTAAATATACATCCTTCACATCCTAAGTCTGGCTCTGGAGCATCCACACATTTTAATCTCACAAGTCCGGCATCAAACACTTCTCCTACTTTAAATTCCTTCTTTTCCATATTTCCTCCTTGTTTTTAACTGTTGTACCCTTCTTTGATAATCGAATTTCTACCGGTAGATACCGACTGTCGAAGATCGTCATGTACAGAATCTACCGTAGAATACTTGTTTCTGGTTGTAAAAATCACTTCCAGCATCTCCTTGTAATCACCTAAAGCTACTTCATATCTCGGATCTACTTTGGCTTTTCTTTCGGCCTCGGCATTACTCTTAGCCAGCTCTCGGTCAAGAAGATCTTCTTTGATTCGGTCAGCAATCATATCAAGTTCTTTTTTTATGACTTCTCCTGCTGCCCGAAGTTGACCTTCTACGTCGCCAAGCTGATCTTGGACGGTTCCTATTTCTTTCTTTAGGCGATCGTATTCGTTAATCATACCCATATCACCTGCATAGCCGGAAAAGTCCTTGATTATTCTGGTTCCTTCTTTAAGGAGTTCAATAACTCGTCTTTTACGTTCTCTGCTTATTAAAGACGGAAGACGATAATTCATATCCGCCACCGCCTTATCATGTATGGAGTTGATTAAAAACATCTCTCTTTCATCCCCTGCAAACTCAGTAAGAACCAAAAGGAACTTACTTATCAGGTATTCGTTTTCTTCTACTGTTAGTCTCATGGTTCTTATTTTTTTTAATACAATGACTGTTCTTCCTTTGTCTCTTGTTCTTGATCTTGATTGTTCGTAACGTCTTCCACAGTATAGAGCTTGGGCGGCGTCGGCGGCTGGTTGGGGTTCACGAACTTCGTCCCGCCCTCCCCGTACATCCATCCATGTCCCGGCAGTATCTCTGGGTGGATTGTATTAGTAAGCTCTTCCATACTAACTTGCCTTACCTTCAGTATATGATGAAACACCAGTCCGGCTGTCCTGAATGATGTTTTGTTTTCAGTTTTAAACCTATCAAGAGTCTGATACCAATCTTTCCCAAATATCATATACTTATCCAGCCCGTACCTACGAGGATTGTGCAAGCCTATCATTAACGTACATAACTGACCCAGCGTATCAGACTGGTAAAAATCAGAAAGACGCGGAGGCTGCTCTTGTGGGCTTTTTATCCTTCCTTCTATTTCTCTGTTGAATTGGGATATGATGAGGAAAAATATGTTTTTATATACTAATTTAGCTTCGTTCATAACCGCCACCAAATCATCTATAGCCGACTTAGGATCTAATCCCATTCTTTTTATCAAAGCAATATGATCGACTTTAAATATTATAAGACGTTTGTCTTTATGTTTGGTAGCTATATGATACACAGCCGCCTCAAACTCTTTTACCGTACACGGAGCATCGATGTATATTATATTATTTCTGATTTCACCTTGAAGGATTTCAAACATCCTCATCTCTTCTACTGTATTAGAATCTTGCCTTCTTAATATTTCAGGAGCCCGCTTTTTCATATCCTGGCTCATTCTACGAAGAAGAAGATCTTGAGGATTCATTTCGAACTCGCAATTAACAAGAAAATAATCTTCTGCTTGCGGGTTGATCATCGGATTCATCACATTTTCCAATATCTTTTGGGCCACATACGATTTACCTACAGATGGCCGGGCTCCTATGGCAATAGCATGCTGAGGGAAAATACCTCCAAGCAAAGCCTCATCAATATAATCGTATCCGGTTTTAGCGGGGATAAGCTCTCCCCGCCTGTATTTCAAGATATTCTCATACGCCTCTTCCATAACTTGTTTAGAGGTCTTGAATATCCTTCTTATATCTATCCTATTTGCTATCTCCTCTTGCATTTTTGTCACCTTTCGTATCCGACTTGGATCCCCTATTAGCTTTTACTGATTTATACCTAAGACCGTTCTTGGTATGAGAACAATCCTTGCCTTTCCTCCAGCCCTTGCCCTTCTTCTTGTCCGTTTCGTAGTTTTTACGACCAAGCTCCCGGCGTTTGGCTTTCTGTTCCGGTCTGGCATTTATCTCCTTGTCCTTTTTAGCCTTTTTCTTCCTGGCTTCTGGATGAGTCCTGTAGTACTCTGTTGATCTGCCCATGTGCTTATATTTTTTTTGATTAATAATAGCACAAAGATAGGCAATTCGCGCCCTATTTCAACCTGCCGTAGCTCATATCAGGATCACACCAGACATACCCATCTTTCTCATCATGGAGATACTCAGGACATCCTCTACATGCGCTACTTCCTGACACTATTTGATTGTTCTTATTAGGGCACTTATCTCCAGGCTTATGCCATTCTATTCTCGAACCTGATCGTTCTTTGTTTACATGACAGAACTGAAAGACTTTTCCCATCGTCTTCTCGCCAAACATACCTATATGTGTGTACTCTTCCGGTATAGATAGAAATTCAGATAAATCTTTATACATCCTTTCCCGTTCCTCCGGCGTAGACCATAATCTGTCAAGTTCGGCATGGACTCTTATCTTAAGAGACCTCAGTGATGGCCCCGCAAGCCGGCCTTTAGCTTTTCCCTTATTCGGCCCTGATTCATGAACACCGACATAAGCGTTGCATGGTTTGCACATCATAACCATCCCTAAGCCTTTTCTGCTATATATTTTATCGGCATTTACCAGCTCAGTTTCTCTTCCGCAATAAGGACAAATTTCGCCTCTTAAAACCCGTTGTTGGCGCTCATTAAGTTCCATACCCTATTCTTTTGTTTTTCTTTAAACTTTTCATACAAACTGCTTTCAGTTTCCATTTCTGAGATCTCTACCTCTACGTCCTCTCTTTTGAAAATTACTTTCTTGGCTGTCGGATACGCACATTTAGAGATACGAATAGCATTACGAATAGCGTAAACAAAATACGTTTCTGGTGACGATTCGATCACCACTACCTCATTTAAAGTATTTTTATAATTTTCCATATTATCTGCTTGCTTCAATTATATAACCCGGATGATCTTCACACGCCTCTTTGTATTTGATAAGAAACTTAAGAAATGAATCATAAGACCCCCATCCGTTTTCTGGTTCGTATCTCAAAAGACTCTTTCTCTTGGAGATCATAATATATATACCTTTTGTGAGTATCTTCACCATCTCCTTAGTATCTATTTCCCTGCCCAATTCTTCCGGTCTCCAAACATAATCGTATAGTGTTTCTTTGTTTTCTGATACGAATATTTTTTGTGCCATCTTGTTCATGTTGTGGGTGATGTTTGCAACCCATTTACGATCCTCTTCTTTCTTCTTGCTCTTAATATAAACGTCCAGGCTCATAATATTTCTCTTTTACTTTGTTATTAATTATCAAATCTGCCACATCATCTCCGTCCCCTACATTCTCAACACTCTGAAGATAGTCCGATACTTTTATCCTTGACTTCATCATCATCCCATCTATCTTTTTACTCCATGTGTCAAATGCTTGTCCTTTGTCCGGAAAAGCTACAGTCTTTCTATCTTTTAAAACATCTATCACTTCCGGTCTTAAGTTCTGCAACCCACCGGTAGCTACAAACAACTCATCTGGTTTATTCACGGCGCATATAATAGCCGTCTTTTCTGACTCCACCAAATTAACTACCTTATCTGGATACTGGCTTAGAAGATGTTCTCCAAACAGGCATTGTCTAAACAAGAAGTCTCTTGCATGCAACGAGTGATAAAACATGACATGAGGTCGCTCATTGTCACCGTCTTTTTCCTTCACTCTTTTTACATCAATCTCATTCCCCTGGCTGTCGGTCTTTATATAAAAATCCATAATCTTGCCGGTTCTGCATACAAAGTCCTTATCTATCTGCCAGAATATACAACACCCTTTCCATCCCCATAAGTCCATTGTTCCAACATGATACCTTCTAAATACGTCAGATACCCTTTCTTTTCCCCATAGAGACGATAAAAATCTAAATACGGTGTTTCTATCGTCTGGAACTACAGTCCTCTCAAACTCGCTAAAAGGTATGTAATTTACAACGTCAGGATTTACAGGAGGACGATAAGCTCTTATGCACTTATTTCCCGAAATCCAAAGATCTTTGTCACCTACATCCTTGCCGGTAGGTCGTTTATCATAACCGCAAGTTCGTTCATGATCGCATCTTCCAAACTCATTGCCAACGACCTGACCGGTCGCCACATCAATATAAGGGGTAAGGCACCGGCTTTTCCCGCAAGCCGGGCAGGTTAGCTTCAGTCGGCTCCTGCCCGGCCTGCGGTCAAGTTGAAACCGAGGTACGTTTTCGTATTTTCTAAAATCAAGCATTTTTAACTCCTCTCATTGCTTTTTATATCATGAACCTTTTAGATATTTCCTCTGCAATATCATATACAACCGTATGATCCTCTTCATTGTATGGTTTATTGATATTCAACACTCCTTTTCTCACTTTGAATTTCTTATCTTTTCTAAGGTGATTCAACATACCTTGTTGGAACACACAGTCCGCCTTTTCAAGTGCTACACTGTCTTCTGTCCATTCTTTCAGCGTATATCCTTTACTGCTCGTGCTTTTTGGAGAAAAGTTCATAATACGTGCATCAATGCCATACCATGCTTTAACCATTCTTCTTTCAGCTTCCAATTGGAATGCATATGATTCCCATATTCCTCCCGATTTAAAGTCAAGAATGACCACTTCTTCTTTTTCCACTTCTCTTACTTCCTTCTTCGGATCACCTTTTTTGAACTGTCCGGTAGCCCTTTGATACACGGCTCCAAAATAACCTTCTTCTTTGTATTTGAATGTCATTTTAACCATCGCATCTATCGGCGTAGCTACTAAATAGTCTTCTAATGACAATATTCTTTCAATCATCATCGGCTTAACCTTATACTCTGAACAAAATTTGGCAAACTTCATAATTCTGACAATCATATCATCAAGATCATCAATACTGTTAAAAAACCGATCAAGATTTTTCTTAGATATTTTCAGCTTGCCTTCTTGCACTGTCTTAACTACAAAGCTTCGATTTAAGACCATATCTCTACCTGTTAGGTACAATCCGTACAGATAGTGCATGATCGTTCCCCTGTCGGCTTCATACTGTGCCACCTCTTCCGGATTGCGACCAAGCATCTTCATCTCTTGCTTCCATTCCTGAAGTGCGGTCTTATCATCTACATACCCATCTTTGATTAAAGTTGTTACCGAAGCATATATCTTGGCCGTTCCATCATCCATCTTCCTTACATAAAAACGATTGTCGTCTAATGTCAATCTTACGAATTTGGGAGTCTCAATCTTCTTTAACTCATCACAGATATAAAACGGTTCTAACGTTTCCTGATTTTCTGTAAACGGATTCGAATCCTCTTCTCCAGGGTTAGGAGCGGCTTCCTCCGCCGGAGCTTCCGGTTCCTCCTTCTGGGCCTGCTCTGTCTCAGGCGCCGGCTCTTCAACTACTGGAACCTGTCCGCCTCTTTCTGCTATGTCTCTGTTCTTTATTAAAGACATAACCTCCTTCTTCAACTGCTCTGGTGTTTGGTTAGGATCTGACACCGACATCACAACATCGTTCATTCTAAACAACGTATTTCCTTCTCCTTCCACCATAGGGACAAATCCTAAATCTGTCAATATTTTTATTTTCTCTTTCATGATCTTCCTCTAATCAATTCTTCTTTAATACAATGTAACACTGTTTCCACTTCATCTTTATCTCTATCTTTCACTGCGATAGCTATATCCTTACCATAACTTTCTCTCTGTATGTGAGCATAAAAGATAGTTTCATCGTCAGCTTCTATTCTTATTTTATAAAGTTTTCTCATATCTGTCAATTATTTCAATAATTAATCTACCTCTTTCTTTAATCATTCCCCTGCTTTCCATATCCAGCACCTTCTTTACCGCATACTTCCACACAAAAGGAAATTCTGTTTCAAGTTTATCAAATTCCATCCGGTCAAGATACATGTCGAATACCGTATGCTCTGATTCATGAAGGAAAACTATATTATCCCTGCAAGTGGCAACCGACTTATATAACCTTTTCGGAAGTATGTGACAGACGTTACATACTGTAGGAAAATGAATAGCTTTACCAGTCATAGACATTCGAATAGTACTCAACTCCTCCAACATAAGACGAAAAAACCCGGATAAATCCGGGTTCTCTAACTTTTTCTTCTTGCTGCTGTTTTTAATGGATGTAATTCTGTCTTTTTTCTTCGGAGTCAACTCTTTACTCCTGCAAGCCTGGCATAAGCCATGACTTCTTATCATCACTTTTCGTCCGCATCTTTCGCAGACGTACAATTTCTTTTCCACTCTCTATATTTCAATACAAGTGATATAATTGAAAAGGATACTGCCGTTAAAGATAACGTATATGGTAAGTTCATTAACCATCTCGGTACTTCTTCGGTCTTAATCACTATCAACAAAGTAGCACCTGCTACTACCAATAATACAATTGCCGTCGCAAGTGCTACACGGGAAACAACATCACTCATCAGTTTTCTTTTCTCCCAATTTTTCTACACCTTTTTGCAGATCGTATTTAAACACTTCAATGATCTTTGTTTCAGCAATAGACTCGCAATTCCAGTCTCCCAACGTACCCTGCATACCTTTAGTCAACACAGCTTCGGCGTCTTTAGGATTGCCGGCTTGGACATACATATAGCATGGCGTTTTCTTTTCTTTACCTTTCTTTTCATCCAGTGTAATGTAATTCACCTTGCACTTATACCAGTACTCAGCTTCTCCGTTGAAAAAGATTTCTGACACTTTAATAGGGTTAATTTTTACAACCTCGAAAGAATTGTACAAATCCTTAAAGATCTCCAACGATCTTGATTCTGCCTCTGTATAAGACAAGGCATCCACCAAATACTTTTCAGTTACTTTCTTTTTTTTGCCGTTCTCGATATTATCAATCTCGGCTTTTACCGTAATTTCAAACCAGCGATTCATTGTATTAATATTTAATTAGTTGATTTCTTTCCTTTCTCTATACTATTTTTAAATCTTTCAGAACACCACTGCAAAACGTCCATCATCATCATCTCATTATTAGATAAGATACCTTTTATAACTAACGCCAATTGATGCTGTGACATTCTTTGGCTCATATCAAATCTTCTTTCCTCTTCATTTACTATCGTAGCCACGAAATACTTACACCCCTCTAAGTGCGTCAGGGCTTCAATCATAGCTTCTTTTATCTCTTTTTCTTCCATTATGTTTGTTTTTTTTGGGCAAAGATATGTCTTTTGATAATAAAAAAGATTCAAAATGATTTAATTTAGCTTAATTACTGCTCTTTTGATTCGTCCGGTATAGGCATGTCAAACTTTTTTCTGATAAACGACTCTGTTTCTTCATTGAATGGATAGGCTTCCTTAATAAAATTCATAGCTACCTCCATATCACCGTCTGCTATATCTTTATACCTTTCAAAGATACCAACCAGGTCATTGTTATATGAACGCTCTTGTTTTATGTTGTACACGTATTTCAACACCCTGTCTTTAATTTCATTGGCTTTTTTCACGGTGTCATTGAAGGTATTTATACTTGTCAATTCAGGGTTTTTATTTTTCTCATCTATCTTATCAAACTCTTCCTTGCTATATCCTGTTTCTCCTTTAACAGCCGGGCAAACACCCTCCTTCATGATCCAAAACTGTTCATACGATCCTGCCAGATATCTCGATTCTGTTTTAAATGCATTATACTTGACAAGCAAATTAGCCACCTCAGTTGCACCTTCTATGGTTCTAAAACCGATGCCGATATCTTTTAACATAAATACCGGAACTCCAGTTCTTGGATACACGACTTCTTTTTTGTTCTTTATATTCCAGTTTTTAGCTTCAATTGGAATACCTTTATTAGCAAGCTCTTTGTCTATATACAGACTTATGTCTTCGTCTGTCAATGCCACAATCTCATCTCTGCTTAAATCAAAAACTGTTTTCATTTTTCTTTATTTATTAAATTAAACAACTTACTTCTTTGTTCAGGCTCCGTATATTCTACCCATATATCGGCCGCCACATTTCTAAGAAATTCCATAAAGTCTTGATGATCCCTGTATTCAGCAGAATCAACTTTTCTCACAAAACTTAGAATTTCCTTTAACATCTTATTGTTTTCTTCAAGAAGTTCTCTGTCGGTCATAACCTTTCATATTTTCTTCTTAACTCATTTTTACCCATTTGGCATTATCAGGTATTAAATCCTTAAATTCTTCTGGGATTTTCCCTTGATGCCACCAATCATTGGAAATGATTTTTCTCCCATCATTTGAAATAGCCTCCATCATTCTTCCTCCCATACCCATGAATCTTCGTGTTTTGTTGTTTGTATTGGGAACAAACGGATTAGCTATCCATGATTCTCCATCTATAATCAACCAATTGGGATTATTCTTATTCTCTTCATATAGTCTGATCCAAAACGCACAAGAATAGCAAACTCCATCTCGTTCCATAATAGACCGTATAGGACATTTACAAAAATGTTCTGGATTCATGCTATGTATATTATTTTGCCCCGACCCATCTTCGCAGCCGCATTTGGGACATATTTTCTTCTTTTCGCTTTCCATATTGCTTATGCTGTTTTTAAGGTAATAGATCATCTAAATAAGCCCATGATTCCATTTCATCTAATCTGTATAAAATACATCCTGGACGGCTGGATATAAAAGTTTTGTTCTCTTCCAATATACCCATAATTGGACTCTTTGATCCTATTGTTGATTTCTTGGGGAGAAACACAATAAAACGGTGGCAATCTGGAATTACTGTTATAGAATGCCACACGCTGTTAATGCGCCACTCTGCACCAGCTTTAAAAAGAGGAATAGCATATTCTTGTTCCATGTCTATTTAGTTTTGAATTAATGTGAAAAGAGCAATTATAGCCGCAACTGATATAATAGATAAAATAACGTTTGCCAATGCATGCTTTAAGAGGCGCCTTTCGAGATTTGCGATATGCTTTCTTAGTCCTTCGCAATGTTTTTTTGTAGATCTGGATTCTTTGAGTTCTTTGTTGTATTTTACCATATTTTTGTCGCACCATTTCATTATATCAGCACTTGCTTTGTTAAGCATATCTCTGATTTTTTCATCATCATAGAATGGTATTTCAACATCAACACAAGTATTTGGCCTGTATAATAATCCGTATGTATCAAAGCACACTTTCAATGTGACAACTTCAGGCTTAGCCATTTCTTCGGCTTGTTTCTTTATCTGCTCATCTGTTGCTTCGGCTTTAGCTTTAAGCTCATTGTAGTCTTCTATATTCAGCAAAGCCATGTTTTCAAATTCTGTATTCATATCTACTATTTCTTATTTAGAGTGAATGTTTGCCAAATGCTTTATCCCAACGCCTGCTTGCTATCTGTACACATACTACCAACGCATCACGATATTTACGGGATTAGATGGTTCTTATGTGGCGGATGTTGATAATCCTAACAACGCATTCGTACTGATTTTTGCAAACTGTTCACTCAATTATTTTTAATTTTTAATTAATTCAACTCCTATAATATCTTCGTAATCAATATAGTGCATCATTGAAACACCGTTGTCATCATCGGCCATTATTTCAACACAAGCAGAACAGCCATTGAATGCACCTTCGATTGTTATACCTGTTAATTGCCTAAAGAATCCTAAAAATTTCTTTGGTTTGATAACCCTAATGCGGACAAGATCATTCCAAGTTATTCCTTTCTCTTCGCAAATAGATTTAAACTTCTCGGCTGTCATAGTTCACTTATTTTTTACGATTACGTTTATTCATTTTCTTCTTCTTACGATCTTTCTTGATCTGTTTTTCGCTTCTTCCGGATTTGTAAGAAGAACCTTTATATGCCGGTGGTTTATTTTCCCACATCGGAAGGCTGACTTCTATTTCATCCATAACATTCTGGACATTGGTCAGCTCCACGTGGAAGAAGCATTTGTACTCCACATTGAGTACATCTCACCCAGTCTCCATGCTGCACCCCTTCGTATGTTCTTGTTTTCATATTTATTGTTTATCATTTATAACATTTACTTCTTCGCTCCACAAATGTCTCTTATATATCGGAGTGATGCCGATCAGAATACCACTATCTTCGCCCCAATACTGAAGTGTTTTAGGCTCAATTTTATGATGCAATTCTTGTATTCCTCCTTTGTTTCTGTCATAAGGAGAAAAATCAGATAATTTTACCGTTTTCATTTTTCTGGATTTTCAGCAGTTCCTAAAAGATATTCATTGCCCTCAAAAGGAATGCAATAAACATACACTGTTCCATTCAAGCATTCATATTTAATCTCCCCATCCTGATCGTCTGTAATTGTTCTTATGAATAAACTGGCCTCCCAATTATCGTCCTCATAATATTTTGCTAACACTTTGTCAAACGGCTTAAACTCATATTTCGTCCTTTCTTCAATTCCGAAGAAGCGTTTTAGATATTCTTTTGCTTTAGGATTTTTGCTTTTCTTTAACGCTTTAATCATCTTCTGTTTTTCCGAATCTGTTGCAAGTCTATAACATTCTATGTGGTTTTCGTGTGCAGCCAAATTATCCGATATATTAAGACTTTTTCCCGCTGCAAGACTCGCATAAAAAGATGTTAAATATTTCCCATGCGTATTTAAAATAAAAATATAACTTCCATCTTTGCTGCTTAACACATCTCCATCTTTAAATGTAGTATATTCCGGGACTTCAAGAAGGAGGCGATTTTCGCTGCTAAATGCTTTTCCTGTAGCAGAAAACCAATCTGCCGATACAGAAATAGAATGAATTACAACCAATAACGGACAAATTGACGAATTGTCTTCATATACTATTTCTGCTCTATTTCGTCCTTTCTCTGTCACAATCTGACCTACTCTTTCCCCTATGTTTATTTTTTTCGCCGTTTCTAAATCAAACGGGATTGTTACCATTTTATATTCCATAATCTTATTTGTTTTTATTGGTTCCTAAAAGATGTTCGTTCCCTTCGTATGGGATACACTGACTAAATCCTACCCCTCCTAAGCATTCGTATTTATTATCTCCTACTGATTCTCTGGAAAATAGATGCAATTTCCACCTCTCTTGGTTAGTTCTTCTCACCAGCACTCGTTCAAATGGTTTGAAGTCACGTTTCGGCATCTCATCTAATAGATACTCATATTCACTTAAATATCGTTTTATTATATCTATTTTTCTACTGTCTTCGGCTTTTATAATCTTTTCTGCTAAAAATTTCTTCTCTTCTTCTATAGCCTTTCTTACATGCCGTTTTTTATCTTCATCATACACATCAGTCCATAATCCGCTATGATCAAACTTAATATCTCCAGATGTTACCATTCCACATATACTTCCCATTACCCCTTTGGTAATAAGTCCATCATATATAAATTGACATCCTTTAGTGTTTGTTAATACATCTCCTTTCTTAAAATACGCTCCAGCCTCTACCCTCAATTCCAGAGTGGTGCCGCCAATAATACAACCTTCCGTGTTGGCATATATAGCACTTATCCCATATCCATCTTTTTTTACAAAAAGCAAATTATAAGGACCTGCACAGTCTTTCGACTCATATACAAATTCTATTTCAATATTATCAATTAATACCGAACCTTCTATTTCTCCGCTTTTAATTTTTCTCGCCGTATTTAAATCAAACGGAATAATAATTGCATTTTCCATATTTTTCTTGTTTTTAGTTGTTATAAAATAAGATGGGTTACTTACGCCCATCCCAGTTGCTTTGCAATACTTTCCATCTCACTATACGCAATACGATGACATCCGGCTGTCAGTATATCGTTTTCATACCGGTTTATGCTCCACTTATTGCCACCCACGTCCTCTACCAGGCCATGCCGGAACTGGCCTCCCCGGTGCAACAGTGACACCATCTGCCACATCCTTCTGGCTTCTTCTATCCCGATTTTTATTTGTTTGCTCGTTTCAATAATTCCCCCTTTTATGCGCATCCAAGCATTTACGTCAGCACAATCAATAAAATAATATGAATGCAAGAAATTAAGTTCTCCCGACTTCCATTTTTCTAATTTTTCATAAAAATCCTTACGAAATTTGTCTAATTCTTCTTCCCTTGCCCTTCGCTTTTTTTCCTGTTTTGCTTCTATATTTATTCTATATTTTTCAACTCTTTCCCGATATTTCAACCAAGTTCCTTCACCACAAACTTCATCTACAATCACAATAACGGTTCCAAGGACTTCCAGTGCTTGATGATTCAATAATATCTGGAAAACACGTTTCAACTCACGGACATGTTCACGTTTAATCTTATCTGATTTCCATGATAATTCATGGTTAGTTCCAAGCCATTCGTTTGCGCTCTTTTTAAGAAGACGCCGGGGAGTCCCCATATCGAAGAACTCAATATAATCCATCAGATTTTTAAAATTCCCCCAAACATCCCGATAAGACAATTCGGTTCTGGCTTTCTTGTATTTTTCAATAGCATCTTTAATACATTCCAACATATTGGTAACAAAGAGCATGTTACCGATACAATATGATATATTACATTCAACATAGAACACCTTTGAGCCAGTTGGTATTGCTTCACGAACATAATATTGATGCTTGCTTGTAGTAGAAGAATAGTATGTATCATTAATCAAATACGCCTTTTCTCCACGCTTGTTTCGCACGATTCTTCCGACCTCAAAATGTCTTCCATAGGAGTAAATACTTTCACCTTCAAAATAGAAATTACTACCATTTGCAGATTCTTACTTTTCGTTTGCCCACAAGTGAGCGACCATTGAATTGTTCATATAAATATCTTTTTAATTGTTTAACTTACCTTTATCATATGACATTCTTTTTTCGTATTTTTCAATACGTTCGATTATCATATCGCAGAAGACTTGCCCATCTTTTTCGGAACCTCTGAAGTAACCGATCATCTTCAGGATATTCCCGTTAAACTCATGGACAAACTTGTTGTAATAATGTTCTCCCATAACTTTCCCGTATTTTTCTATGAACAAATCCTTGTCCAACGATTCATCTTTAAAACAACGGTTGTAATCCCATATTACGACACGAAGTAACGTTTCAAAATCCAACCTTTCCATATCCTGTATTATTTAAGTTCAAACTTGATGCCTTCCGGCAACTGAGAGCGGTCTACGTTATTCACAAAATCATCAAACTCTTCCTGTGTGATTTTTCCTCCATAATCGTTCCAGTTGAAAGATAAAGTGTTCGTGTGAGGATAATATATAACATTATTAATTGGCAATCCATAATCAAACACACAGAGTATTATCTTCTTTTCTGCTTCTGCTTGTCTGATTTTTTTATCGTATCGCTCACAAATTTCAGCACGTTTTGCCGCCATCTTTGCTTTATGGGCTTCCACTCTGCGTTTCTCTATATTTTCTGAGGAATAATGCCCGGCTTTAATACGCTCTTCAATAAGAGATCGTTCCTCGTCCGTTAGTGTTAAAACAAATCTTTCTTCTTCCGGCTTATATGGATTAACCCACTTCTTTCCACACAATTTTTCAAGTTCCGCAATAAGCTCTTCTGATTCTCTTTTCCATCTATCCACAATCCCAAGATTGAAAAGCTGATACTTGAAATACAACTCATCCTCAGAGGCTTTATATAATTCTGCGCATTCTTGTTCTGATATACGCAAATACTCCATTGCTACAGACATGCCACTTCTTCTAACGTGATATATGCCATTTTCCACCGGATACATAGGAGCACCATAATGGTTACAAAGATGCAACGATATGAATTTTGCCAATTCCGGAAAATGTTTTGCAACTTCATCGTGACAGCAGCCTCCCATATACTCCTTGTATTGTCCACGTTGATTTTTCCATCTAACATCGGCTGTTACGCTCCAGTCACACATATTGCTACGACAATCATCATCTAAAGATACTGTGACTGTTATTCTGTATTCTTCTTTGTTTTCTGTAAAGAATTTTGTACTTAAATAAGTTAGTTTGTTTGCAGTTTCCATATTATTTTAGTTTAATCATTACACTTATGAAAAATAAAATCTGCACACTCTCCGGGAAGTGTTCCTGCGTCATTACAACGGTAAAACCCTTGTGTTTCCAAATCTACATCTACCGGATAACCTTCTGCTTTTTTCAAAAAAGCATCTATTTCCTGTATTTCTTCTTCAGACAGTCCTGAATAATCACCGTTTATCAGAGCGCAAGCCCAATAAATCGGAAGCCTGTATCTTATTATTTCTATCATACCACCTTCGTTTATACGCATTCTATTATATCCACATCATCAATTTGAGCAACCTGTACACCTTCGTCGTTTTCTATGATATATACATTAACTGCAAAAGGCGAACAGAAACCATTTTTTGATTCTCCTCCAGTGATGGGATTATTATCCTCATCTAACCCGCCCCATACCTCAAAATGATATTTTCCGAAATCAAAATAAGAGAACCAGACATTATTGTCTTCATGTATTTCAATCTCTTTTTTATCTATTTTGTAATTATGTTTACACCCACCATATTTAAATGATATGGTTATATATTTATCAAATTCTTTCATTTTATATCTTCATTAGTCTGCAATTTGCATCTTCAAATACCGGAATCATCCCTTGTTCTCTAAAATAAGCAGTGGCCACTTTAAAAGCATACAGCGGATTTACTTTCTGGATTTCCCGCTGTGATTTGTAGAAAGATAACGGTTGACATACATAGAAGTTTTCATTGCCAAGACTCCCAAAAAGCCAATCCATACTACCTTCATCACAATTAGTGCCACCCAGTATTATTAAATCACATCCGGTCTTTCTGGTTCCAAGAATAAATATCTTATTCTTGTTTTTCGGTTGCATAAATATCTCCTTGTCGATTTTAAACCAGTCACTCTGGCAACTCTCCACATCCCGACGAACGATTTCGTCAATTTCACGGGCATATTCTTCTTGTGTTTTCATAAGATATGTTATTAAAAATGATAACTAAATATGTTTCTTAAAAGAAACTCCAACAAAATGTTACGATAAATTCTCCCATTCCGTATTCAGCAAGTTGCTTAAACGATTCTATCCCATTGCAGTAACAAAAAACATCATCATTGTCATCATCGTTGATGTTCAATGATAGTTTCATTGTCTTTCTTTGTTCATCTCCTGTCTCTTTCCGTACAATCTGACATTCTACGTATTCAGGCTCCTTCCCTGTTCTTTCTACAAATTCATGAAACCTTAAATCAATTTCATGTTTGACTTCTTCAATGTTGGATATTATCACCTCGTTTTCACAATTCGAGCAAATAGCATGCATAAAAGATCCATCAAAATAATCTATTATTTTTCCGGTATTCGGATTTACTATGGCTTCACAAGCAACATTTGTTCCACCACATCTTGTACATATATATCCCATAATTATCTGTTTTTAAAATGTTCAACAATTTCATCTACTGTAGCCTTACGTCACGCAAAGCAGGCCCCGTCTCCCCTGAACCGGAGCTCTTCGCACTTTCCCACCTGTCTCCTGTGGCGTCCGTCACTATCAGCCATTATAACCTATTCTTCTAAATCATTCTCTATCATAACTTCCTTTATCAATTCATCTGTCTCCTCGTAACATCCCCAGCAAGAATCAACCTCTTCCCATTCTTCACAATCTTCATCCTCTCTTGATTCGTCTTTGTATCTCTTGGTAAATGCTACCTTCTTTTCAAGAACGTACCCTTTTACATCTCCCCACATCCACATACCTATGGACTTTACTTCATTATCTATAATTTTGGCACAATCTTCTTTCCAGTCTCCTTCTTTATCGCAGACTTCATTATCATATTTTTCTTTTGTAACGTATGCTATCCCTTTTATATAATCACCTTGATTATAACCCCTTGTTGACCACTCTATAGCCACCACATCTTTTCCATATTTGGATATGATATCTAACAAATCTTCGTCATCCAGATCCTCTATTAATTCTCCTCTGCAATCAAAGTCCGTCAAATCACTTGGTGAAAACTCTTGATCTATATATGGACTTGTCTTATGCTTCAACTCCCATACATTGCTACCTCTGTTGTATGTGAATGAGATCCCATTCGCTTCCCCTTTCTTTAAATATTTTACAATGTCTTTCTGTTCTATATGCTTCATTACAATAGCATCAATAACATCTCTAAGATTATGCTTGTTATCGTAGAAGAAAGTTTTCCAATTGCATTCATCATGTAATCGATGTGTATCTGAGTATTCAAAAAAGAATGACCCAAACAAACCCCAATTAGTTATAGGGCATTCTGAATCACGGCAATAATACACTTTAATGCGATAATCACCTACTTCTTTTGTTGTAATAAGATCGTCTTCCATGTCTTTATATTTTAAATAGTTCTTAATTTTTCTGCTGCTGTCATAATATTAATCTGTTATTCTGTAATAATAATCAAGTTCTTCTCCCTTAAAGTTGTTCATGGCATACTCGTCAGCTTCTCGCCACAACCGGTCATACAGTGCAGCCAGTTTACGATTGCTTTCATGATGTTGCCAGATTTTATGATTCAATACAAGCGTTAATTCCGTGAAGAACTTATAATCGTCTTTCCATTCATTGAACGCACGTCTGTAGGTATCTTTGACACCTACTATACCATACTTGTCGGCTATACTAAAATCTTCCCAAAAGGTAGTCAGTAGGTTATAGCCCACTTCTTTCATAAATTCTTTGAATGTCATAAACTATTATTTTAGGTATATAATTATCTTATCTTATCAATGACCTCTCTCTTGAACTCGTAATATTCATATATGCGACCTTTATAATCAGCCACCATTTCTTAAAATTACTTCTGCTTCTTCTGCGCTGTTAAGTTTTAATTCGTTTCCCATTTTATGTATTGTTTTCGCCGTTCACTATCTGATTAATGTATGGCCCTGGCCACGAACAGCCAGGCTGGCCTCATGGCAGGACGGGCGCCTCCTTACCCTGGCTGCTCTGCCCACTCCCTGTATCCTACGTTAAAACCAATAGGATCATACCTTTTGATCATAGTACCATAATTCTCTCTACCGCAATATCTGTTCCTTCCTCCAATAATCCATGCTTCATCGTCTCTATCTGGAGATATGGAGTTAAGATATTTTTCATAATCCTTTCTACTCTTTCCCATCTTTGTCTTGATTTAAGCAATAGTTAATAAAATAAGCAACCTGTTCATTTTCCCCTGTATTATCAAAATCACCTAAAGTCATATCATCATAGTCCAGCAGAACCATACGAAAATCGTTTTTTTTTGACATACACCTCCGTTAAAAACATAGGAATCCCAGCAATTTCTATTATCACCGGAAACTGATCATCAAAGTCAAACGCATTATTATCTTCTCCCCATTTTTTAAATTTTAGCTTTATACTTCCACCATTCTCCACTAATGCCTCTTTGATGTACTTTAATCTTTTTGCATTCAGATCAATCTCTGCTTTTTCTATTTCTTTGTACAATTCATTCAGATCCATATTCCACTATATTTATATTGTCAAATTTTTCTTTTATAATATCCAAAGCACCGCACTCGTTTGTTACCATAACATACTTTCCCGGCTTCATTCCTTTATTCTCCTTATCTTTAAATTGTTATTCCCACAGTATTCCTTCAGCCAACTATCCGTTAGATAACGATTAACTCTATCGTATTTCTTTTTCGGACCCTTGCTCCAGAATTTCCATTCGTTTGTGATATTGTACCCATATTTATCAAACCAATAGATATAATACACTACGTTACCGTATAAATCCACTCTTTTTCTTTCCTGTATGACTACCTCATAAGGTATCTCCTTGTCTCTTTTTCCCATCTTTGTCCTCCTTTCTTGAATAAAAAAAACGGCACCTATCTTCACAGACCAGTGCCGGCAACTAACTCGCATGGAAAACTACTTAACCTCAACTAATTCTACAGAGCTGTAGAATTTAGTGAAGCTACCAACAAATTCTCTTATATTTTTATATTCTTCTGGTCGTTTTCTGTTACCATCTTTTATACAATTCACCCACAGTCTATCCTCTATGTTCTTAATCGCATTCTCTATCGTAAATTCGTCGCTGACGCTCATTAAACACGAAGACCCGGTTTTCTTATGTGGTTTATATATCCTTGAAAAAGACCACATTTTTATTCTATCATATATATATCCGTTGTTGGGATAAACGAATCCTATCCGGCTGTCACCTTCTTTAGCGTAAAACACACCTGGCTCCTTCCCGCCCTTTCTATATACTACAAATCCTTTTTCTTTTAGGATATTAACCACTTTATCTAATTTATTTTCTACGTTCATTTTCATGCAAAAATTTAAAAACGACCCTCATTACAGTTGCGAAGTTCTCTACCTTAACCCACTCATGAGCTACTGCTCTAAGTACAGACGTTTCATATGTTGGGACATTGTCTTCTTTAACCACCTTACAAGAAGCCAGAACTCCTTCAGTCGGCTTTAGTCCACGGTCATGCAGCTCGCATAGACCGTCCGGCCGGCGGAATGCGCACCACCCGTCTTTCTCTGTTGGCTGGATCATCGCTATTGGTTTTTCTTTCACTGCAAGATACCCTACCATCCACATTGTTTCTTTTAACCTGTCAGCGTATCCGGCATCTATGATAGCCTCTATGTCTTTTGGCGTACCAATACAAGGAACCTTACACATGTTCTTGCATTTATCACATGTACAAGGTTGCTCCCATCTGTTATGATCTATGCCTACCAACTTCTTTATCCGTTCTACTTCTTCTTTCATATTATACTATCTCTGTTAGTTTTTCATAATACAACTTCATTTCCGGTGAAGCATATTCCATGAATGCTTCGAATAAGTGGGGTACCTCTATTATCATATTCACATTACAACCTTCTGCCTGTGAAAGAGATTCAAGATCATTACTGTATGAACACGTTACATAAGCTCCTACATTAAACACATGTAAATCTAATCTTACATATTCCATACATAAATCTAACGCTTTAAACAAGTTCTCTACCTCAATCTCCTGAAATAGGTCTATAAACATCCTTAAATCCATTATTTTACCACCCTTTCTACATGTTTAATTAATACTACTGCTATTCCATTGCCGGTTTTTATCGCACATTCCGATCCCCTTATCCATTCTACACACCCTACATACTTTTCCGTAGCATGAAATCCGGGATTGTATTTTCCAGATGTACTGAACTCTACCGTATCCCCTACCCTCAGATCATCAAAAGCAATAGACCATGTGGTCCAAATTCTGTCATGTCTCCCAGGCTGAATGGCCCCGATTACGCCTTTTTTACGACCGTTTTTTATTGCCCTTAGTATTATCTTCCTATCACCTTCGATAAGGCTGCAAAAGCGCCCGTAAAAGGTCAAATCAACCTGTTTTCCTCCTATTTCTTCTCTTATTTTTGTTATTCTGTTCATTTTCTGATTTTGTTTTATTTTTTTCTTTGTTTTTTCTATCTTCTATAGAAGATGATAATAACATTATCTTTTCTATGTTACTTTTTGACTGTAAAAAAGAATCGCATTTCATTACTACTACCACCTTCTTAAGTTCCCCATTATCGTATAGCGATACACGCATCATGTTTTGCACCTCGTCCACTATCAGACCTGGAGTAGTCTTAGCCATTTTGCGTAGCTTATTATACTCCGGTCTTTCCATTTCCTCTGTTTATTACTCTATAGTATTTATCCTTATCCCCTTCTTTCAACTTCTCCAGATAGAAAATTCCATCATGTAAATGAGACAAACAAAACCTGTATCCGTATTTCTGTACTCTTCTTACATGATCCCGCAGTCTTATCTCTTCACTTTTGTCTTGTACTTTGATTTTAATACTGTCTCCTTCTTTGATTGTGTATAAAATAGTTTGAATCTCTTCTTTTTTCATCTTATAAAATATTTTAACGGCAGCACCTATACTCACGCACCACTACTGCCTTATGTTTAACAATTAAATACTTAACTCTTCAATGGTCAAGCCTTTTTCTTTTGCCCACTTTAGCATCGCGCATAATTCTGTTTCTGACTTATATTTCGGATCACGCCACGCCCATCCGAATTTATCCAGGACATGATGATATAATTCGTCGGCCTTTGCCGTGTAAATGTCTTTGAATAAATGCTCCGAACCTTCCGGTATAAGCATCTCTGTTGTTGCAAAATCGGAATACGATAAACATCCGTAAGCATATTCTGTTATTTCACTCCATGCTTCTCCGGCTTTAAATCCAAATTCTTTTACAAAAGCCAAAGTTAGATACATATTTAATAATATTGTTACATCATATCCGGAATCCGACTTTCTTTCTATTATTTCCTTTTCAAATTCCTTTAAATCTTCAGGTCCTAAAAAGATGTATCCTGATACCGACCGGTAATTAGTCTCCGCATACTTCTTGCATTTATCATCATTGACAATCTTACTAATGTTAGATAACATCTTTTGCCTCCATTCATCACAAAACTCTACCTCTACGTTCATCCAATCAGTACCATAATTATATTCTTTCGGATATCCGACCGATGTTACCTTTATACTATTCACGCCATATCCGTAAAGGCGTTCACTTACCTCATTCGCCCATTCCTGTACAAAAGGAATAAACTTATTGTAATAAGAATCAAAATCAAAATCCGATTCCTCCTCATATTCTGGCATCTCTTCATAATCCTGTTCAAAGAAATGACGAGGATCTGCTATTGTTTCGTAGAAACTTACGTTAATGAAACAAAACTCGTTGGTTGTCGTTTTTAATATCATAACTTTTTGTATTTACGTACATTTTTCTTGCCATAGAATCTACACATGGCACGAATCTGACTATAAAATACTTTTGTCCTCCTGGCCTCAAAGTATTTAAACATTTCTTCATTCTTTGTTTCCCAAACGTAATCCGTTTGGGAACTCATGCGATCTTTCTCCTTGCGTGAATAATGGTAATATGATACCACAACACGTTTCATACCATTCTTTACAGGTACGATATTTACGTCTATACTATTCTCTGTCATATTATTATTGTTTTATGCATTATACAAATACAAAGAGCGCATACCTTCACAGGCCGGCGCTCCTTTCAATAAAAATGAAAAAACTAATATTACATAAACATATTGTTTTCTACTCTTTATTACAATACTTTTGTTCCGCAATTATTATATCTTCCGTACTCTTTTTTCGTATCATTCAAGATTTCAAAAACCATCTTCTTGTGATCTTCGTTTGGTAACCTATCCTTAACAGCCGATATTACGCCCGCTATAGACGTAAAGCCTGAATCTGTTATTGAACACAGCAACACGCCTCTGTCGGCTCCGGTGCTTATTGCTGACGCCTTTATAATATCATTCTTATATATTCTCATAACTTTTTTGTTTTATTGTTTGTGAGATGCCCAGAATCGAACCAGGACCGGCACATACGCACCGGCACGCCGCGTCATCCCCTCTATGATGCAGAAATAGGCATGCCTATCCTCACGAACCGACATGCCAAAACCCAAAACTTAATTTGATGAATAAAATAGATTAACAAAAATACTATTCTAATTCTTTTATAATATCTTTCACAATATTCAGCCTTACCTCCTTCGTTTCTGGACTAAGACAACCAAACCACCCATAAAACGTTCTTGTTTCCTCTGGTTCTGTGGCCATACTTATCTTCTCTTCCAATTCCGGGAAATATATTCTCACCATTTCGTCTGAACGAAACTCATAGATATTTTTATGTGTTTTGAAATACATAAACACTACATTTCTTAACGCAACACATATGTATTCCCCATCCTCTAACCTATCAATCATCTCATATACCTTTTTCCATATGAATAATCGCTCTTCTTTTGCAAACATATCTTTCTTTATTTTTGTGGTATTATTTGACTGTACGCAGACTTTTCCATGTACACAATACTATGTGTCCAAGTATTTTCTTTGCTGCTTCTTTCTTTATCGCGCAATATCTCCCTGTACGATACGGATTCTTTTGATCTGATCCATCCTCAACTTCGATAATAAAACAACCTCCGTCATCTATTATCTTTTTGCAATTGTCACATATTTCTCCCGTGCATATATGATGCGGCGCCTGCCCTTTGATGTTATTCCCTAATAAAGCAATCCCCATCTCTTCACCGCATACTATGCATAGTTCTATGGATGGATTCAACCCATGCTCTGGATGCAATACAATACCGTCTTTCATTTTCTATCCTCCTTTATTAATTCTATTATAAACTTTTTATCTTGTTCCCACAATGGCAGCCCTTCTTTTACTGTGTATGCCACTGTTTCCCTCTCTCCTATTAATCGCACGGCAATCTCTCTTGCTTTCAAGTCATCCTCCTCATGCGATTTGTTTATTAAATCATAGGCACATGATTCCACCTTTTGCCTTTCGATTATTATCGAACCCATTAACTCGCTTATATGCGATCCTAAAAACGATAAGACATTAATAGCTTTCCCAATATCATTTGAAATAGCACTTGCTAAATACATCTTATCCATATACTCCGGCAAAGCCTCGTATGCCGTTTCTATGTTTTTATACTGATTTTCGTTTACCTCCCTTTTAATCAGTTCTTCAAATTCTTCTTTTAACATGTTCTTCCCTATTTTAATGTTGTGTGAGATCGCCGGAATCGAACCGACTTGCTGCACCATGAATCCCATAAAGCAAATGCTCCGATCTTCGCAGATGGGAGCATTCTGTCTAAAGCATAAGAAAATTAATGAAGAAATTTTTCTCACTTACGCCATAGCATCTAAAATAGCTATCAGCACTATTTCTATGACAAACATAATAGAAAATATCTTAAATGCCTTTTTCATATCGCTATCTCCTCCTTTTTATTTTTTTTAGTTCCACAATAAACTGTTCCGGCTCTGCTCCGACCTACGTTCCACCTACAACCGCAGGCCTTAGCCCAAGGCGCCGCCTACTCCCCCTCTATGGCAGCCTGTTCGTACCTACAAATCCAATCTCCATCTATACAACTATCACTACGCGATAATAAACATTTATCCTTATAACAATCATAAAAAATACACCTATCACAACTGTAATCCTTAACGTCTACACAGCTAACTACCTTAGCATATACTATTCCATCACTGCCTTCTATTCCTTTTACCCCGAAAATAGAACCTTCTACCTCCTTACTCAAATCTAAGTCAGGCGCAAAGTCATATACGTTCATACCATCCATATTTTAATTGTTAAACATCCCGCTTAAAAAAAAATACTCACATAATGCAGTCCTCAACCCTTAATCTGTTGGAAGGAACCTATATAATGCTGTTTTAAACCCTTATCATATTGAATTTTGTGGAAATGATCTACAGAACACTGTTTTAAAACGCTTATCTATTGAATTTTGTTGGTAGGGAGTGCCCTCCCTCTCCCCCTCTCCAACCCCGGCTAATCCTCCGGCTTTCCGCATAGAACCTGCGCTCTCGGCCTCACTACCGGCATACGGAGAGCGCTACAAGCTTATACTCTGGCATGAAGTATGGGGTATTTAGAGATAATATCATTCCATAGAGAGAATAGAGAGCCTTCAGCCCACGCCCTACCGCCTGCTCCTCCTATCAAGATAGATATTTAAGCCTATAATCAAAGCCAATAAAGAAAAGCAAAAGACCATTACAATATTATACTGATCCGGTCCGTACTCCAACATAGAGCGAATACCAACCGACAGAAAATACAAGTCAGCTACTAATAAAAACCACCACATAAAATAAAAAAAAAATACAATAAGTATGTCCGAAAATACGGGGATTATAAAACCTAACTAATTGATAATCAAGCATACATAATTTTTAAGAAAAGTACAATAAGCCTAATTTTCAATCCATAGAGACGAAAAAGGCGGAATCCGGAACCCTATTTTGGGCCAGAAAACCGCATAAAGTTTCGTTTTAGACCAATTTTAACGACATGATATAGACAAAATACCGGCATTATATCCAAACTATCCTATTTTAGTTTCGTTTTAGACCAATATAGCTTACATCCGCCGTTCACTCTCAGAATATCCTACCCGTAAATAGAAAGAGTAGGATACAAAAATAGGGCTGCTCCGATATTCGAAACAACCCTACTCCTGTTTAAATACTGTTTATGTTTTCCTTCACGTAAGTTCGTGATGTATGGACTTTACGTTTGCATTTGTCCTTTCCCGTATCGGCATGATACGCTTCTTTGAGATCACGATACAACATAAATTCCCGATACGCTCTTTTCCGCTTTTCTTTAGCTTCTTTCCTGGACAGACCGCGGACGTCTACCATATGAGATTTAAATTTCCTTTCCATTTTCTTTATGCTTTAATTATGATTAACTCCAGCGGTTAAGAGCTTCGATATAGAAACCCTCCGCCTCTTTATACTCATTTTCACTGAGTGTTTCCACCGTCTCGATATAGTTACGCAATGTTATTTTTACGCAGATGTTTTTAGATTTATTGAACGCTTCAGTTAAAGCGTTGATCATTTCTTTCTTTTCCATGTTATTATATTGTTTATAATTTAGAGGTTGCTCCGGAATCGAACCGAACGCGCATTCCTATCCTGTACGAATTTTATGCTACAACCAACAGCCCGTAATTAGTACGTAGTTCTTGTGTACAGGCCCGTACTATGTTGTTATTATATTTTCCGTCTGCTACACAACTTAGCCACAAATAAAGGCGATTGTGTCCTTGCGTTTTGATACAACATGTTCCTACATGTTAGGCTACATGTTTATACCCTGTAATTTAATCTACAGCCTTGTCCTATTTTACGTGCAGGCAAGTAAGGCACGTTTCGGTCTAGAGATAAACCGCGTACAACGGTATGTTTTCCAAACTGTACTAACATACCTAACATAACTACATTTATCCAATGTAGTACATGCAGTAATACCAGCCCTTTAATTGCCAACGGCAAGGGCAAAGGTATATCTATCTCCAATATGTAAAATAACTCTCTGTTTTGTCAGCTTCAGTCTAAAGCATACGCGGGACATGCACCCACTGACAACGGCGTACAAGCGCGTTTAAAGGTACGCGCCCAACCTTGTTTTTTCACTGTTGATTGCTTTCGTGTGCTAAATACTCAGATACACACTTTGCAACGGTACGAAGCGAATAAGATTTGATCTTAACGGCCACATAAGTAGATTTATACTCGTCCGTCTCTTTAACGATCCATTTTGCACTACTTTTCGTTTCCAACGTTTCCGCGGTCGCAAATCCGAAAGGCTTGTACTCTTCGCCATAAACTACATTATCAGCGCACCAATCAGCCGTTTTAGCCTCAACGCCTTTCTCTTTGTCTGCATTGGTATCCTTATACACTTTAGAGTATAAAGCAAATTTAACAAATGTATCGTCAACTTTCGGTAACATTTGGCTACACACAGCTACCAGGCGTTTTTTATCCTTGGCGAGGGCTGCAACCTTTACGGCGTATTCTGCCGGTATTTCTAAGGCCTTGCAAATAGACTTAAGATCAGCTCCATTAGCAAATAAAGCGTTGTATAACTTTACGGCACCTACCAAATTTGCAGCATTTTCTTTGATAACAGCATTCTGTAGTTTGTTTACATTTTTTTTAGTAATCATAACATTATGTATTTATTTGTTAAACAAGTGATATTCAATTCAATAGCCCACAACGCAAGCTATTAACAGATACAGATATAGCGTTATCCAACGGATACACTATATAGGTTCATCATGTCGGCATGTGTTATCGCTTTAACACATTGCAAATATACTACTTTTATTGTTACTACAAATATATATACTATATTTTTTTTGTTAACTTGTATTAATTTCGATTCTATTATCTGATTATCAGCAAATTATAAAACACGCAAGAGCAGTATTATACGCGTACATTAATATGTAGGATATATGCTTATTTAAGTGGCTTATAATCAATATGTTACAATAACACATTGATTATCAATAATTTAAATAAGTGGTTGATAATCAGAGAGTTTTTAAGTTTGAGGTAAAAACGCGTTTTCGGTTTTCCAGCGAAGGGGGTGTGGGGGAGAAAACGCGTTTCGGGGGCGGGAGGTTCGTGATAGGTACCCCCTCTCTCCCATCACATAAACATCTTTTACCCTCTCTCCCATCACATAAACCTCTTTCTCACATATCTCCCACATTACATAAACATCTTTTACCCTCTCTCCCATCACATACCCACCTCACACACAACAAAAAAAAATAGGATTGATAGAAACCAATCCTATTTAAAACACGACCTTATTAATTTATTGAATTGAAGTAAGTTTATGGTTTTCAAGGAAGTCCTTAAACTGGTCACTTGATACGTCTATAACGAATCCAGCAGCACCAGCATGTCCTCCACCACCGAATCTCTTACTTACCTCACAGCAATCCGCGCTGTCTTCCACGCATTCATAAAGAGAGAACCTAACCTTACCACCTGGCATGATACAAAATGGCATAAGGGCTTTAATTTTTCTACCGTCTAACCAGTCTCGTGTAAGAGAATCAAATACTTTAGAACTAAATTCCGTAGTATTCATCGCCACGACCTTAACCTCGTCTACGTAAGCTTCGAACGAATACGCACTTACCTCTTGTTCGTTTTTACCAGCCATGTAGTTAATTATAGCACGTCCTTCTTTAGCGAGATCATAAAAAATAAGATCAATTTCATTGTCCTTCATATCTTCTTTAAAGTGATCATACAAATACGACAATGCTATTAATACATTGAGTCTTATTTTTGATCTCAAGGCATACTGGATAGCTACTACCGTATCCCATCCTAATTCAGAATCTTTATTCCACACATCGTAGTCTGACAGGCACCGGACGATCGCCGGCACCTTCCCCATCAGCAGGTCCGAGGCCAGAGCGCACGCACCGACACCGACTCTCCTCAACCCTGGAACTACGAACCCCCATGTCTTACTATCTTCGATAATCCCCTTATGATGATCTATCCACATCAGGCTCTTTCCTTCATCAAGCCATTTCTTGAAAACCGTTTTAGAATCGGCTCCGAAAGACACGTCAAGAACATAAACAACATCTAAGTCACGCACTTGGTCAACAACTTTCTTAACATCATCTTCATACGAATACGGGATATAAACAACATCCTTGTTTTTACTGTGTTCATACATAGTTGCGATGGCTGCCGACACAACGCCATCTAAATCCGATTTATGATAAACTATCGCTGTTTTCTTTACTTTCATGATACAAACTTGTATATTTGATACCACCGTCTTTTAATGTTTCTATTTTTATAACATCACTATATAAATTGAAATTCTGATCTTTATCAATCCTTATATTCAGCACATCATCTACGGTTGCAGTTTTTCCATCATCGGTTTCAATCTTATAAAAATCTTTTAAAGTGATTTTTATATTAAGACCAACACCATATGGATTTTCAAGGATATATATATGATCGTTGTTGAGAATAACTATTCCTTCACTTGTATGTTCTTTGGACAATACATATTCTAAATCAAGATCTTTATCCAAAAATGTAGTAATATCCATATAGTTAATACCGGAATTATAGGCACATACCTTATCCGAATCAGAGAACTGCCCTGGCAGACCACTGGCGTCCCCGACCATCAACGAACATCCCTTAAGTTGACTGAAGTTCATACCGCGCATTACCGTGTCTTTACACTTCATAAGAATATCATCAATCATGCCCGTATTAGGCTTCCTCATCGGATTTTGTTCGTCATTTGAATAACACAACCTTTTTTCATATAGGACGCCTCTTATACCTCTCTTTACCGCCAGATCATGTACGGACCTCAGTACGTATTCTATCTTAGCTTCAATATCAGCTCCAGAAACAAACCCAGCTTCTACTCCTCCTTGATTGCTTACGATAGCAAATACCTTAACACCGTTCTCCTGCATGAGGTCAAGAGCCTTATTCACCACATCCATCTTAATCCTCATATCTGTCAAGTCTGTAGCGAACGTATTCCCAGAAGCGGTTTCTATAAGCGTTCCATCAAAATCAAACAATAATATTCGTTTGGATTTTATATCAATATCTTGTACCATATCATTCTCCTTTCTCAAACTTACTTTTCTTAATCTCTCTCGGAACCAGGCAGAACACACCATCTTCGTCCTTAACCTTCACAATATCATAAACCGCATACTGATTATCACCGATATCCCAACCTAACGAAGACAGTACATCACGGAGGTAAATACGTCTATATTTCTCACCTTGTTTATTTAATAAAAACGATCTCTCGTCTTCTACCTTAGAAGGAGCTATATACAAATTAGAATCCAACACCCCTTTAAACTCAGCTCCTTCTTCCATACCAATAATAACCGCATCTTCGATACCCATCCATTTCAGATTGTCCACCGATATGGTCATAATCCGATCTTTGCTAATAGAAAGCTTTCTGATTTTAGCTTCTTTTGTCTTAGAACCTACATAGGTTTTACTGCTTAAAAAGTTTATCTTCATGATATAATGTTTTTAAATTGTATCGCAAATATACGCAATAATATAAACAATACAATTTAAAAACAATTAAAATATGATATTATAATACAGGTAATTTTTTGAACTGCTCTGGAGCCACCTCGGATATGATTCCACGGAAAGCAAGACGCGAACCGAAGTACGAACTCGCGCTCAACGCGTTGCGAGACGCATACGCATACGCCACGCCACTACTCGTATCCGAGCCGCTATAGGAGCGCGCCAAAACAATGGAGTTGCTCGATGTCTGACTATAGTAATCTGAATAATGCATGGAATCGTTACCGCCAACATTTGTCGGCACCACATCGAAAAACGGACCGTTTTCCGCTGCGATATTCGTTATCCAGCCATTGGAAGTTCCGGCGTTCACATTGCGAGTCGATCCGTCTGGGTCGGTGATTTTCCAAACTCGGTTGTTGATTTCTACACCTTCAACCCATTCATAGATACCACCAAAAACCCCTTCCAAACCTAAGCCGCAAACGTACTTTGAACTTTCGTTTTTGGTATCCGCACCGCCGGTTGCGTTGCTGCTTCCCGTTGTTGTAGCCGGATTATTATTTGCGCCACCTAATCCTAATACAGATTGAATATTACGTGTTTTGTACTTAGCATACAACATCATAGCAATCACGCAATGTTGTTGAAAATCTATCATCTGAAACCCGGTACCACGCGCTTTCGCATAACCTTCAAAATCGTTGAATGATTTTGAAGTTGTAGGACTAACACCACTCCAGCTATATAATCCATTCAAAGATACATATCCTTTATATGCTCCAACAAGAGATTCCGGGACATGGATGTAAGTGCCGTCAATATCATGATCAGCAAAATGATAAAGAAATCTATTATCATCCACCTTATACCATTTATACCAAAATTCTAAGAAAACGACCATCACATCACCTTCTGGTCCGGTAAGATTAGCCTGACTACCATCAAGATACAAATTGCTGTTGTCTTCCTTCAACCTACATACAAAAACCTCTCCTCCTCCCATAGCGCTCTTGCAAAGAACTCTATAAAAGCCACTTGTAATCAACCTATTTAAAAAATCACTGTCTTCGCTTATTGTTATATTAGCCGGATCTGATACAGATTTATCAAAAACTATAAAATTATCAGTAGGTAAATACCCCCCCCTATTTTGTTAAAAAATCTTCTTCTCATAATTGTCTTATTTTGGGATAAAGATAGTTTTAATTTATGAAGATCAATAATAGGATTTCCGTATAATAAAACTATATTTGTCAAGATATTAATTAACTAAAAAAAATCATTTATATCATGGCAGAAATGAAAATAGGTTTTGTAACCTTCAATCCGGGATCAGGTGACGGTGATCAGGCAGTTACCGTATCAGGTGAAAAATACGAAGGTCGTGTACGGCGTACGTTACAAGTAGAATTTGGTGCCGAATCCGGGGATGTTAAGAAAAGTGCTACCATAAACCAAGCTCCGGTAGCTGAGTTCGTAAAAATAGATCCTACTGCATCTGTAGGGAAAGAAGGTGGTACTGTAACAATCAACGGCACAAGTAACTCAACTAAATTAACGTTCTCCTTAACTCCAGACAAGTCTCATCCTCTGACGCTGAAAATACCAGCCTCCTATCAGGCAGCAGGCAAGGCTACCAATAACGGTGCTGTTATTGCCGACGACCCTGGTGCAACAGGGGGATTTGCTTTCAGTATCGTATTCTCCGGTATTCCAGGAAACGCTGATGTAAATGATCTGGTAAATACTCTTAAGGTGACGGCCGCCGGTGGTCAGACAGCTAATACGGTTATTACCCAGACAGCAGGTGATCCGTTCTTGGAAATAGACAAGGAGGTAATCAACTTGGATGCAAACGGTACTCCTCAGACTATCAATGTTAATGCTAACATCAGGTGGACTATCACACAAGCTGTTTCTAAGTTGGTAAGGACAGTAATGAAGTGATGTGATTATTCACGTCTGTATTGCTTATAAAAAACAAAAAGGGACGTCTATTTGGCGTCCCTTTTTTCTATGCATTGTATATAGTATTTATCTTTTTGCCTACTGACAAAAATCTTTTTGAAAATCATCTGTTTCCTGATATGGACTCTTTTCCCGTCATCTAATTCTCTCCAAATTTCATTAAAAATCGAATCTATTAACTCCATAACCTTCTTATCGGAAACGAGATTCTTTCTACCGGGGCTAACCCATCCATCATCAGTCATCTTACCGGCTATCCTATTAGCTATTCTACTTAATTCACGTGGGGTGCTCATTTCAATCTGTTTTTAAATATTCTACCTTTTTCACACTGAAGTATGCAGTCTCTCATGGGATGATCTTGTTCGTGATCGTCACACATCGGAAATTCTTTTCCATAGGGGAAAGCAATGTGCGGGCACTGCGCCCTGAACGCATCCCAGGCCGACTTCCTCACAGCCTCAGCCCCGGCACGCACGCCTTTCTCTCTTTCCTTGGCTGGGTCAGCATACACGTTTGAAATAGCTCTTTTCTTCCAAGTGAGCATATTGTATTGACATACTCCCATCGCTAAAGCAAATGGGATTCTTGGATACAAACGTATGGAACCCCTGCATTTCTGCAACCGGAATTACCCATACTCTCCAATTCGGAAATGCCCTTCCGAAGTATATTACGGGCTGCAAGAACATCACGGTCGTTTACTGCGCCGCACGACGGGCATACCCACGTGCGGTCGCGTAACGACAGTCCTTTATTAATGCAGCCACATTC